CGGCAACACCCTCGACGTGAAGTCGCCGTACAACGCCGACTCGACCGACCGTGAAGCCGCCCTCGCCGAAGCGCGCCGCCAGTTCGGCCCGCACCTCGACCGCAAGATCGAAGGCGTCGCCCGCCTCCCCGAAGAGACGGACGAGTGATCGTCTCCGACACCCAGTTGCAGATCTTCGTGATCTACGAGAACCCGGCCGACGTCCTCGTGCCGTGTTTCGTCACCCGAATGTGGGTGATCGAAGACGGTGAGCAACGTCCGTTGTGGGCGGCGATCGCCCGCACGTTGGACGGTGCCCGCTCTGCGGTCCCGCCCGGCCTGTTCCGCCTCGACCGTTCCCCCGACGACGACCCGGTGATTGTCGAGTGCTGGCTGTGACGCTGCGTACAGAGCGCCGCAAGGGCGACCTGACACCGACGCACCTGGTGATCACCCCGACCGCGCAACGCACGATGTGTGGCCGGTTCCGCGACGTGACGTTCCCCCACCAGTGGCTCAACGCCGCCGTCACCGAAGCCAACCAGGGCCACGACATCTGGTTCTGCGCGAAGTGCGTGAAGGCAGCCGAGGCGCGCCTGACCTAACATCGGCGCTCGTGACGATGGACCACGAGACGATCCGCAAGTCGGTCAAGGCCCGCACCAAGGACATCCGCCGCAAGGCCCGCGAGTCCGCAGCGACCGACGCCGAACTGATCACCCGCCAACTGGACACCGTCGACCTGATCGTCAACGGGGCCACCGTCCGCCAAGTCGCCGAACTGTTCGTGCGCGACATGTCCGACGTCACCGTCGACTACCACGCCGGGCTGGCGCTGCTGATCGACAAGTCGATCGACCGCTCGATCGCCCTGCGCGAAGAGATCACCGCCCGCCAACGCTCTCTCGTGTTCGCCAACATGCCCAAGGCCCGCGCCGGTGACCGCAACGCCGCCCAGATCGTCATCGCCGCCGACGGGATGCTCGCTTCGATCTGGGGTCTGCGTTCGTTGCGGATCGAACGCCCGCCGCGCACCGGCGACCCGGGGATCGCCGACGCCGTCGGCGCGTACCTCGCCGGGCTGGCCGACTCCGTGAAGGGCAAGTCGTGAACGACCAGGAACTGAAACTGGAGCACTTCTACAAGGTGGCGACGATCGTCGACTCGGTGCAGGAAGCGTTCGAACTGGTGATGGTCGCCCTCGACGTGATCGCCGACGACCCGCACATCGTCATCAACCCGATCTGGATCTACGGCTGCACCGGTCCCGACGGGACCACCGACAACACCCGCCGGTTCGAAGTCTCGATCTCGGGAACCCCGAAGAACCCGGCCCCCATTGCCCTCTGAGTTACGGTAGCGGGGTGGCTTCCACTCGGATCTCGTTCGACCTGTCACCCGAGTTGTACGAGTTCGCTGCGGCACGGGCCGAGCGGCACGGGGTCAGCGTGAACATCTACCTGCGTGACCGGCTCGTTGACGCGTTGCAACGTCAGAAAGCCCGAGACGACGCCCGGTCCGAGCCGCGGTGGAAGCAGAGCATGACGAAGTCCAAACCATGAGCATGGGAGACTGCCCCGATGACTGACGTAGACGAGTCGTTCGGCGACGCCGAACCGGAAGACGCCTGGGATGCCGAGGACCCGGTCCCGGTCCAGATCGACAACCTGTTCTTGCGCCTCGCCGTGCTCGACCAGGTCGACGCCGGTGACCACGACCATCTGCTGCTCAACCTCCTGCGCCACGCCTTCCTTCAGCGGTTCAAGGACGGGATCACCGACCGTGCCCGGCTGCGGATCGAACAGGCCCTGGAAGACATCGAGTTCGTACGAGGGAGGCTCGACAATGGGTGACCGCTTCTTGACCGACATGGCCGACGTGCTGCGCGCCGCCGGATGCGAGGTCGTCGAACACCTCGGATGGGAGAAGCGCGCCCGTTCCTCCGGCGGCTACGAACCCGGCCGACCGTGGGCGATCTTTTGGCACCACACGGCGTCGCGCCCGGGGACGTCGTCGGCGAGCAACGTCGCCTACATCATCACCGGATCCCCGGTCGCCCCGGTCGCCAACCTGTACCTGCACACCGACGGCGTCTACCACGTGTGTGCCGCCGGGGCGACGAACACCAACGGCAAAGGCAACGCCATGCCGGTCAGCAAGGGAACAATTCCCAGCGACCAGGCCAACACCTATGCGGTGTCGATTGAGGCCGGGAACGACGGTGTCGGCGAGCCGTGGCGTGAAGAGATGATCGACGCCTACTTCCGAGGCAGCAACGCGCTCGCCGCCGCGTACGGATTGAAGCCATCGGACATCGTCAGTCACTCCGCCTACACCTCCCGCAAGATCGACCCAGCAACCGCTCGTGCCGTCATCGGCGCATGGTCGCCGCGTTCGATCAACACCGCAGGCTCGTGGTCGCTGGACGACATGCGCGCCGAAGCCACCCGCCGGGCTAGCGCCCCGACACCACCACCGACAGGAGACGACGTGCAAGTACGACTGCTCATCCTCACCGACAGCGACGCCCAGTTCCTGGCGATGACCGACGACGAGGGCCAGGCGCTGTACGTCACTTGGGCCGGTCCCGGCGGCGAAGGCAGTGCTGCCGACAAGGCAGTCACGGCGCACCGCGCCGAGGCCAAGCGCAAGCGCCACAAGTTCGAACAGGAGGGCGACCTCGCCGGTCTGTTCAACTGTGTCCGTGTCGGCCCGCTTCCGTACGGCGACAGCAAGCACACCTGGGATGGCTCCGAGACATGGAGCAGCGCCCCCTGAGCCTTCGGAGGTGAGCGTTGTTCAGAAACCGGAGCGTGATCGAGATCATGATCCTGGTGTTCACGTGCATCGTCGGGTTCTTCATCGTCGGTCTGAGCGTGCTCATCCTGGTCGTGGAGACACGCAACCCCGAGGCCGACACCGGGATCATCGCCAACACGCTCGCCTCTCTGGTGTCCGGCATCCTCGGCGCCCTGCTCGGTGTGATCGCAGGCAAGTCGTCGGCCGATTCGGAACTGCACCGCCGCCCCGACGGCCACTCCGACTCGATTGAGCAGCCGCCGACCGAAGAGATCAAGGTGATCGAATGAGGCTGATCGCCCCGATCTACGGCCTGTCGTGCATCGCTGCGGCGGGGGCGTTGACGGTGAGCACCCTGTTCGTCTACCAGACCGCGGCCGGTGTCGAGACGACGGCGACGACCACGACCACCTCGACGACCACGACGACGATCCCCGAACCGATCCCCGGTCCGCGAGGTCCGCCAGGCCCGGCCGGTCCGAAGGGCGCCCCGGGCGCGCAAGGTGTGTCCGGCCCGCCGGGATCCACCGGCCCGCAAGGCGTGTCCGGTCCGCCGGGGCCACCAGGCGCGCAGGGCGCCCAAGGCCAGCAGGGGTCGAGAGGCTCCGACGGTGCCCAAGGTCAGCGCGGTGCGACCGGCGCCACGGGCGCCCAGGGGCTGCCAGGTGCCACGGGAGCGGCCGGAACGCAAGGTCCGCCAGGATCGGTCGGTGCGACTGGTGCGGCCGGTGAGATCGGTCCACAGGGGCCAGCGGGGCCTCCCGGTCCGCAGTGCCCGATCGGGTTCCACGGTGCTGTGGTGGCGCTGCACCAGCGCGCCCCGGTCGACCAGGACCTGACGGTCGCGGTGTGTGTCCCCGACTAGAACCCGGCTGCTACGGTTACGCCTGTGAGAAGGACCCGCTCTGATCCGATCCAGTTCCGTCTGTTGCTCGACGACTACGCCGTGCTGGAGCAGATCGCCGACGCCGCCGGGCAGACCCCGAAGGACTTCGTGATCGACCTGACCTTGAAGCGCGTCGCCACAGAGCGCCGCAAGATGAAGACGACCACGTCGAGGACGAGCACGGCGACGAACGCCGTCGCTGGCCGTTAGACACACCTCACGTATAACCTCCAATACCCTAGACAAGGACCTGACTCCCGATGACCAAGCCCGCTGGACGCCCGTCCAATTTCGTCTCTGACCAGCACACCCTGTACTGCGGCTGGGTGATGGGCCTGATGGTCAAGGCCGGGCTGCCGTTCGAACCGGTCGCCGACGAGCACGGCAACTTCACCAACCGCGTCTCCGTCCCCACCCTGTCCGGGGTGGGGATCACGCTGCTCATCCCACCCCCGCCGGACGACTGGAAGTTCCCGCTGATCGACGAAGCGATCACCCCGTGAACCCGGCGTACACCGCCGCCCAGATGTGGGTCCGCAACCTGTCCGGCGACCAGGGCTGGCAAACCCACGTCTCGACACTCGACGAAGATGTCCTGCGCCACCTCGCCGCGCTGCTGAGGATCGAGGAACGCACCACCAAGTCCCGCCGCGGGTTCGTCGAGATCCTGCTCGACCTGCTCCCCGCCCACGAATGCAACTGCGACAAACGGTGGACATCCGATGACGTCCCCCACGCCGCCGACTGCGAACGACTGAAGGCGTGCACCTGCTACCGCCAGTGGTCCGGCCCGGCCCTGCACATCAACGACCACTCCCCTGACTGCGAGTTGATGCGCCGCTGGATCCCGGCGCGCCCGACGATGCCGGACAACTACGACGACGAGGAAACGATCGTGCCCTGATGCCGGACCGTAACAAGGAACTGTTGGAAGCCGCCCGGGCCTGGCGCGAGTCGCTGATCCCGAACACCTCGACCGCCGGACACGACACCGTTGTCCGACTGCTCGCTGCGATCGCTAGGTTCGACTCATGACCGACGAACCCGACCCGATCGACACCGAGTACGAGTTGATCATGCCGTTCATCGTCTGCCAGTCGAACGGTGGACCGTACGACGACGACTCGTTCGTCGCCGGGTGGGAGTTGGGCAAGCTGGACGTCGAGCTACCGACGCACGCTGCGCTCGGCTACCAGTCGTTGTCGCGGCTGGCGCACACCGGGACGGTCCCGCAGGTCGAGTTGTTGGCGATGAAGCACGGCTTCCGAGTGAGGCACGTGAGCGACGACCAGGACGGCTGGGTCAACATCGACCTGGAACGCATCGAAGACGGCGCCGAGTGAACGACGGCGAACCGATCGGTGCGCTCGCCAACTATCCCGGCTGGGACGAGGAAACGCTGCGCGCCGAGATCCGGTTGCAGATCCCCGGCATCCCGTGCGAGATCTGTTCGGTCGGCAAGCTGCACACCCCGTCGAGCAAACTGTCGACCCGATACGTCCATCATCCGGCGAACCGGCCGTGCACCACCGTCATGTCGTTGGAAGCCCTGACGTCGGTGGCCCCCGAGCCGCGGTGGGAGAGAGTGGCGAGCAACCGGTGGAAGTGGGTGCTGCCGTGAGCGTGTGGAAGAACCGCGTCAAGAACCTGACGATGGAAGTCCCCGAGGACCTACTGGCCAACCCGATGAACATGCGCCGACACCCCGGCGCCCAGCGGGATGCGATGCGCGGCTCGCTCGACGAGTTGGGCTGGATCGCCCCGGTCGTCGTCAACGACGTCACCGGCCGCGTTGTCGATGGACACCTGCGGATCGAGGAAGCCATCAGTGAGGGCACCCCGGTGATCCCGGTGATCCACGTCGATCTCACCGAGGCACAGGAACGGCTGGCGCTCGCAGTGTTCGATCCGATCGGGTCGATGGCCCGCAACGACTCCGAGCGTCTCGACGATCTGCTGGCCTCGATCTCCACGAGCAACGAGTCGTTGCAGGCGCTGCTCGATTCGTTGCAGGCCGAAGAGATCGACTCGGCCCCGATCCACGGCGGGAAATCGAAGGACACGGCGTCGTTCGTGATCCTGTTCGAAGACTCCGTCGACCAGTCCGAGTTCGTCGGTTGCCTGGCCCTGTTGTCGGGCAACAACCCGGCCGACAAGCTGCTGCGCGTGATGCGAAACGCGATCTCGTAGAACGCGCTATCATCCGCCGGTCGCCCAAGCTGGACGGGTTCGGCGCCCTGGGAGTTACGGACCGGACGCCGAAGGGTGATCAGGCAGCAGCACCGTGCCGGGAGGGCCGGTGCTGCTGACGCGTTACAGCATCGTCGCATCTGGGTAGTGTGCGGCCATGACAGACACCAACCCAGGCCCCGGCGGACCGCCGGAAGCCACACAGCTACCAGCAGAACCCGACCGCGAGGACCGCACCGACGTCGAGCGCGACGCGCGCGAAGGCCGCGAAGGTGAAGAGGGCGCCCCCGACGACGGCTCCGGCCCGCAGCCCCCAGGTTCCGGCTACCCGCCCGGCGAGTACCCGACCGAAGGCACGTTCGGCTACCCGACCGGCGAAGAGGCCGAACCGAAGGACGAACCCGAGGTCGACCCAGAGGCGTAAGGTTCGGTCCCATGACCGACACACTTGAAGTCACACCAACCGCGCTGCCAGCACCGAGCAAGCCGCCTGTCGGGTCGGGCTATCCGACCGGCATGTACCCGACCACGGGCACGTTCGGTTACGGCAACATCATCCAAGGCGCCACCGATCCGCTGACAGCGACGGCCGGGACTCCTGGCTCGTGGGACAACCCGGGCGGGAAGATCCCGGCGAACGCCGCAGCGGCCAACACCGCGGGCGTGAACGCGTCACCGGCGACCGTGTGGACGACCGGCCAGTACGTGCAAGGCTCGACCGCCGGTGTGCCTGGCCAGATGCACTGGAACGGCACCGCCTGGGTCGCCGGTCCCAAGCCCTGAGTCGCGAGGAAGGGACCGACGTCACGTTCGCGGTCCCTTCCCCTCGTACAACTCCAGCAGCAGGCACCCGGCGGAGGTGCGCCCGGCTCTCGGTTGTAACGACCCGATCGTAGAACTTCTCGCCCCCACGTTGCAATCGAGTAATAACACGCTATAGTTACCTCATGAACGAGACACAGACACCAGAAACCCTCCGAGCAGCCGCAGCCGCGGCCGACAAGGAAGCCGCTGACAGCTTCGAACGCTGCGACACCGACGGCTTCGTCTCCCAGTGGGCTTCCGGCCTCACCGCCGACAAGCTGCGCCGCCAAGCCCAGATCGTCGAAGACGGCGGCATGGCAGTCTTCCCCGCCCTGTTCGACCTCGACACCAACGCCCCGGTCCCGGCCCGCCTGGTCAAGACCCGCTACGGCACCAAGTTCGCAGTGTTCGCCACCGCCGCCGATGCGCTCGCCAACCACGCCAACGTGATCGCCTGGATCGACCCGTTCGTCTCCGAGAAGACGCTGGCTCGCAAGGGCTACAAGGTCGCTGACGTGTGGGCACCGGCAGTCGCCGACATCACCGGCACGGGCCACGGCCTCTCCGGCTCCGCCTGGGTGATCACCCGGCGCACCGACGGCGGTTTCGACCCGAACGCGAAGCTGGCCGACGCCACGAGCGACACCAAGGGCTGGACGTCATGAGCGCCTGGAAGCCCTCGGTCACCTACGCCAACGAGCGCCGCCAACGCTGGACTCGCAACGGCACCAAGACCTACGTCGCTCGCGGCCTGCGCGGCGTCGCCCGGCGGATCGCCGACGGGCACGAGCAGTACGAACGCTGCGACCACGTCCACGTCAAGCGCGGCCCGGCGATGGCCTGCGCCGAGCAACTCGCCCGCCACCTCAACGAGACGTCGTCATGACCCCGTACGACCGCTGGCTGACCCGCGAACCCGAGGGCTACGACCGTTTCGACGAGTACGACCCGCCTTGCCCGAAGTGCGGGCACCTCTGCACCGACCACGAACCGATGCAAGTCGTCGATCTCGACGGCAACGACTACGAGACGCTGCGCTGCCCCGAGGGCGACCCCGAGTCGCTGGCCGATGACCGGGCACGGATCGAGTGGAACCGCAAGCACGGGATCTCCCGGCGCGAGTCTGCTGCCGGGTTGTGAACCACAGATACCCCGCTATACTGATCTCAGACCCAGACAGAAAGAACCTGACCATGCCCCGCAACGACCACCCCTCCAACTGGCCCGCCAACCGGGCCTCCCTCGCCCTCGACTACCACGACCGGCTGCTGCTGGCCTACGCCCAGTGCCAACTCACCCAGGTCCGCCGCGACGGGTTCTTCTCCAACGACGACGTCCTCGACGCCGCCGAAGCCTGGACGACCACCGACATGGCCGCATGGGCCGACGACGCGACCGACTCCAGCGACTACGTCAACCTTGTCGAAGAACTGAACGCAGCGATCTGGCCCGACGAGTACACGGAGCCGGGACGATGACCCCGGTCTGCGAACACGCCTGGAAGGACGCCAACGGCTACACCCACCGCTGCGACCGCCGCCCCCACGACGTCGACAGTCTCCACGTCGAGAACTCCCACGAGATCGGTCGCACCGACTGCGAGATCGGCCCGTACGGCGAAGCCGACTGCCTGTCCCTCGGCTACCACACCCGCGGCCCCCTGTGCACCCTGTGGAACGGTGGCGCGTTCAAACGCTACGTCGACTCCGGGTTCCCCCAAGGCACCTGCCGGTTCTGTGACGCCGACATCGTGTTCGACGGCAAGGACTGGATCGCGTACCGTTCCGACTCGTCGGCGTGCAACGAGGGCGACTCGACGATGCACCCCGATTCCTGCGAACTGGAGCACCTGCCGTCATGATGCGCGTCGACGAACTCATCGAACTACTCCAACAGCAAGACCCGAAGGCCCCGGTGATGTACTGGCAAGACGGCGACCTGATGGACATCCTCGTTGTCGAGCGCGTCAACCCCGACCAGGCCCGCTTCGAACGCCTCCACAAGCACACGGTGACGATCTCATGAAGCGGTCGTCCGGCAAGGTGTCCATCACCGTCGACGTCAAACCCGGCTTCATCGGCTGGTGGGATGCACTGACCCCTGATCAACGCAACTCGATCCGCGACCGCATCGACTCGATCGCCGACGACCTGAACGAATGGACGCCATGAGCGCCGACGACATGAACCCGTCCCTCGCCCAGATCCTGCGAGACACGTCACCACAGATGTTCCTCAATGGCCGCGCTGCGCTGATGCGCTACCACGACTCGCCGACCGGTTGGATCGTTGTCCACCCCGGCTCACCGTGGCCGTCGTGCCCGAACCCGCTCTGCCTGGAACAGCGTCCCCACGAGCATTACGCCGAACCGGATCCTCGTGGCGAGCAGTACGGCTCGGTCATCGGCACCCGCCTACTCGGATGAACCACTAAGGTTGCGAAACCTGTACAGTCCGATATACTTACCCCATGACCAAGACACAGACACCCACCATCACCTACCACGGCCCCGACCGCGAACGCCCCACCCAGTTCAAAGTCATCGTCCGCATCGGATCCGTCGCCGTCCATCACGCCCGGCTCACCGCAGCCGAGTACGAAGCCCTCCTGGCCAGCCCATCGTTCACCCGCCCCGGCACCGCACCCGCTCTCGCCGCCGGTGCTGCTCTCGCCGCTGAGGTCCTGGCGTCATGAGCAAGTGGGGCCAACGAGAACCCGGCTGCCGCTGCGACTACAACTTCACGTGCCGCGCCTGCCTCACCGCCGCCGCCCACCGGATCATCCGGTTCGGCGCACTCCAAACCACAGACCCAGACAAGAAAGCGAACCCATCATGAGCACCACCGAACAACGCATCGAAGTCCTCCGAGCCATCGACGACTTCTGCGAGATGGCCACCAACCATCCCGGCACACCCCGCCACGAATGGGGCGTCTACGGCTTCCGAGCCGACACCCCCGGCCTGAAGTTCACCCGCATCATCCAAACCATCACCCGCGACGGTGTCGCCAAGGACGAGAGCGTCCACTGCTTCGTCGACAACATGACCGGCGACCTGTTGAAGGCCGAAGGCTGGAAGAAACCAGCACCGAAGGCCCGCTACAACCTGCTCACCGAATGGGACATCATCGTCGCCAACTTCGGCTGGGCCAGCGGCTACCTGTACGCCGACTACAAGCGCAAGCCGGTGGCGTCATGATCGGCGAGATCTTCACCTGGCTGTACATCGGCATCGGCGTCCTCTACGCGTTCGCCACGTCCTACAAGGTCACCCGGATGTTCACCTTCCGGTGGCACCTGATGAAGAACACGTTGCTGTGGCCAGTCATCATGTTCATGGACTTGCGCCGAGGTCGACCGTCATGAAGACCTACAAGCCCGTGCAGGGCGACGTCGTCAAGTTCCCCAACGGCATCGAGATCAACTACGACGAGGTGACCCGCTCCCTCGTCGTGCTCCACCCCGACCCGGCCGTGACACTCACGATGCGACCCGAGATGGCAGCGAACGACCCCGACAACCACCTGCGAATGTCGGACGGCACCCTCTGGCTGATCGGCACCGTCACATGAAGATCCTGTGCCCGAGCCACGTGTGGTGCGACGTCCACTGCACCATCCACGAAGCCAAGACGAACCCGTACGGGTACGACGAACCGGACTGCAACCGCAGCCAATGGCGCAAGGTGTTCGTCGAATCCACCGACCCGAAGGAAACGTTCACATGAGCGACAACCACGACCACCCCGAACGTCCGGCGCCGACGATCACTGTCCGCCCGGTCACGTTCTACGTCACCGGCCTCCCCGAAGACGACGAGAACTGCTACTCGTGGATGATCACGATCGAGTGGCGCGGTCCCGGCGATCTGTGGGCCGTGATGCGCCTCGGCCGCTGCCTCGCCCACGACGGATCCTGGGACCTGGAACCGTCCCCGTCGAACCGCGAAGACGAGTGGAAAGCCTCGCACCGGTTCACGTGGGACACCGCCGTGACCCTCGCCGTCGAAGAACTCCCGAAACTCGTCATCAACGGCCTGTGTGTCCGTGACGGCAAGCTGGTGAAGCCATGATCGGTACCAGCATCGGTCCGGTGTTCGTCGCCGGGCGCCCCGTACGCGGCTTCGGTGGCTTCATTGTCGGCATGCTCCAGTTCGCACTGTGGATCATCGTCGCCTGCGTCACCGTCATCTACTACGCCATCAAGTACACGGCCCTCGCCATCATCTGGATCCACGGCCGGGTCGTCCTGCGCCGACACCGCCGTGCCCTCGCTACCCCGCCCACCGGCCCCGCCACGATCGGAATCCCGACACCATGACAAGGAAGCACACCGTGACCTTCACCACCCAAGAGATCGTCAACGCCCTCGTCGAGAAGTACCCCGGCGAGTTCTCCGACCAGGAGATCAAAGGCATCCCGACGCTGTACTCCCACATCGACGGCACCTGGGAAGTCCGCTACGAATCGGCGATCCCCCAATGACCACATCGAAGCAGTGGTTCAACGCCGCCAACGTGCTGCGCGAACACGCCGTCAAACTGGAAGACATCGCCGTACGCGAGCAGGAGATCGAACGCGCCGCCAAGGCCGAAGAGGACGAGGACGCCCCGAAGATCGTCGCTGCGATCCGCCGGGCACTCACCGAGTTGGAAGAGGCGTACGCCCGCCACGAACACGGCGGTGTCGCCCAAGACCAGTGCATCCGCAAGATCAAGGACGCCCTCGGATGAGGATCACCGACGAGATGATCGACGAGGTTGTCGCCCGCTCGATCCGAGCGCAAGGCGGCTGCTGCGGTGGCCCCGAATGGCGCGGCCGATACTGCGACTACCACCGTGGCTACGAAGACGGCCTCGACGTCGCCCGCACCATGTGGCTCGGCGAACCCGACGACCCTCGTGCGATCATCGTCACCGACGACGCCCACGAACGCCAGGAACGACTCCGCCGCCTCGCACGCGCCGGTGTCCCAACGGACGAGGACACGACACCGGACCGGCATATTCCACCGTCGCAACGCGACCTGTCGACCCACCCGGCGGGCTGCACCTGCATGGGATGCTTCTACGCCGACTGACTTATATCGCGTTGTGTGAACCTCCGAGGTTCGGGCATACTCGCGTCATGAGATCCCGCGAAGGAACCGGACGGCACCGCCAGCCCGAGTTCCGCATCGACTGCCCGCACTGTGGACTGTCGTGCCTCGCACGCCGCCAGGGCCGCAACCGCGTCCAGCACATCCGCGCTCACCTCGACAACGACGGCAACGTGTGCCCGCCGCTCACCCCGACCGACACCAAGGTCCTCGCCTCGACCGGCACCGACCCGCGGTTCGGCAACCAGCTTGCGTTGTTCTGATGAAGAACTCTGCCACCTGGATCGCACGCGCCCGCCTCGCCGAAACCGCCCCCGAGTTGGTCGCCGCGCTCGTGAAGCTGGGAGACGAGTACGGTCCGACCGGTGTCGCCGACGTCGCCCAACTGATCGTCGACGGCTGGACCACACCGAACGAGATCGTCGACACACCGCAGAACATCAACCCGGCGCCGGTCTGCCCCGGCTGTGGCGCGATCGCCGTGCTGCTCGGACCAGTCTGGGAGACACGCCACGAACTCGACTGCACGTGGATGGCCGACCCCGACGCGGAGCCGTACGACTAACCTGACCCGATCGACTGGTTCTGGAAAGCACTGGCCGTTGTCGTAGCCGTCATCGTTGTGATCGCCATCTACTGGGACCGTGTGGATTAGCCTCCGACCGTGGATGTGGCACTGCGTGACCTTGACGGCCCCCTGCTAGCCGCCAGATGGGCACGAGCGGTCCTCGCTCAGGACCCGGCACTGGTAGCGGCCTGCGAACAGGAGGCGTCCGTACGGGGCTTCACAGCGGCAGGTCTGGTCGCGGCGACGAAGAAGAAGAAGGAACCGTCGTTCAAGGCCGACATCAAACCGACCGGGAAGTCGTACCAGACCCTCGCCAACGAAGCGAAGGCCAACCGCGACGCCGGGAACCCCGGCGGGATGAAGCGCGGCAAGACGAAGCCGGAGAACGTCGGCAAGGGCAAGTTCCGCAAGAAGTCCGGCGCCGGTGGCGGTGGCCAGTTCACCTCCGCCGACGACCCTGAAGCGATCGCCGAGGGCGAGATCGTCGCCGGGCACAAGGAACAGCAGTCGCTGTCCGACGAGCGTGCCAAGGTCCGCGAGCGCCGATCCGGTGAGGACGAGCAGCAACGCCAGCAGCACTACGCCGACGACCAGACCGACCGGGAAGCCGACCAGGCGAACCGTGACGCCGACGAACAGGACCGTGCCGCAGCCGACGCACGCAAAGCAACCCGTGATGCGCGCAAGGCGATGGAGGCAGCCGAGGACCAAGACATCGACGACCGTGTCCGCGCCAACGACACGTACCAGCGGACCGCCCAAGGCCAGATCGCCCTGATGCAACGGCAACTGTCCGAAGCCCGCCAGGTCGGCCACACCGACGACGAGAACAAACTGCTCGACCAGATCAAGGAAGCGAACACGGCGTTGGAACAGGCCCGCGCCGACCGTGCCGCGCTGGAGCAGGAACGCACATCGAAGAAGACCGACCGGGCGACGTCTCGTGTCGTCGACGCCACCACCGAAGCCGAAGCCCGCGCCAAGGCGGCAGCGGACAAACGGGCACGCGACAACGCCAAGCGGACCCGTGACGAGACGAAGCGATCCACCCGTGAGTCGGAGCGCCGGGCGATTCGTGAAGCCCGTGCTGCCGAGGACGCGGCGCTCGCTGCGAAGTCGGCCGAGTTGCGTGACCGGATCGAAGAAGCCCGGCAACGCAAGCGTGACGCCGCCGCAGCCCGCAAGGCCGAAGCGAAAGCGAAGAAGGAAGCCAAGGCAGCAGCCAGGGGCCGGAAGGCGTCGGGCATGGTCGCCGCGTTCGGCCGGTTCAGTGAGGATCTCCACCCTCGTGGCAAGGACGGCAAGTGGATCGAACTCCACGGCCTCGTCGACGTGTTCGGCCTGTCCGGGTTCCAACACGGCCAGCGGGGCAACAAGCACGTCCAGGGCGAAGTGACCGAGATCATCCCCAACCCGAAGGACCCGGGCAACCCGGTCGTCCGCGTGAAGATGACCGACCCGCGCTGGTCGCCGGACAAGTTCGGTCCGACCGTCGACGTTGACCGTCACCAGATCCAGGCCCGTGTGAAGCCGAAGGCGACACTGACACCGACCGCACCGAAGACCGGGACACCGACCGCTGTCCCGGCGGTGAAGCCCTCGATCGCCCCGGCGAAACCTGGCGTCACAGTTATACCACCGCGTACGCCAACGCCTGCGATGACCCCGCACCCCGACGGCCCCGGGTTCGCACCGCTCAACCCGCCATCCGAATGGGCAACGATGACCCAGCCCGAGCAGTTGGCGTGGATCACCGACCTGATGCACGCCGACTTCACCAAGTGGCGCGAGCAGGAAACCGGATTCGACTTCACCGGCTTCGACTCCGGCATCGCGTTGAACACGGCGAACACGTACCGCGACCTCGCCAACTGGGACCCGCAGACGGCACGCCGGATCGACAACCCGATCATGTCGACCGGCGGACTCGGCCAGGGCCTCAACTCCAACGCCATCGCCGTCGCCCACCCCGGCACCGAACATCCCGGCGGGATCGGCGAGAAGACCGGCCCGGCCTCGATGGTGTTCGGCGCCAAGTACATGTCGGGCATGAAGTTCTGGAAGCAGCAACAGGAAGCATCCGGCGGCAAGGACATCCCGTGGTCGATGTCGTCGCAGTACGGCGACCCGATGTTGACCGTCACCCACGAGTTCTCCCACCAACGCCAGTTCCGTTTCCTCGACATGGCGATGCGCGACGCCAACAAGCCGTTCGCGACCGCAGTGCGCGACGACGGATTCGGGATGGTGCCCGACTCCAGCAACTGGGCAGAAACCCAGGCACTGCGCTACGACATCCAGAAACTGGCACCGACGAAGTACGGCAAGTCGAAGTCGTCCGAAGCGTTCGCCGAGTCGTGGACCGCGAAGATGACCGGCGACTCCAGCCCCGAGCTAGACAACGCGTTGGAGCAGTGGGACATGTACATGGGCCTCGTCGAACACCTGCCGACCGACCGGCACTGGGACGCCACCCCGTTCGACCAGTTGTCCGCCGCCGAACAGGACCAGTTCTGGAAGGACAACGGCAAGTACCTCGATCTCCCCGGGATGGCCGAGCACTACCCCGATTCAGCCGCGGCCTACTCGGCGTGGCAGGCCGGGACCGAAGCACCCGAGGCGACCACACCGTTCGGGCACGGCTACTCGACTCCGGCAGCCGACTGGACCGAAGACGCCCCGGCGGCGATGCGAACCGCACCGGTGACCGACCCCGCCCAACTCGACGACCTGTACACGCGGCTCAACGCCAACCGTGCACAGGCGCGGCGGCTGCGTCTCACCTACCCGGCCGGGATCGGCGACCCGCAAGCACAGACTCCGCGTGTCCGGCCCCCAGGCGCGCAAGCCGAACTCGACCGCCTCGACGCCGAGTACGCCGATCTCCGCTCCCAGTACCATCCGCCGGTCGACTACACCGGCCCCGTGGTTACCCCGGCCGCACCGGGCGATGTCGTCGAAGGCCCGAACGGCACCCAGTGGGAAGCGACCGCCAACGCCAACGGTGTCGAACTCACCTACGACCACCCGTCCGGCACACGCCTGTACGTCGACTCCGGCCCGAACGGCGTGAAGTGGTCGATCCACGAAGAAGGCCACGACGAACCGTTGAAGGCCGGGATGGCCCGCACCGAAGCGGCAGCGATGGACGACGCCTTGTGGTACGCCAACCTCGACACCGGCCCGGCCGAGATGCAACCGGTCGACTACGGCGAGGCGCCGGAGCGTCCGTTCAGTCTGTCGGAGATGCCGATCTCGCCGAACGGGCAAGGTGCCGGTGGGATGGTCGGCGCCGGGATCGACTTCTACAACCAGTACCGCGGTGCGAAAGAGATCGTCGACAACCTCGGCGACGCCGGTCCGGCGATGCGCGAACAACTCAAAGCGGTCGACATCAGGTTGCTGCCCAAGACGGTGCACACCGCCCTCGATCTGCGTGGCCCGAACGTGCCGATCTCCGGGCGTACGGCGATGCAGTTCATGGCTGCGATCGCTCACGCAGCGGCAGCCGACGACGTCGGGATCATCAACACCGCCGTCGCGAACGTGATGGCCAAGGGCCGTTCCGACGAAGAGATCTCCGACCAGTTGACGAAACTCGGTTATACACCAGAGTTGGGTCTGGTGACGACGATGCAGAACGGCTGGAACGAGTCGTCCCGGTCGGCGTTCGGGTACGCGATGCAGGGCCTCGTCGGCGGCAAGGCGCCACGCCAGCTACGCCGGATCTCCGACGTCGGTGGGGCCGCGGCGCTCACCGAACAGATCGGCGACCCGATGCGAACGGTGATGGACACCCAGGCCCGAATGACCCAGGACTTCCTGCGACTCAACGGCCTCACCTCGCTGACCGTGCACCGCGGCGTGAACATCGACGTGTCCAAGCGTGAAGTGATCGCCAACCCGTTGTCGTCGTGGGCGCTCGACCCTGGCATCGCCAACCGGTTCGGGATGACGGTGTACTCCACCTCGCTCCCGGCCGAACGGATCTTCGCGGTTCCTGAAGCGACCGGGTTCGGCTACTCAACCCTCGGTGAGATCGTCGTCTACGGCGGGAAGGTGTGACCGTGACCGACCTCGACCCTGTGTACATCGACGAAGACGACGAGATCTCCGACCCCGACTGGCCCAAGCACGACACCACCCCGTTCGTCGACCCCGAAGAGGAACGGCCATGACCTCGATCGCCGTGCCGATCTGCTACTCGTGCATCCGTCTCCACCCCGGCGACGGGATGACCTGCGAAGCGTTCCCCGCCGGGATCCCCGAACAGATCGTCTCCAGCGAAGCCGACCATCGCCTGCCGTTCGCCGGTGACGGTGGCCTCACGTTCGAACAAGACCCCGATCTGCCCGAACCGGACGACACCGTGTTCGAAGGGAGCACCGATGAATGACGCCGAGGTGATGACCGCGTGGCTCACCGAACTCAACCGCCCGGCCCCCGACCCTGTGACCGTCGCCGCGTTGGAGGCGTCCGCCGAAGCCAACGGCTGGCAACCGCAGGCCGTGCTCGCCGCGTTCGACGAAGTGCTGCACCCCCGTGGTCACGACGGCCGGTTCATCGAGATCGGTGGACTGATGAAGATCATCTCCGGCGACTACAAGGACGAGCGCGGCACGGTCGAGTCGATCACCCCCGACAAGTCCGGTCGCCCGACGATCCGGTTGAAGCTCGACGACGGCGAGTCGATCGACGTCAAACCGGATGCCATCGAACAAGCCGCCGACAAGGCCCGGCTCATCGACGCAACGGATATGCCCGCTGTCGGCCGCATCCCGAGGTCACCGAAGCGGGAGGGACCGGCGCCGACGTTCGCACCGGGCGAACTCGACTGGATCGCCAACCGCGGTCAGGTCGAAGAGACACCGAACGAGGCTGGTCACAAGAAGTGGACGTACTACGGGAACGAGACGCACACCTCTGGATGGGGCGACTCGGTCAGCAGGCCAGTGACGATTCGGACTGAACTGTCGGACCCGGCCGAGTTGGACGACGAAGAGGTGTACCAAGCGTTGATGCTCGTGAAAGATGCACGGTACGGCGTCGATCCACCCGAGGTGACCGCCTACCGCGACGCGCTCCAAGACGAATGGCGCATGCGGATCGCCCGGAGTTACCAGTGAACGATGACGCCGACGTCCTCGCAGCGTGGCTGGTCGAACTGACCCAACCGGAACCGAACCCGGCGATCATCGCCTCACTGGAATCGGTCGCCGAAGACAGCGGCTGGTCGCCTCGCCACGCCCTCACTGCCCTGCTGGCACGCACCGACTTCAACCCCGACCTGCACCCCCGCGGTCACGACGGCAAGTTCATCGAGAAGTTCGGCATCGTCAAACTGCTCGGCAACGTCATCGCACCCGACGGACGCAAGGTCGACGCCACCGGCCGACGCGGTGTCGTCGAAGGCATCGACCCCGACCCGCGCACCCCCGGCCGACCGAACATCCGTGTCCGCATGATCGACAAGGACGGCCGACCCGGCCCGCCTGTCCACGTCAAGCCCGACGGTGTCGAACAGGCACCCGAGAAGGCCCGCCTCGACAAGCCTCTCGACCGTGCACCCAGTGGACCCAGACGCCCGGCACAGGCGCCAGGGCGTCCGCTGGCGACCCCGAAGCGCACCGTGGTACCCGAGACACCCGAACAACGCCAGGCACGCGCTGACGCCGACGAGAAGGCAGCGATCGCCCGCGAGGCACGCACCGTCCCCAACGCCGACATCGACTACCAGACCACCGTCGGCCCGTCGCAGTGGCGCGACGCGGTGATGACCGAGAAGCAGGCCCGCGAAGCCAAAGCCGCAGCCGACCAAGCACGACGCCAGGCGCTGATCGACGACGTCAACGAACAAGCCAAGGGACTGTCAACAACCGACGCCGAAGAACGAGCCATTGGCCTCGACGCCATCCTCGCCAAGTTGCGGTTCTCGATCATCGACACCGACAAGGTCCACGACCACCTGTACCCGCCCGAAGACGGCAGCCAGTGGACCCCGGAGCGCACCGCCCAACACGAAGCGATGTGGGAAGAGTTGCTCGCCGACGTCGAGAAGGCCGGGATCCCCAAGGACAAGGACGCGTTCGTGCTCGGTGGACTCCCGGGCGCGGGCAAGTCGTACTCGCTGCGCCCCGGCGAAGCAGCCGACTCGTTCGGTGTCGTCGCCTGGGAACCGAACGTCCCCGTCCCCGAAACAGCGACGCACGTGTCGATCAACCCCGACGTCGTGAAAGAGATGCTGATCGCTCACGGCATGCTGCCCGAGGGCCTGTCCGACGACATGAAACCGATGGAGAAGGTCACGTTCCTCCACGAAGAATCGTCGTACCTCGCCAAGATGTTCTCCGCCCGACTCGGCGAAGAGGGCTACAACGTGGTGCTCGACAACACGTTCGACTCCGAGGGCGGGATGCTGAAGCGGATGGCCCCACTCGCTCGCGAGGGCTACACGTTCCGTGGCCTGTTCGCCGACATCCCGATCGACGAATCGAAGAAGTCGGCCAAGGACCGCTACATCCGTGGCGCGCTGACACCCGAAGGTGGACGGTTCGTCCCCTCCAGCGTGCAGGGCAACCGGCAGTCGACGAAGTCGTTGTCGAAGAACCGTGACGCGTTCGATCTGATGGTCGCCCAGGACTGGTTCACCGACTGGAAGGTGATCGACAACACCGGCGTCACTGAAGGCCACCCGAAGAAAGAGATCGTCGGCGAAGGCCAAGGCACCGGCGCGGCAGCGTTCGCCTACCGTCCCGGCCAGGAGAAGAACGCACCCAAGGTCGGCCCGCGCCTGACACCCGAACAGCAACCGGCACCGACGATCGACGTGTCGACGATCGGTGGACCGAACCGCACCTCGATCTCCCCGGCCGGATCCGAACAGTTGGCCAAGGACATGATGTCCGGCAAACCGATCGCACCCGAAGACCACGACGTCGACGACATCGTCGACCACTTCGCCGACAGCGAGAACCCGGTCGACCTGACCCTGATGTCGCAGTTCTCGGCGATGCGCGCCGGTGGCATCCCCCGCTCGCAGATGCCGCAGATCTCCAAGAAACACACCGACGCGTTCCAGAACCGGTTGCGTGAATCCGGTGTCGACTTCGGCCCCGGGATCGTCGACCCGCTCGACCTGAAAGCGACCCAGTCCGAGTTGGACGGCAAGACCGTCGGCGGGATCATGCGCGCCGCGAGGGCCGGGGAGATGGACCTCCACGGGCACCCGATCTGGATCTCCAACGACGGGTACGTCCTCGACGGCCACCACCGTTGGGGCGCGGCGTCGGCACTGTCGTCGAACTGTGGTGAGCCGGGCTGTGTGCAGATCCCGGTGATCCGAGTCGACCTGCCGATGTCCGAGCTACTCCAGTTCGCCAACACGTTCAATGACGACATGGGTGTCCAGCGTCTCGGTTTCGGAGAGTCGCTCCCGGCCGGGCAGATCGCACCGGTCGCGTCGGGCATGCTCGCTGCCGCAGAGTTCGGTCCACCGGCGCAACTCCCGGCGCCGGACGACAACGGGAACTACGAGATGGCCACCGACGAAGAGGACGGCGTCAACCCCGCCGATCTGGAGGGCTTGTCGCACGGTGACGGTTCAGCGTTCGGCTATGAACCGAAGGGCGAGTAACCCGCTATACTCCGGGGCATGACACAGACTCTGACTCCGACCATGATCCTGCCTATCCGCAAGGTGACGCTGGGACTCTCCGATCTCGACCAGTTCACGCTGCGCGACGGGATCGACAGTTACCTGTTGAACCCGCACGGCGCGTACGGCTTCCCGATCGTCCACGCCGATCTCGACAACCAGCACGTGTTCCACAAGGACCTGTGCCATCCGTTGACCCGTTCCGAGGTGGAAAGCCTGTGGGCCAACGAACGCGAGATCCGTCCGCATGGTCTGTCGGCCGTGCAGTTCTGCTCGATGTGCGTCACGAACATCCACCTGGTGTTCTGATGAGCGCCGAGCTACGAGACGAGATCGCCCAAGTCCTCAACCGGCACTCGCGAGAGAACCGGTCGGATACCCCCGATCATCTGCTCGCCGAGTTCGTGCTGGATTCGCTCGATGCGTTCGATCGTGTCGTGCGGATGCGTGAGTCGTGGTACGGGCGAGTGCTGCGCTACGGCAACGACGTCCCGGCACCGTTGCAACTCGTCCACAACGATCCACTTCAGATCGCCGATCCCGTTCCGTCGCGTGACGCCGACCTGGATCCACCGATCCCCGTCGACCAACTGAAGTTCATCGCCGAGGTACGCGACGAGGAACCACCCGTCGAAGAGGACCGCGTCCCGGTACGTCACTTCGACTGGGACGAGAACACACCGCTCGGCACCGCGCTCGGTGAAGCGATCGGCCTCGCGTCGATGTGCTGGACTGAAACCCCCGGCGGGATCTTCGAATCCGAACGTGCCGGTGACATCGTCAACGAACTGCTCTGGTTCCTGACCAAACGAGACGAGGAACTCCATGCAAACTGAAGACGACATCGCCAAGGCCGTTCGCAAAGGGACGATGACACTCGACGAGGTGGTCACCGCGTTCCAAGGCACCGACGTCGTGGTCTACCCGGCGATGAACCTGACCGAGGGCCAAGAGACGTGGGAACAGGTCGAAGAACTCGGCGCCGGATCCACGATGTTCGCCGCGTTGCAGACCGCCGGTGCGACCCCCGAGCAGTTGGAAGAGATCGGCACCCAGATCGTCCGGCTGCGTGCCATCGGCAACACGATGGACCAGGTGTTCGGATGGGGACCCGGCGAAGCCGCCAACACCGCGCCCGCCGAGCCACCCAGTGAATGACCCGAACGCCGGGCTGGCGTCGTGGGCCGACGCCGCCAGTGTCATCTTGTACACCGCCCGCTACGCCGACGAGGAAGCCGCCACGCACGCCGCTGAACTGATCCTGCGCCACGACGGCTGGATCAACTTCGGTGGCCCTGAACTCGCCATCCTCCCCGCCGACATCGGTGTCGAGGACGGCCTGTGGTGGCTCTGCGACCTGTCCGAAGTCCCCGAAGCCCGCGCCCACGCGAAGGCCATCGTCGGTAGTACCCCGTCGGAGTGATTCGATAGAACTAGCCTCGGTCCGTGCCACCGAGGACGTTCGATCTCCGCGTCGACCAGATCACCACCGAGAACTTCGCGGCGATCGCTGCCAATCCCGAGACGAGGTGGTACGCGCAACGCTCCCTGCGGCGCCTCGCCCCGGCTCTGACCGCTGCCGGTGAGTGGAACCCGCTGCTCCACCCCCGCGGGAAGGACGGCAAGTTCTTGGAACGGTTCGGGTGGGTCCGTTGGCTCGACAAGAACTTCAACTGGCAAGAGGGCTGGATCCAAGACATCGACCCGAACACCGGCGAACTGTCGGTCCGCTCCGGTGGCTCGACGAACAAGTTCCCGAACGCCAAGAACCTGTACTCGCGACCCAAGCGCAAAGCGCGCCTCGGCCTCCCCAACCCCGTCGACGGGACCGTGCCCGACGGATGGAAGAAGGTCGGTGGCCAAGGCGGATCGAACCCCGGCGGGATGTACCAGACCGTCGGCGGCAACGCCAACGCCTCACCCGAACTCGGCCCCAGGTCGAACACCGTGTACTCGCTGATGCAGATGTCGGCCGGGCAACCGCTGTACGGACTGTTCCTGAAAGACAAGGGCCTCCCCGCCGCATCGTTCGCCGGTGGCTCCAACGTCGTGTCCGTGCCCCGCCTCGACGGCACCAAGGGGCGCCAGGATGTCCTCTACCGATCCGGGCCTGACTGGTACCGAGTCCCGGCGTCCGGCTCGATGCTCGACGCTGACGGGGTCCTGCGTGACGATCTGAAGTGGGCGGCGACCGACGTGTTCGGCGAACCCAACTCGGAGCGACGCAAAGCGGTCCTCGACGACCAGGACGCGCTCGGCACGAACCTCGGCGAAGGGTTCGAAGTCGACGATCTCGCCGGGCTGATCCAATCGACCGGGTCGAGCCTGCCCGACGACGGCGACAAGTTCTACGTGAAGACGATGAGCATCCCCGAACGGGCGCGCAACGAGGCGATGGCCAACCACCTGTACGAGATGCTCGGTGTCCCGGTGCCCGAGGTGGCGGTCGGCACCGACGGCAAGACGATCTCGTCGAAGCTGATCCCCGGCAACGTCCCGTTCGACCCGTCGAACACGGCGCACATCGAAGCCGCGCAGAAGGGATTCATCGCCGACGCGCTGCTCGCCAACTGGGACGCGGTCGGGATGACCTACGACAACATGCAGGTCGACGCCGACGGCAACGTGTGGCGGATCGACGCCGGGGGCGCGCTCGCCTACCGGGCGCAAGGCAAACCGAAGGGCGCGATGTTCGGGACCACCGTCGGCGAGATGAACTCGCTGCGGAACCCGCAGATCAACCCGCAAGCCGCACTCGTATACGGCGGTATCCCTCACGCCGACCAGGTCGCCCAAGCCGAGGTGCTGGCCACGATCCACCCCGAGGACCTGCTCGCGCTGGCCGAAGAGTTCGAACTCCCCGAGATCGGCCCGATCCTCGTCGCCCGGCGCCAGAACATCCTCGACGCCTACCACGTCACCACGTTCAAGGCACCCGAGCCGGAACCGGTGAAGGCCCCCGAGATCAACCTGAACCCGCCACCGCAAGGCACCGGCCCGCAAGTCGCCGTCGACACCTACGACCAGCAGTTCGCCAACCTGTCGACCGTCACGTTCGGTGGCGTGTGGAACAGCAACGTCTCCGAAGCGAACCGTGCCGAGTGGTGGAAGAACGCCGTGATCGCCCGCGGCGGCGACCTGCACACCTACTACGGCGAGTACAACCACCAGCCGAACACCGACAACGTGTCGATGCTTGCCCGCAACCAGATGAACGGCAAGGTCGAGAAGATCTACTTGTCCGACCAGACGCCGGTCCTCGGCGAACTGTTCCGCGACGACCCGGGCCTCGACAACCTCGTCGACGACTTGAAGGTGTCGCGTGAACTGGCGATCGCCGAGATCGTCGACCAGTCGAAGGGCGTCCCGCTCAACGACATCATGGCCGACACGAAGATGTTCGTCGGTGACGACTCGGTCGATTCGGGCACGATGGCGTTGCACCACTTCCAAGTCGGCATCCCGAACTGGCAGACGCTGATGGCCGGGCGGGAACGCAACTACTACGGGCCAGAGAACGCCTGGGCGCTGCGCGACGGGTACGGCCAACTGTGGGAGATCACCACGTTCCCCGAAGACGACGGCGACGACCTCGTGTTGCAGTGGATCTCACCCTCGGGCAAGGCGTCGACATGGACGCTGAACAAAGAGTCGTTCGCCAACAGCAACTGGTTCCGGGCGGGCAACGACACCACCGCAGCGATCTGGAAGTCGAAGATCCCCGAGACTGCCGCCAAGCCGAACCCCGACGACGTCGACGTCTCGCACCTGTCACCGGACGACCAGAAGTGGTACCAGCAGATGTCGGCGACCGATGTCGACAAGCCGGAACCGATCGAAGCCGACCCGGCCGACGCGCCGAGCCAGGTGTTCGTCAAGACCGACCCGACGACATGGAAGTACGCCTCCGACGAAGAGTTCAACGAGGCGTTCCCCGACTCGACGGTCGCCACCCAGATCCAGAACGACGTCGACCCGGAACTGGAGAAGGTGATCGCCGAAGAGGAAGCGATCGCTCAGGCGGTCGCCAACGCCGCGCCGACAGTCGAGATCAAGACGAACGGCACCATCGTCGACGCCCTCGGCCCCGGCGAACCGATCATGTCGACCGAGTGGCTGCCCGGCGACATCGACCAGATCACCGCCGACCTGATGGGCAAGAACGTCGTGGTCCTGCCGCTCGGCGCGCTCGACAACCCCGACTGGGACGGCCAGATGGGGATCGCCAACGGCCTCGGCACCGTCGTCGAAGTGAAGCTGAACAACGAATGGGTCGGCGGCTACGACTCTACGGGCAAGTACAACTCCGGCTGGGAGGATGTCGTCAAGGTCAGGGTGCAACTCCCGTCCGGGCAGTTCACCACGATCATCGGTGGCGACTCCGGCAAGAACCCGAAGGTCGTGTTCCCGGTGGAGATGACCCCGGTGCCGATGACCCCGACGTTCAAGAAGACCGGCGAGATCGTCATCAACGGCACCGTCGTCGGCACCTGGCACGCACCGTATACCGGGCCATACGAAGACCAGGGTTACTACTACTACCGCGGCGTGATCGACGCCGACCACTCGATCACCGGCAAGCCGGTGAAGTTCCAGACCAACAAGAAGAAGAACATGAAGGCCGGACCGGCGTCGCTCGTCGTGCCGATCGCACCGAAGCCGACGAAAGCGAAGTCGACCAAGGTGTACATGACCGAGCAGGAGATCAAGGATCTCAACGCCCAACTCGTCAACGTCCAAGCCGACATCGCAGCGACCACCGACCTGATCGCCAACCCGACCCAGACCCCGGTCGGTGAAGGCGTCCCCCTCGCCGATGGTTCGTACCCGCAGATCGGCGACTGGGTGATGTCGACCAAGGACGGCAAGTACGGCAAGGTCGTCGAACTCTCACCGAACATCGGCCCGGCGTACTCGGCCGCGGTCGCCGCCAACTACATCAAGCTGAACTTCCAAGACCCGGCCACGGGGAAGTGGAAGAAGTCGAACCGCACCCTGCCGACACTCGTCGCCGTCGCCGGGCCGGGTGAACCACCGTTCGTGATGGAGACGAAGGCGTTGCAGGACGTCTCCGGCGACTGGTACGGGCCGGGCATGGAGGTCTATGCCGCAGGCGCAGTGGGTGGCGCCACCGACGTCGGTGACTTCTCCAACCAGTTGGTCCTCGACACCACCACCGACGGCAAGGTCAAGTTGAAGCACGCCGACGGCACCGTCCACTGGACGACGTCGAAGAAGGTGTTCGCCCCCGGCAAGGCAGCCGAAGAGGAAGGGGCCGTGCTGCCGACGATCAAGAAACTGCCGACCGGCGCGTCCGCCGAGGAACTCAACGCCCACCTCGCCGCGCTCAACGACACCCACACGCTGATCGCCGCACAGATCGCCAACTCGACGTCGAAGAAACCGAAAGCGAAGAAGGCGGTCGGGACCCCGTACCCCGGCCCGAACGGCAAGACCGTCAACCAGCCCGCGTACTACGCCGAGCAACGCACCGCCAAGGGCCTCAACAACTACAAGGACGGCTACGCCCCATCGGTCGGCCAGATCCTGCGACACAACGACGGCACCCAGTACGTCGTTGCCGAAGTCGGACTGGAGTACACATCCCACAAGAACTCGGTGCGTGTCTATCCGCTCGGCGACGCGTACAACTCCAAGTGGCGTGCAGTGACCACGATGGTCGTCGACCACGAGACGACGCTGACCGACGGATTCGGCAACCCGCTACCGATCATCAACCAGGTCGAGGGCGCCGACTGGTCACCGACGTCGGGTGTGCTGTGGCGCCAGGACACCGAAGAGAGCTACTACCACAAGAACCCGCTGACCTTGAAGACCGAGTGGCGCACGAAGCCGGTGTCGAAGTTCTACGTCGTGTCCGGCGAAGGCGCGGTGTACAACATCGACGGCACCAAGGTGCAGTCGTGGAATGTCAGTTCGACGCTGGCCAACTCGGTGCGCGTCGGTTACATCGACAAGGACGACAACAGCGCCGGGGCGATGAAGCTGACGGTGTCGATCCAGCAGCACGACAAGATCGGCGCAGTCCAATACGCCGTTATACACGACCCGGCTGATTCGGCCGGTGTGATCCTCACCAAGCCGAAGGTCGAAGGCCCGAAGCCCGACCTCGGTGTCTACGACAAGGTGAAGGAAATGTACACAATCATCACGCAGGAAGAGTACGACGCCTCGCCGACGACCTACACGATCCTGCCCAACCAGGAGCACACGCAGACCGCGGCACAGTGGAAGGCAGCGCATGGCGTGCAGCCGGTCGTGCCACCCGTCGCTGAACCTGCACAGGCGCCCGAGGTGGCGCTGCCGGAACCCAGCGAGCTACCCACCGCGCCGGATCTCCCCGTGTTCGCAGGCGCCAACCCGCAAGGCACAGAGGTCCCGCACCCGGCGGTCACCACGTCGTCGGTCGGGGTCCCCTCGTACAAGGCGACCGGCGGCACGAACCTCGACGTCGCCGGGATCGGCGGGGCACGCTCGGTGATGGGCGCGCTCGCCGAAACGATCGACACCGCCAAGGCGAACAAGCAGACCGGTGAGAAGACGTGGATCTCGACGTACGGCCTCGCCGACCACGACGTCATCGAAGACATGATGGTCCAGACCCAAGTGGTACGCGACTCCGCCGGGAAAGAGTTCGTCGAAGTCCGCTTCCGTGTCGACACCGAAGCCGCCCGCACCAACCACGCCACGTTCATCACGTCGTCGACGAACCAGTCCGGCGACTGGGACTTCAACGACCGCAACGCCAAGAACCTCGTCGCCGGTGACCTGATCGCCGTGCGCGTCTCCGGTGGTGGTGGCGTGACGGTGTCCGGTGCGCTGCGACCCGACGGTGGCGCTGGTGAAGGCAAGACCCCGAACGCGACGGTGACCGGCCCACCGACGCTGATCGGCAAGAACAAGGCCGGGACGTACGACGTGTGGCGCACCCCGGTGGTCACCGCCAACGGTGACGAAGGCTGGATCGACCTGGAAGACCGCGACGGTGCCGACACGATCGCCACAGCGTTCTGGGATCCGACCAAGCCGCGGACGACGAACGGTAACAAGAGCCTCAACCCGAACGCCCAAGCCGACGGCTGGTCGGTGAAGACCACGAGCCTCGGCTGGGAACGTTCTGACTACCAGGACGGCAAGGACGAACGCTACGACGACGCCGTCAAGAAACTCGGCAACGGATCGAACACGACCACAGTCGGCCAGGGCTGGGTGCTGAACCGCGACTACGACGGCGCCAACATCCAGTACCAGACGTCGTCCGGCCGGAACTCCAACGACGGCAAGGTCGTGATCCGCGTCCCGGTCGACGACCCCGAAGCGCAACGCAAGATCTCCGAAGCGATGGAGTTGGTCGGCGTGTCGAAGGAAGCGCAGGCCCCGCCGGACAAGGCGGCGTTGCAGAAGATGGCGACGAACAAGGTGTGGGCGCAGTTCAACCCGATCTACACGAAGGGGAAGAAGCCGAACTCGCCGCAAGAGGCGCTGACGGCGATCGACAACGCGGTCGGCGCACAGTTGGGTCGCAAGGCGACGATGGACGACATCTCGCTGCGAGTGTTCGACGACGGCCGGGTGCAAGTCCTCGTGTCCGAAGACGTGTCGCGAGCGATCGTCGCCAAGAACGGTGTCAAGGCGTACACCCACCACTTCTCGTCGCAGGGCATGAAGAAGACGATCGAGGGCGCGATGACCCAAGAGCACCCGGGGTTGATGGCGACCACCGAACGGTGGCAGCACGGCATGTTCTACAACGGGATGTCGTCGGTCGCCGACCACGGTCACGACTCCGCCGACCATCTGTTCTTGCGGATGTCGAAGGACAACACGTCGTCGTCGCAGGGGACGCTGATCATGGACCCGGTGATGATCCACCGGCAGGTCGACTACTACTGGCAGCCGCACGACACGTACGGCGAACGGCCGCACGCTCACAACTCCGACCAGTTGAACTGGTTGACGCCCGGCAGCCTTCAGTCCGGCAACGAGTTGATGATCAAGCGGCGACTGGAAGCGACCCTGTGGGGCCACGTCATCCTCACCGCCTCCGAGCGTCAGGAGTACATCGACCGGCTGCACAAGGAAGGCGTCACCCACGCACCGAACGGGATGCTGTTGGAGGACTTCTTCGTGACCACCGGCGGCGCGGCGGCGCTCCCCAAGGACGCCCCGTCGTTCGGGCAGGAGATCCCGCTCACGGCGCTGCCCGAGAACTTCCCTGGAGCGATCTGATGGCCATGAAGCGACTGTTCGGCAACCAGTTCCCGGTGACGATGGAACGCAAAGACGGCCGACTGATCTACCTCGTCAACGAAGCGTTCTACGACGAGCACGCCCGTGAGGCGCGCATCGACGACGACTACGCCGGGAAGTTCATGGCCGTCGACACCGTCGTGTTGGACTCCGACAACGAGTTCCGGTTCCTCGACGACTCCGGCGACAAGGTCGTGTTGCGCCCGACCCGGCCAGATGACGCCGCAGCGTCGCCCATGTTCAGCCTCGGCATCCCACTTCCCGTCGAAATCATTGGAGCATTCATGACCGGCACCATCAGCGAACCGTCGATCTCGGCAGCCGTCGACGACGAAGGCGACGTTCACACCATGATCCTCGAAACCGGTACGGGGTTATACGCAAGGTACTCGCGGCAGTGGATCCTGCTGTCCGACATCTCGCCGATCGAATCGCTCGACATCGTCGATGTCCCAGGGTCGGACCTGGAGCACTACGACATGGCCGACGACGTCGGCAAGGTGATCTCGATCCGTGACCTGTCGCCGATCAACCCGCCCGCAGCGTCGGCGACCGGGCCGTCGCGTGCCGAACCACCCCCGGCGGTGACCGCCTCGGCGTCGGCGATGATCGTGGTCGCCTCCGCAGCCGACATCCCCGAGGCCATCGCCTGGGCTGAAGGCCACCCCGAGTCACGCTGGTACGTCGCCAGGAAGGCCCAGGCGCTCGGCTGGGCCGCTCCGATGCCGTGGGCTGACCAGTGAAGCCCAGAACGTTCCCGGTCCCTGTGGGGGCACGTAGCGGCCTCCTGGGGGCTGCTGCAACGTTCGATCAGATCGACCTCGCGGCCACGCTCGGCAACCGGTGGGCGGGCAAGATCCTGGCCCGCGAGAACGCCCGCATCCTCGGCTCGGTCCTCGGCAACGACATGCGGCTCCCGTTCGGGATCTGCACCGAAGTCGACGACGACCTGTTCGTCACCGCCCTCGTGCGCGGCAACGAGTGTTTCACCGCCGCCGGATGGCTCCCTGTGGACGACCCTGTGGACGACCCGATCCCGCTCGACGCCGACGAGGTCGCGTTCGTTGCCCGGGCGTTCGGCGAAGGGTACGACTGCGTGATCATGAAGGGCTACGCACCTGTGGCGATGCTGGCCACCTCGATGCCGGTCCCTGGCACCGACGCCCCGGCCGTCGACGTTCCTGAAGGCGCCAAGATCCTCGCCGTGGTCGACGACGGTGACCGCAACGCTGTCCTCGACGTCATCGCTGTCGCGCCTGGCCCGAAGGTGTACCGCCGCCACGACGGCACCTGGCAGGAAGACACGTCGTTCATCGCCCGGCTGCGCTCGGTGAAACCGCCGCCGGTCGTCGCCCTCGACGAGGCACAGTTGGCGTCGGTGCTCCCGCAGGTCGACGAGCAGACCGCCGGGATCCCGTTCACCAAGGAACCCCCGAAGAAAGCGACGACGGCGTCGGCGTACTCGGATCGGGCCGACGAGATGGCAATCGAGTTCGCGCTGCTCGCAGCAGGGCCGGGCAAGGCCCTGTCGCAGGCGACACCGGGCGGGCGTGAACCGGCGCAGCTACGCGAATACTGGGCGTTCGGTCCCGGCGCAGCGAAGATCCGGTGGGGCACACCAGGCGCATGGCGCAGGTGCCACCGCCAGTTGACGAAGTACGTCGGCCCACTCATCTCCAAGGGGCTGTGTACGAATCTGGCGAAGCTGCGTGGCGGGCATGGTGTCGCCACGCACGTCGGCAGCTAGGTGCGGACTCGGGCCAGCGCGGCACCGACCCGAGTCCTGGGTCGAACCGCGACTGGGTGGTAAGCAAGTCCGACCGTTGGTCGCAGGTTAGGCGATCTTCCGGCGGCGACTAGCGACGGCCAGCAAGGTGCCCGCGCCGACCATCAAGAATGCGATGCCCGACGTCGTGTCGGTGGTCGAACCGGTGTGCGGCAGCCCCGTCGGTGGGGGCGTGACACCAGGCGGGAACGGGCCATCAGGGTTGGCGCAGTTCGCCGACTCCGGCGGGTAGGTGACAAACGCCGTCGCCGTCGGGTTGACCGTGTACGTCAAGTTGATCCCGGCCCGAAGGAACTCGTCGCTCGGGTCACGAACCCAGAAGCCAGCGCCGTTCAGGTTCCATCCCGGCACATCGGCGATCGTGCCGTCAGCGTTGACCCTCGTGCCCGGGTACAGCAGGTCCACCGTCGCGCCCGGCTGGTAGACCAGCGGCTGGGTCGACACCACGTTGCCGTTGACGTCGGCCATCGTCAGCGTCCCGGTCTGCCCGGCCAACTGTGGGAACTGGTTCTGGAACACGATGCGGATCGTCGGGACCTCGCGGACGCACACCGTCGCCGCGGCTCCGAAACTGAAGGTCGGTGGCAGCGTCGTCGTTGAAGCCGGAAGCGTCGAAGTGGGGCCGGTGGGCGAGAGGGTGGTCGTGACGCCCGTGGTCGTCGGGGCAACCGTCCCCGTAGTAGTGGGTGCGACCGTTGTCGATGTCGTTGATGTCGTTGCTCCTGTGGTCGTGGTCGCCGGGATCGTGGTGGTGCTCGTCGTCGTCGTGGCGGGCGGGCAGTCCGGCGGGAACGTCACCGACGCCGTTGCTGTCTCCTGGCCGAGCGAGAAGATCAGGTTCACGTTCTGTGTCGTGTTCGGGTAGGCGATCGTCACCGTGGTGTTCGACTGGAAGGTCAGGAACACCGACCCTCCGGTGCTGAACGACAGGACCCCGATCTGACCGTCCAAGTCGGGCCGGTTGCCGAACGTGATCGAGATCTCGGGCAGGAAGTCGGCACCGCAGAAGGCGAAGACGTTGACGCCGAACAGGCTGACTCTCGGCCCCGTCGTCGTGGTCGCCGGGATCGTGGTGCTCGACGTGGTCGTCGCCGCGGCGGTCGTGGTCGTGTTCTTCACGGTCGTCGTTGTCGCAGCGGCAGTCGTCGTGGTGGCCTTGACCGTGGTGGTCGTGGCCTTCTCCGTCGTCGTGGTGTTCTTCACGGTGGTCGGCGGGTATGTCGTCGTGTCGTGCTTCACCGTGGTGGTCGTGTGTGCCGCGGTGGTCGTGGTGGCCTTCTCGGTCGTCGTGGTCCCACCACCATCGGCTGGCGGGCACTCGTGCACCGACGGCTCCGGCTGACCGACGTCGAAAGCGATCGCCACGCTGCGACCCTGCGCGTCGTTGAAGAAGTCACCGATCCGCACGAAGTTGCGGAGACTGTTGGTGTCGACGGAGATCGGATTGTCGCCGGTCTGCAACCGCTCATCGACGCCGGGTTTGCCGACGTACTTGCACACGAACACCTTGTGCGACACCTCGACCGTCGTCTCCGTCGTCGGGTACGGGTTGTCCTCCAGTGCCAGTGCGGCGGTGCCGCAACTCGCGAGTAGCAATCCACTCAGCAGGGCCAGTGTGCGTTTCACCACCCGCACAGTACCCACCTGTAACGGCGAATAACCGGATATCTGGTGGCAGGGGCGGGATTCGAACCTCGCGACCTCCGGGTTATGAACCCGACGAGCTACCGGACTGCTCTACCCTGCGCTGCTCGGACTGTACATCGTCGTCGGCATCGTCGACGTCGGTTAACACGTAGATCGGCTGACCGGCACGGTCCCACGCCTCGGCGTCCTCGACCGTGTCGAACGTGATGCAGATCAGTCGCTGCCTGGCCGAGAAGGTGTGCGACCGGTGATCGTGCGGCGTGTGGCGCCTCACCGCTTCAACCTGTCGAGGTAGTCGATGTACGCCTCGGCCGAGTTCAACAGTTCCGGCCCGGTGTACGGCCCCGGCGTCATCACCCCGGCGGCGACGAGGATGTCGCCGAGCGCCTGCCACGCCTGCGTTGCCTGCGCGGCCTTGATCATCAACTCTTCACGTTCGCGGCGTCGCATCCGGCAGCACCTCCGTCCAGCCGTCGTCGCCGTACATCCAGTTGCGACCGTCGTCGACGGTGTAGGCCAACGAGCCACGGGCAAGACGGACCGGTGGGACGTACGCGGCCCATTCTTCGGTCTGGTCCGGCAGCACCGTCGGCACCGGCCCGCGCAGCGCCTCGGCGAACCGGGCCTCTCGACGTCGCCGCTCGCGCATGATCTGGCCGACCGTGCGGGCAAACAGAACGATCCCGAAACCGATCAACAAGATCCCGATCAACGCCTTCACAGCAGCGACTTCCACATCCCGACGTACAACCCGACCGCCAACAACGGGACACCGATGTACGCCCCGATCGCCAACGCCCGCTCCCACCGCGTGTACGGCTCCATCAACGCCTTCCCTTCCTCGGTGGCCACGGCCACCCGATATCAGCCAACGGACTGTCCGCCGCCACTCTCCACCAAACCTTGCCGCTCCGCACGAACCGATTGATCCCGGCCAGGTGCTCGTCGCACCAATAGCGCGCCGAGATCCGCCGGTACCCGCGCTTGCGAACGACCGCCACCGCCGGGTTCTCGCAGTGCGGCTGCGAACAACGATGCTCCATCCCGACCGCCCACGTCGCCTCGTCCTCGACGACCGCCGTCCGCTTCACTCGACATACCCGGCCGGTAGCCACTGGCGGACCGCAGCGAGTCGCCGATCGGCCTCCGGTGTCCCACGGATATCACGCATCACCAGCCCCGTCGCTGACCGCTCGGCGAACGACAGACGTCGACGCAGGTGCATCGCGATGGTGCCCCGCTCGACCCACTCGTGGTCGGTGTCGCCGACGCCACGCAACGCCCGCTCGGCACGCGCCAGGTGGTCGGCAATCGGCGCGCCGCGGCGCCCGTGGTATGCGATCGAGGCGTGCCACACGGGTCCGCCGTAGCCCTGCTCAATTCATTCATAGCCGGTGTTGATCGTCAACACGAGCGACCAGGCGTCGGTGATCCGATGCCGGAACCGTGGGTGGGTCGTCTCCCCGGCGAGCAGGCACGGATGGGCGACCGCGGCGAGTTGCGCCGGGGTCACGTTTCGGCCTCGCCCGATCGGGCTACCCTCTGGGCATGCTCAGTCTCTTGGCCGACGGTGTGTACATCGGTGGTGGCGCGATCCTGTTGGTCATCGTCATCCTGTTGATCTGGGCGATCTTCTTCCGCTGACAGGATGTGGATGGCGGCTAGGAACCCCTGGCCACACTCGCGGCATTCCGAGCCGGGCAGACCGCGAACCGACGGCTGATGACGATGCGTCACAGTCGCAGTTTCCAATCGTCGATCGACTCGACGAGATCCTCGTCGGCGTACTCGGCCAACGTGTTGAACAACGACTCTCCGGCCGTGTGCGGGTCGACGTCATCGGGAATCGAGACAGTGACCACGACGTCAATCTCGCGGGCCATCAGTGCCGGTCCAACTCGCGTAGGTCCACGTCGTTGATGACCGCCTCGCAACGCAGCCGCCACTTGTCGGGGTCGGGCCTGTCGAACTTGACCCTTTCCTCGTGCAGCTTGTGCGGGATCGCTCCCAGCAGGGTGACCGTCAGGACCCCGAAGTCGCCCTTCCGTTGCACCTTGCAGCCGTACCAGCCAGCGTCGTAACGGCGCTGCTCCCAAACGGTGTCAGTCATCTCGGTCATGGTCATGGTTCCCCTTGTCTTGGTCTTGATCTTGTCGCGAGATCGGAGAAGAAGTCGAGCGTCTCGCCGATCGCAGATGGTGTCATCGGTGCCATCGCCTCGCGGGCCTCGATCTCTCGGGCCAACGTCATCCCCGGGTCGATCTTGTAGGCCAGTTCACGGCCGCGGATCCGTTCCCGCACTGCGGCAATCGCTGCCGCAATCTTGGCGTCTTGTCTGGAAGGCATCACGGCACACTACTCGACCTGTTACGGTTACCGCAACGGGCAACTTGGAGGGAAACCCATGATCAACTTTCTACGACGCAACGACCTGACCACCGACTGGGTCCGATGGGCCGTCGGTGCTCTGCTCGTCGCCGGGCTGTTCTGCCCGTACCTGACATCGTCGACGGCCACCGCCGCGCCAGCACCGGCCACCAAGGCGCCCGCCGTCGCCAAGACCACCCCGATCGGGGTGACGAATACGTTGAGGGCGCTCGATAAGTTGAGGTCCTTCGGCTACTCGATCGACACGCCCGCCCGCGCCGCCAAAGCAATCCGGCACTGGCAGAAAGTCAACGGTTTAGTCGTCGATGGGATCGTCGGTTCGGAGACTCTCGGGTCGCTGAACCTGAGCGCGCAGCCCACCGTCCCGGCTGTTCGTCTCAACCCGCCAGCCCCGGCGCCCGAACCGGTGGTGGGTAACGATCCCGCGTCCACCGAGCAGATCATCCGCGAGGTGTGGCCCGACAACATCGAAGACTGGGCGGTGCGGATCGCCAAACGCGAGTCCGGCCCGAACCTCAAAGTCGACGCCGCCAACTACTGCTGCTACGGAATCTTCCAGATCTACTACTCGGTCCACCGGGCCTGGCTCGCCGACTACGGCGTCAACCAGCCGTCCGACCTGTTCGACCCTCGCGTCAACGCCACCGTCGCACTGGCCCTGTACGGACAGGTGGGGTGCCGACCGTGGGGATGCTGACCACCAAGGACCTGCTCGACGAAGCCGAAGCACAACTGAACAACTCCGACAACGAAGCCGACACCGTCTCCGAGCGGGTCCTGTGGGCGCTGAAGTCGATCGCCGCGTCGCAACTCGTCATCGCCCGCGCCAGCGCCGGGATCCGAGCGAAGTAATGCCGAAGCAATCCGCAGTCAACGTGTTCGACGTCCCGGCGTTCTCCGAGGATGTCGAACGGTTCAGGGTCCGGCGCGGCTGGTCGAAAGCGGAGATGGCCGACGTGTGCGGGATCTCACTGTCGACGTTGAAGATGTTCGTCCAGAACTCGCGCCCGCCGGGCCTGTTCCTGGTGTGTGTCCTCGCCGACGTCTGCGACCTGTCGCTCGACAAGTACCGAGTCAACGAGGGCATATGAGATGGCAGTTGGTCAACCTGGAGAAGCACTACGCGATGAGCGAGGCGATCTTCACCCCGAAGCTGAAACGGGCCAAGTGCGGCCTGTGTTTGCAGGAGTTCGGTCCGGCGCCGATCACGGAACTGGGCGACACGATCGTTCACGTAGCGTGCGTGCCGTGATCCCTCACTGGCTCGTCATCTGGTGGCTCTGTGGCCTGTCGATCGCCCTCGCGTTGATCGTGGTCGCCGTTGTCGTCGGGAGGAACCCGTGACCCCGAAGTGGACCTGGTCGGCGTTCGCGTTCGGGGTCGGGGTCGTCATCGTGTTGATCCTCGTCATCGTCGGCTGCTCGGCCCTGCCGACTCACTCGGATGATCCGAAGACGTGTCGTGAGCGGGCCGCGTACCGGCTCGCTGACACGTACCCGGATCCGGCGAACCTGGCGTTGGCGCTCAACACCGTCTGCCAAGACCAAACCGGGACCGTGCCATGAGTGAACGTGACCCGATGTCGCCGATCCCACCGATCGCTCAACACGCGACGTCGCCGCAGAACCGCAACGGGCCGCACCACGGCACCGTCGACATCACCGCCGCCGACTCACTGCACGAAGCAGTCGACCTCGCCGCGGCGTGGATCTCCGAGTTCATCGACGGCCGCAACTTTGTGATGGCGTCACACTCGACACCGATCATGATCCACCTCGGCGACGGCGTGTCGCGAGTGGCCGGGTGGAACGTGTCGATCGACTGGCGTGTCGTCAGCTAGAGCACGAACGCGGCGACCGACACCAGACAGAGGCCGAGCGCAATGAGCACCGCTGCGGCCTTGTCTTTGGCCGGGGCGGGCGTGTGGGTCCATGTGTAGATGACGTGGACGGCGAACACGACGGCGGCGACGAGGAACAGGAAATCGGCCAGGTCGATGTGACCCTCCGAGATCTGAGCGATCATGCGCGCACCGTAGCACTTGCCGCTACTTGCCAAGTTAGGGCAAGTCTGGGCAAGGCGAAGGGCAAGCGAAAGGCAGCGAAAGGCAAGCGAAGCTGCACACCCGATCTGGGTGACACGTTGCGATACTGGGATAGCGCGCTATACTAGAACCGTGACCGAGATGCTGACTTCCTCCCTCCTGGCCGGGGCCGACTTCGTGCCTGCTGGCACCGTGTTCTTGAACTGCGGCACGCTGGCCTCCCCGGCCACGATGGCCGCGGCCAACAACACGTGCGTGTGGTGCCACGAGTTGATGGTCGCCAAGGTCGGCGGTGGGCTGGTCGCCGGTGCGATGATCGGCCAACGGGCCTCGGCCTCCGACGAGTGGACCTGGTCCGGTCCGTTCTGCAAGGCATGTGATAAGGCGCACGGGCGGATGCTCGACTGACCCGCTACCGTAGCGTGATGGCAATCCGGCTGGTCCACACCCTGTGCGGCGACACGGCGTTCTTCTACGACGACATGCTCGTGCCCGGCACCGCGATGCGCGCCGAGAAGGCGACGATGCCCGACGGCACCCACCCGATCAACGGGATGATGATGAAGTGCGGTTCGTGCGGTGAACCGATCCCGACGTTCGACGGCACCGTGTTGGAACTGGAAGTCGACCCGACCACCGCCAAGCGCCTCGACGATCCCGTCGACTGGCCCGGCGAGTGGGACGGACACGCTGGCTGAGCAGCCCCAACGGGATTCGAACCCGTGTTTCCACCCTGAGAAAGTGGAGTCCTGCCGCTGAACGATGGGGCCGTGGAGCGGATGACGGGAATCGAACCCGCGACCTCGACCTTGGCAAGGTCGCGCTCTGCCAACTGAGCCACATCCGCTTGGTTGGCCCGGGCATCCCGGGTCGGTTGAGAGGTTTTGCAACCACCAACCAAGGACGCCGGACCGGCCACGACGATAGCCAGATCCGCTCCCGAAAGCACCGGCGCGTCTAACGTGTCGTACTCGTGAAATGGGGACTGTCGAACGGCCACGTGGCTAGCTGGTTCATCAACCCCCCGAGCCTCATCGCTGCGGCGCATGAACGCGACGCGATGCGCTCGATGTACCGGGCGTTGATGGTCGGCTCGCGACGCACCACCGACCTCACAGAGCGTGCCGCGCTGCAAGCCTCCGCGGCGGTCCTACGGCGCGCCCTGGTCGCCTCCGGCGGCTTCGATGGGGCTGCGCTCGTGCTGATGGTCGAAGGCGACGAGACGCACACCTACGACGACGGGGAGGCAGCCCCGCTGCACTGCACGATCAAGTACCTCGGCCCCGCCGCGGACCTGTCGACGATCGACAAGCACCGGGTGATCTCCACCGCCCAACGCATCGGCGACGCCGTCGGCCCGTTCACCGCCGGGGTCAACGCCGACGCCCAGTTCGGACCCGACGGCAACGTCCCGGTGAAGATCGTCGAAGCCGACGAGTTCAACACCGTCCGAGATCTCGCCCTCGACGATGCCACGGTCCGCCACTACGGCGACCTCAACGACGAACACCCGCAGTGGATCCCGCACGTCGCTGGCCTCGACGACCGTGACGACGTCCGCTTCGACCGTGTCGCCGCGTTTCTCGGCGGCACCAACCACATCTATGACCTGACAGGAACCCAGACCCCTGACGCAGACCTTGACTCTGAGATCCACAGGAGATGACCCCAATGACCGTTCTTGAAGACTTCGACGTGGCCGACGGCGTGTACGCCGGAACCCTCGACTGGGAAGGGATGATCCGCCAACCGGCCAGTGCGCTTGTCGCTGCCGGGTTCCCGGCCAAGCCACCCTCGGCGTGGTTCGCGAACCCGAACTTCGATCGGCTGATGCCGTTGTCGATCACCAGTGACGGTCACGCGTTCGGGCACATCGCCTCGTGGCGCCAGGACCACATCGGGATGTCCGGCAGCATCAAGGCCCCGAAGTCGAAGTCCGGGTACGCGTTCTTCGCCACCGGTGTGCTGGAGACGCAGGAAGGCAAGCTGGTCAACGTCGGCCAGATCACCCTGACCGGCGGACACGCACCGTTGGAAGCCAGCGTTGCCGAAGCGGTCGCCCACTACGACAGCACCGACTCGGCGATCATGGACGTCGCCGTCGGCGAGGACAAGCACGGGATCTGGGTCGCCGGTGCGTTGCGCCCGACCGTCGACGAGAACCAGTTGCGTGCCATCCGCGCCAGCAGCGTGTCCGGCGACTGGCGTCCGATCAACGGCTCGTTGGAGATGGTCGCCGTGTGCGCGGTCAACGTGCCCGGGTTCCCGATCCCCCGCGCCCGTGTCGCCAGCGGACACCCGATGGCTCTCGTTGCCGCCGGGACCGGCGCCCTCGTCGACCTGGCCACGCACCTCGACACCGGTGCCACCGCCGACGTCGCCCAAGCGTTCGAAGACCGGTTGCGGTTCGTCGAGAACGTGTTGCTCGGCAAGGTCGAAGACGTCCGTATGGCGATGACCGCAGCAGTCGAGCAGGCCCGGGTCAACAACGAGGACCAGGCGATGATCGCCGCCGCGTTGCGTGACCGTGTCCACGGTTCGGCAGCCGCCGTTGTCGCCTCGTTGCGTGACCGCGTCCACGCCAACGACCCGCAAGAGATCTGGGACGGCGACGGGATGCCGATCGACGAGACGACCGTCGACTGCCACCAGTTGGCAATGCGCGCCAGCGTCCACCCCGAGCAGTTCCCGCTGATCGCCCGAGCCACGAAGTCGTGGACGGCAGGTGAACGCAAGAAGGCCGAGTCCCGTGGCGCGGCGATGCCCGGCGGACGGTTCCCGATCTCCGACAAGCGCGACGTCACCAAGGCCGTCCATGCCCTCGGCCGGGCCAAGGGCGACAAGGCCAAGATCAAGTCCCACATAAAGAAGCGTGCCCGTGCGCTCGGCGCGATGGACTCGATCCCCGACAGTTGGAAGTGACGAGCGATTCGCAGAATCGTTCTGCAATTCGCTCGTTCACCCGTTGCTGATCGACACGACCCGCTGACGTAGGCCCGGCCGGTTCGGGCACCTGTTGGATCGGTGCCCGTTCTGCCCGCAGTACGAGCAGTCCCCAGCGTGGATCCAGATGTGGTACTCGATCATGTGATGTGGCCCGATGTCGGGAACCTCGTCGGGTCGAGTGTGTAGCGGCGCGTCAGGCGATGGGCGCATCGTCGGCCGTCGCTGACGAGAAGTCGACGAACACCTCCGGCTTGCCGCGGCCCTCGCGGGCATCGTTGAGGATCGAAGCGAACCAGTCCAGCGCGGGCTGGTTGAGGATCGACATCTTGATCTCGCCGGACGGTGTCGCCTGGCTCCACGACTTGTTCTCGTCGCCGCGGCACACCGGGAACAACGACACCGACCCGCCCGAGATCGACTGAGTGATGTCTCTGACTACGAACTTGGCACGTACGCCCATGACTGTCTCCTGTTGGTTGAAGGTGCTGTCACGGATGCGACGGGCGTTCGCCAGGCCGACCTGTCCGAAGGGTATCACCGTCCGATGCTTGCATCGGTGTAACTCGTGGTCTACTGTTCCGCCCCAGGAGCGACCCGACAGAGTCTGGTACCTCCCGCATCCTGACCTTCAGACCTCCGTCGCTATCCCGTTATACGGGAAGAGAAGGTGAATCGAAATGGATGCTTTCGCAGATCGTCTGGCCCGGCTCGCAGAGTTGACACCGGATGAGATCGAGGCCCTTGAAGCCGAACTCGTTGCCGCATTCGACGCGGCCGACTCGTCCGGCGACGTGGACCTGATGCAGGCCCTCGCCGACGCACTCGACACGGTTCGGGCAGCGAAGACAGCGACGCCACCCGAAGAGGCCGCACCAGCGGCTCCCGGGCAGGCCGCGCCGGTCGCCGCAGCCGCCGACGTGCTCGACGCCGACAAGGTCCTTGCAACCGACGTTCCCGAGGTACCCGAGGTCCCGACCCCGGACGTACCAGAGGCACCCGCACCCGGCGAGGTGCCTGCGGAGCCAGAGGCTCCCGAAGGCGCACCAGCGGAACCCGCGGACCCAGCAGTCCCCGCCACCGACGACGAGATCCTGAAGGCCCTCGTGAAGCTGACCGAAGCCGAACTGAAGGCTCTCGCTCTGCTCCCCGAAGAAGACCGGCAGGCGCTCGCACAGATGGCGATCGCAGCACAAACACCAATCCCCACGGAGGCGGAGCAGGTCGCTCCCGAACTGGAGCCACAGGAGGAACCACCCGTGTCAACCGCAGTGGTCACGCAATCAGACGTGCCGGACGCCAACAAGCCGGTCCCTGTGGCCGCATCGGCGATGCCGTTCACCATCACAGCCGGTGGAGACATCCCCGGCGTGACATCAGGTCAGAAGCTGGACGGCATGGATGATGTCGTCGAAGCAATGACGAAGAAGATCAACTCGATGCGCGGCGTCGGTGGTGATGGCGAGTACGTCATCGTTGCCTCGCTCCGTCGAGATGAGGATGCCGTCGACGAAGACAAGATGCTTCGCAAGTCGGATCCCGAGGGGAACTCGCAGAAGATCCGCAAGTTCCTTCAGGAGAACGGCTCCCGCGAGGCGATGACCGCCGCCGGTTGGTGCGCCCCGCGCACGCCGCTGTACGACATCCCGGGCATCGGTTCGACCGATACCCCGGTGGCCGACAGCATGGCGTCGTTCGGTGTCGACCGTGGTGGCATCATCTGGACCGAGCCGCCGTCGATCGGTGGCGTGATCGCCTCGATGGGCGCCAACGCATTCGTGCGTTGGGACCCGAACGCAGCGACCGGCTCGATCGCCCAGACCGGCGTCATCGGCACCACGCCGACCGTCCCGGCCGACACGAAGCCGTGCATCGACATCACCTGTGGTGTCGAGCGCCACGCAGACCTGATCGCCTTGCCGATGTGCTTGTGCTTCGATCTGCTCTCCAGCCGGACGAACCCCGAGTTCGTCAAGGCCGCAACCGATCTCGTGCAAGTCGCCCAGGCGCACTTCAAGGAGCAGTACCTGTTGGCCGCGATGTGGAGCGCCCCCGGCGTTGTCAACCACTCCGCCGCCAACATCTACGGCACCCCCGACGTCAAGGTCGGCATCGCCCGCGACTGGCTGATCACGATCCGCGTCGTGGCCGCACAGTTCCGTTGGCGCAACCGCCTCTCGGCAACCCAGCAGGTTCGTGTGTACGCACCGGCATGGTTGCGTGACGCAGTCGCAGCCGACCTGATGTTGCAGATGCCCGGCGACGACACGATGTCGACGTCGTACGCAGAAGTCGACGGCTACCTCGACGATGCCAACATCGACCCGGTGTGGTTCATCGACGACGTCCCGGCAGTCGGCGACAACGTCGTGGCCGCGACAGCGAACTTCGATTCGTACCTCGGGTTCCCGCTCAACGCCGAATGGTTGGTGACCACGCCAGGCGTGTTCACCCGCCTCGACGGTGGCCAGGTCGACCTGGGTGTCGTGCGGACCAAGGACGACGTGCAGAAGAACAAGTTCTGCGAGTTCGCAGAGACGTTCGAAACGGTCGCCTACATGGGGCCGCAGGACGCGGCCAACGCATGGGCGGTTCGTGGCACGACACCGGTGCTGATCGCTGGGGCAACGGCTCTCGGCGTGAACACAGCCACCGGCGTCATCAACGAGTAATCCCGACCACTCTGAAACCGGAGGAATTGAACGATGGCAAGCAGAGATGGTGCGGCGAGCATCCAGGGCGAGATGATTCGCATTACGCCGTTGTACCTCGACGGCTCAATCGACCCAACACGCCCAATCCTCACCACCAACGGGTTCATCACGGCCTCGTTCGGTACCGAGTTCGAAGACGGCGACGAGATCACAGAGAAGGCCGCAGACGGCACGATCTGCATCCAGTACAAGGCCGACGACTCGATGAAGGGGATCACCTTCAACCTGTCGTTGTGCACGCCTGACCCGGAAGCCGCGGCGCTGTTGGCTGGTGGCAAGATCATCTGTGCTGCCGCGGACGTCATCGAGGGCGGCAACACGGTGGTCGCCAAGGGTGAAGTCATCGGCTACTCGTCCCCACCGGTCGGCGGTACCGTCGGCAACCCGGTGGCCATCGAGATCTGGTCGAAGGCGATCGTCAAGGGCAAGCCCGCACAAGGCACCCCGTACTGGCACTGGGCGTTCCCATACGTTCGTGTCCGTTACGAAGGCGACCGCGAGTTCACCAACGGTGCGCTGGCCAACGACTACTCGGGTACCGGTGTCGGCAACGAGGCGCTCGTCGCCGATGGGCTGAACCCGGACAACGCCGGTGACGACTTCGTGACCTACAAGGACGCGTTGACCAACCCGTTCAGCTACGTCCGCTCGACGTCGAAGCCGGACATCTCGCTCGGTCACTGGACCGGCGGCGCCGGGGACACCGGCGACTGGGAGAAGACCACGGCCAACTCGATCTCGTGCGACGCGGTCGTGCAGGTCGGTACCGCCGGGGCAGCCAATGTCGCGGGAACCTGGTCCGCCCCGGCGAGCCGACCGGCCGACGCTGCCGCAGCGAACGCGATGGGCGCCACGGCCTCACCGACCGGCAACTGGTTGACGAACACGTTCGTGCAAGGCTCGATCGCTGGTGCGTCCGGCGAGATGCACTGGACCGGTTCGACCTGGGCGTCTGGGCGAGGCGTCTAACCCACAACACGTGAGTGCGAGAGTGCGTCGGCCCCCTGGCCCTAACCCCGGGGTCGGCGCACTCTCGCGTCTGGGGACTCGTATAGCGTGGTTGTGAAGTTGGGATACTGGGATATACTCGGGGCATGACCAAGACCAAGACCCATCCACCGCCCATCGACCTCATCCCCGAGGAACCCATGTCCACAGCCACAAAGCCCACCAAGTCCAAGGCCCGCAAGCCCCGCAAGCCAGCGAAGAAGGTCGACACCCGCACGTCGGCACTGCCCGCGCTGGAACCAGAGATGATGAACGACATCCTGCTTCAGATCCACGAGAAGGCCAAGGAAGTCGACGAAGCCCGCCTGCACCTCGACAAGATCGTTGCCGAGTCCGACGCCCTCGTGCGTGAAGCCGTCGACGACGGTGAACGGTACCGAGACATCGCCGCGTCCGCCGATCGAACGGTGCCGTGGGTGCAGATGTCGCTGCGCCGGTACGCCGGTGTGCCGACCCATCCCGCTGCGCCGATCCCGGTGTCGCGTGTTCGCCGAACCCCGGCCACCCCGGCACGGAAAGCATCCTGACCGTGTAACACCCCTGTGGTTGACTGATCCCGCTGGGACGTTGCCACATCCTGTACAACCCGCTATAGTTACTTCCAGACCCAGACAGAAAGACCCAGACCCATGACCGACACATCCACCATCAACCTGCCCGATCTCGTCGGGCTGTTCTGGTCGCCGCTGGCCCACCAGGCCAACTTCTCCGACTTCACCTCGACGTCAGCGGCGACCAGCACCGACGACCCGACCATCCCCGCCACGACCACGAGCGTCGTTGTCGAGCAGAAGGAATACCTGCGCCCGAACGGCCTCGTGTACCTGCCCCGCTCGCTGATGGTCAACGAGGTGAAGAAACAAGACGTCACCTTGGTGCGCGAGTCGATCGCCGCCGGACTCACCGTCCTGCTCTACGGCGAACCCGGCTGCGGCAAGACCGCCCTCGTCGAGGCAGCGTTCGGCGACGACCTGTACACCGTGCAGGGCACCGTCGAAACCGAGACGGCCGACTTCGTCGGTTCGTGGGTGCAGCAGCCTGACGGCACCTACCTGTGGGTCGACGGCCCGCTGATCCGTGCGGCCGAGGAAGGCAAGAAACTGCTGGTCGACGAGATCGCTCTGATCGACTCCCGCGTCATGGCCGTCGTCTACGGCATGATGGACGGCCGAGGCGAACTCGTCGTCACCCAGAACCCGCTGCGCGGCTCCGTGAAGGCCAAGGAAGGCTTCGCCGTCATCGGCGCCTGCAACCCGAACGTGCCCGGCGCCCAGATGTCCGACGCGCTGCTGTCCCGCTTCGTGATCCACGTCGAGATGGGCACCGACTGGGGCCTGGCCACCAAGCTGGGCTGCGGATCGAAGATCATCCAGGTGACCCGCAACCTCGTCGAGAAGTACGGCCGGGGCGAGATGACCCAGGCCCCGCAGTTGCGTGAACTGCTCCAGTTCCGCGACGTGTCCGCCACCTTCGGCGAGACGTTCGCCCTCCGCAACTTCATCTCCCAGGTGCGTCCCGAGAACAGGGCGATCGCACAGGCAGCCGTCGAGGCCGTGTTCGGCAACAATGTCGCCCCGCTCACGGTGTGACCCGACAGATACCCCGCTATACTCCACTCCAGACCCAGACGAAAGGCAACACCATGACCAGCACACCAGTCCCCAACTCACCCGGCCCCACGATCGGCACCCTGATCCGAGGCGACGTCACGATCCACGCCCGCGACGGAGCAGCCAACACGCTGCTGCTCGACAAGCTGGCAGCGATCCCGCACTGCTCCGGCTTCGTCCAGAAGGCCCGCACCGGTGAAGGCACCGGCGTCGTCGGCCTGTACATGGAAGCGGTCGTGTTCACCGCCGCCGGGGCGCCGTTCGCCCACCTCCGGTTCTTCGTCATCGACCGCCACATCTACGTGTACAACCGCTCGGCCGGTGACACCCGGGCCAACTGGCGGATCCGCACCGAGCAGTCGCTGGCCCACGCGCTGATGGTCGTCCACGAGGCGTTGAACCGCCCGAACGTGCGCCTCTTCGGTCACCCTGTGGTGGTCGAGTTGACCGCCGACGACCTGTCCGCCGTCGAGTCCGGCGCGATGCCACCGGCCCGGTTCCGTGGCGCCTACCGGATCGAGCGCGACTTCGGCCGCTACGACTTCGTGATGGACGTCGTGTCGAAGCCGCTCCCGGCGAAGATGGAGAAGCTGCTGTCTGATCCGTCGTGGATCGTTCCGGCCGTCACGCCCGTCTCGGTGTAGAACCCGCTATACTGACTCCAGACCTAGACGAAAGCCGATCCGATGCCCCGACAAACCATCCTCCACAACCTGCACTCCACCAACTCCAGGCTGATGGAACGCTCCGCCGACCTGAACGCTCTCTCGTTCGTCGGCACGATCGCCGGGCCAGGCAAGTACCCGCTGGCCCGCTACGTCGACAACGGTGACCTGCCGAACCCGCCAGCACCGGCGTGGTACCTGCCCGACACCGGCGACATCTACATCCACGTCGACGACGCCAAGGTCGGCAGCCCCGAACGGATCCTGGCAGCCGACATCCACAGCACCAGCCTGATATCGAACAAGCAGGCCCGCATCCTCGGCCTGCTGGCCCACGAAGCCGCACACGCCGGGATCTCCGACCGGATCACGGTCATCGAGAAGCTGGCCCCGCACCACCAGTCGCTGCTCACCGCGCTGGAAGAACTCCGAGTCGAGAACCACGCAGTGCGTACCGCACCGCCGGTCCGCCGGTTCCTGCGGGCATCGTTCGGTCTGATCCTGGCCAACCTGCCCGACACGTTTGAGAACAACTCGCACGTCGTCCGAGCATGGATGCTGGCCCGAGGCCGGACCCTGGCCGGGGTCGCCGCACCCGACGAAACCGACGCCGTCGACACCGCCGCACGAACGCTGCTCGGTGACGAGATCATCGACGCACTAACCGACCTGTTGCAGGAAGCGTTGACGCTGCGGCTCGACTCAGAGACGTCCCGCGCTGCGCTGCTGCGAATCTGTGACGAGTGGGTCGCACTGGTCGGCGAACCTGCCGAGTCGACAAGCTGCACCGGTTGCGCCCGACGGGCACGACCCGGCGAGAAGCCCGACGTCATCGCCGAACCATCCACCGGCAAGGGCGAAGGCGACGACGAAGAGGGCGACGAGGGCGCAGGCTCCGGTTCCGGCGACGGCGACGAGCACTACGACGGCGACGACTTCGAATCCGACTACGGCACCCCCGGCCAGGACGACCCGGCCGACGACTCCGATCTCGCCCACCTCGACGACGAACTACTCGACGACGAAGATGCCGAACTGCTGAAGATGCTGATGCGCGAAGTCGCCGAGACGATGGACGACGACTGGAAGAAAGACACCGACATGGTGCAACTCTCCAACGCCGCCGAGTGGGGCGCCAAGATCTTCGGCAACCGACGCAAGTCGCAGCGAGTCATCGCCAGCCAGCCGACGGCGAAAGCCCGCCAGCACGTCGTCGAGGTCGCCACGGTGCTGTCCAGCCTCGCTCTGCCCTCGATCACCAAGCAGGCCCGCCCACAGCAGGCGCCCCCAGGCCGCATGCGGTCACGAGAGGCCCTCAGAGCGTCCGCTGAGCGTGCCCAGGGCAAGATGATGACCGCCAAGCCGTGGAAGGCCACAGTGCGCCGCCACACGTCAGCCAAGCCCCTCGTGGTCGGTGTCGCCACCGACACGTCCGGCTCGATGAAATGGGCCGAGTCCGGTGTCGCCGAGTTCGCCTACGTCTACGCCAACGCCGGGCACCGCATCGGCGCCCGCACCGCCGCGGTCACCTTCGGTGATCACGTCCACCGCATCGCCCGCCCCGGCGAAGTCCTCAACGAGGTACTGACCAAGACCGCCAACGACGGCACCGAAGAGTTCGACCAGGCAATGGCGGCACTCGACGGGGTCCTCCACCTGACCACGCCGGGCACCTCAGCACGAATCCTGATCGTCGTCTCCGACGCCCAGTACGTGAAGTCCAACGAGGCCGAGCGTGCCTACCGCTGGGTGCAGGCGATGATCAAGGCCGGGACGCACATCGTGTGGATCACCGACCGCTCACAGAACATCGCCAGCGGCTCGTACACCCACTGGGTCCGCAAGGCGATGCTGCTCCCCGGCTTCACGCTGGTCGGCGCGTTCGACGGGGCCACCGACCGGTACACCCGCTCACACGTCGGAGTGTTCGACAAGCTGAACGAGGTCGCCCTCGCAGCGATCCGCGGCGCCGACTAGGACGGTTCCTCGTCCACGCCCTCGGGCGGGCCGGGATGATCGTCGGGGAGTTCCGGCTCGGGAAGATCCGGCTCGGGACCGACGGTGTGGATGATCTTCGGGTCGAGTGTCGCCGGTCCGCCGTCCTCGATCATCGGCTCCGGTTCGGGGGTGTCGCTCATCTGTCCAAGAGGGCGTTGCCCAACTCGTCCAGCTTCTGGTCGATCTTGTCCTGAATGGTCTGGACGCGCTGGCGAGCATCGTCGGCCAACTCGGCCAGCTTCGGCCCCACCTCGGCCTTGATCTCGGTGACCGCTTGCTTGATCTCATCGACGAGATTGCTGAGTCGGGAGTTGTCCTCTGTGGGTGTGTCTGGGTTGGTGTCTGTCATGGGCGCGACGGTAGCCCATAGTCTGAGCGTGTGGCCGAGATGGTGTTCGTCCCCAACGTCGTCAACTGGGAACGCGAGTTCAACGGGCCGACCGGGATGGTCGCCGAACACATCCGCAAGATCGCCCTGGAAACCACCGCCGAAGCGAAGCTGGCCGCACCGAAGAAGACCTGGCAACTCACCTTCTCGATCGTCCCGTCGCCGACCGGCGCCACCGAGTGGAAGGTCGAAGCCCAGGCCCGGTACTCGCTGTTCGTCCACGAAGGCACCGCAGCGCACACGATCAAACCGAAAGGCCCCGGCTACCCGCTCAGGTTCTTCTGGCCGAAGGTCGGCAAGTGGGTGGCGTTCATGTCGGTCCGCCATCCCGGCACCAAGGCGCAACCGTTTCTCACCGACCCGCTCACCAAGATGATGCGCCGCTACACCAAGCACTGACCCGGTTCCCGTTGGTGGAGGTGGCCGCGGACTAGCCTCGGTCCGTGCATGTAGCCACGGTGCCGACGTACGAAGAGATGTGGGTCCATCCGGCGATCGTCGCCGCACTCTCCGACGGGATGTACACGTACACCCCGGCGCTGCCGTGGGATCCGCTCGTCACCTACGAAGTGGGTGAGCACGTGCTCGCCGGGGAGTGCCCGTTCGACGGCTGCATCTACACCGCGTTGCAGTCGAGCATCGGGATCGACCCGACCACCAACGACGTCGTCTGGGACTTCAACGAAGCGTTGACCGGTGAACGGCTGCGCCTGTACACGGCAACGACGCAGGCCACATGGCTGCTCGACACGTTGACCGGCTACCGCCTCCACGGCTACGAGTCCTGGCTGGAGGACTACCGGGTGCAGTCGTCGACGATCACGCTGCGCCGCCAACCCGTCGCAGCGGTCACCTCGGTCAAGTCGGTGCACCGCTGCAACCAGATCGGCGAAGAGATCTCCGGGTGGTGCTGGTCGGCAGCGAACCAGGTGTCGCTGGCCTGCTCCGGCGGGCAACCGATCCCGTGGTACCCGGGGTATATCGACCCATACTACAGCGGGGGTACGATGCCGAGGCTCGGCTGCGGCTGCGACGACAACGTCGTGCGTGTCGCCTACGACATCGAATCGAACCTCCCGCCGGGCAGCGAAGGACTGGTCGCCTGGATCGCCGTCGAGTACGGCAAAGCCGCCGCCGGACAGGCGTGCGCGCTGCCGGAACGCATCTCCAACGTCACCCGTCAAGGTGTCTCGTGGACGATCCTCGACCCGCAGGACTTCCTCGACAAGGGTTACACCGGGATGTCGCGAGTCGACAACTGGTTGGCCCCACTGAAGATGACGTTGGGCGGCAGGATCATCGACCCGTTGCGCTCGACGCGCCTGTTCAGCCAACGCCAAGACCGCGCTCCCGCAGAGCCGATCCCACCACCGGCGTCCGGCTACGGCGCCAGCCCCTACGGCACCGGCCCCTACGGAGGATCCTCATGAGCGACACCCCGCCAGTCGTCGGCCAAGAACCGTGGGGCGACGACCTCAACGCCTACCTCGCTGCGCTGGAAGCCCGCATCGCCGCCGTCGAGTCTCGGCCCGAGTACGTGTACAGCAGCTACTCGTGGCAATACTCCAGCGCCGCGCCGCCACCGACCGGCAGCCAGGTGCGGTTCAACAACGCCTCGCTGCCCGCGGCGACGATCATGGTCGCCCGGCTGATCGACAACGACGGCGGTGACCGCACCGCCCTGTTCCGTGCTCTCGACGTCGACTCGCACATCCGCATCAACGACTGGGACGACGCCGACACCGCCCACCGGTTCAGCGTGACCGGCCCGGTGAGCATCGACGCCACCGATGTCACCATCCCCGTCGTGTGGATCTCGGGCGCCGGGACCATCCCGAACGCCAAGGTCAACGTCAGCTTCCTCGTCGCTCTGGAGGTGTTCTGATGCCTGTTGCCAAGACGCAACCGGTCTATCCGCCCGATCCCGGCAAGGCGCTGGAAGCCGACTGGGGGATCGCCGCGTCCGAACACGTCATCCAACGGTTCGCCGACATCGCCGACCGCAACACGAAGTGGACGACACCACCGACCGGCGCGGTGTGCATCACCCTGGCCCCGTCGCTGACGTCGTGGATCTACGACGGCTCCCAGTGGATCCCGCTCGGCGGCATCCTGATCGGCGAGATCAAGATGTGGCCCGGGGTGGCGACACCGATCAACTGGTTCCCGTGCGACGGGCGAGCGTTGTCACGCACCCAGTACGCCGCGCTGTTCGCTGCGATCGGCACCGTGTGGGGACCCGGTGACGGGTCGACGTTCAACATCCCCGACTTCCGCGGCCGGGGACCGATCGGCACCGGCACCGGCACCGGCCTCACCGACCGGCCGTTGGCATCCAAGATCGGTGCCGAAACCGTCGCCCTCGGAGCGACCGAGATCCCGTCGCACTCGCACACGATCAACCACGACCACGGCTCGGCGGGCACCGGCCCCGGTAGCGCCCACGCCCACACCGGTTACACCGGCGGACAGTCGCAGAACCACGTCCACGAAACCGTGCTCGGCGTGTCGTACAACTACGTCATCCAACAAGTCGGTGGCCCGTCGGCGATCCAGTTGCAACCCGGCTCGGGTGCGACGGTCACCAGTGGCAACACGACGGCCTACGCGGCGTCGGACCACACCCACAACGTCACGACATACGGCGAAGCGTCGCACACCCACCAGTTCGACATGCCACCGTTCGGTGGCTCCAGCGGCAACACCGGCTCGGGCGCGGCGCACAACAACATGCAACCCTCGGTCGCGGTCGGGTTCATCATCTTCGCCGGGGCCGGATGACCCCGCTCGGGTTCGCTCAGGCGCTCGCCGTCGACCTGGCCCCACCGTTCCCGACGGGCGGGCCGCTACCGGACCCGTTCCACGCCCAACTCGGCGACGTCGTCATCGACTGCCCGGGCACCTACGTGACGATCCAGACGATCACCGACGTCGACCCGACCGGTGGCGGTGGCCTCGGGAACCGGAACTGCGACAAGATCGAGATGGCGACCGTGATCATCATCGCCGCTCGCGACTGCTCGTTCGTCGCCAACGAGGACGGCACCACCGACTGGTCGAAGCAGGACGCCGTGTCCGCCCAACAGGACCGTGACGCCGAAGCGTTGCGCGAGCAGTGCGAGAAGTGGCGGGCCGACGCCTGGTACATCCCGCCCGGGGTCCCGGTGACGTTGGTGTACGCCAACACCGGCAATCTGGCCTGGGTGCAGATGACGTTACAGTTACCGATCCCGTAGATTCGGGGCCATGACCACGATCGCTCCTGACGTCGACATCGACGACATGAGCATCATCGAACAGATCGCGCTGCTCGACGACGACGAACGCGACCGGTTGATCGGCGACTTCGACGAGCACGATCTCCACGACCCGGAACTGTGGCTCCGGCCGTCGCAGCTACGAGCACTGCATGACGTCGCTGCGATCGTGGCGATGCTCGCCGGGCGTGGCGCTGGCAAGACCCGTGTCGGTGCCTCGTGGTCGATCGAGAAAGCCGAAGCGGAACCCGGCTCGATCGGTCACCTCGTCGGGCGGACCGTGTCCGACTGTCGTGACGTCATGATCCAAGGCGAGTCGGGGATCCTCGCCCTGTCCCGGCCGGACTTCATGCCGACGTACACGCCGTCGCTGCGCCGGTTGGACTGGCCCAACGGCTCGCACGCGTTGACGTTCTCGTCGGAGGAACCGTCGCAGTTGCGTGGCCCGCAGTCGAACTGGACGTGGGTCGACGAGATGGCCGCGCTCAACCACCGGCCGGACAACTCGGGGGCGACCGCCTGGGACCACGTCCGCATCGGTACCCGCCTCGGGCCGCACCCGCAGATCTTCGTGACGACGACACCGAAGCGGATCAAGGCGATCAAGGACCTCGTCGCTGAAGGCCGGACCACCCGGCGTGTGTCGCTGCACGGGGCCTCGACGTTGGCGAACCGGGCGCACCTGTCGGCCGACTACCTGCGGAACCTGTTCGACATGTACGCCGGGACCGCGCTGGAGCGCCAGGAGTTGGGTGGCGAACTGCTCGACATCGTCGAGACGGCCCTGTGGCAACCCGACGACATTGTTATAGCGGACCATACCTTTCTGGAACGGTTCGTCGGAGTCGACACCCTGTCGGTGATCGGTGTTGACCCGGGCCTGACGACCGGCGGTGACGCCACCGGGATCGTCGTCACCCGCTCCACCCTGGAACTCGGGCTGACAACCCGGCGGGCGCTCGTCGTTGCCGACTGGACCGAAGACGGGCTGCAACCAGAACGGTGGGCCGCTCGTGTCGTCGAGGCGTGGCGCACCGAACACGACCTGACCGGGAACGTGCCGATCATCGTCGCCGAGAAGAACGCCGGTGGCGAGATGATCGCCACCACCATCGAAGGTGTCGCCGGAGAGAACGCGCTGCCGATCGCTCTCGTCCCGGCGTCACGTTCGAAGGCTGCTCGTGCCGAACCGATCGTGCTCGCCTACCGCCAAGGGCGCGTCCGCCACATCGAGGACTTCGTCGAGATGCAAGAGGAAATGACCGGCTGGGAACCACCGGTGCCCGGCGTGTCGAAAGGCTCCGGCTGGTCGCCGAACAAGATGGACGCGCTGGTCACGGCGTTGCGCGCCCAGCTTGTCGACGACAAGCCGTTGCGCCGGTTCGGCCGGTTGGACGCTCAGGAGACGTCCGAAGTGCTCCACGTCGAAGAGGCCCGCTGGCGTCGCGGCATCAAGCCGCTCGGGCACATGCCGTGGCGCCAAGAGGCAGAAGACATCGACCCGCCGTACTGAGTGGCTACGCTCGCGGTTCATGAGCGATACCGGAGTTTCGTACAACGACGCACCGACGGAGGGCACGGAGGAAGTCGTCATCCCGGCCCCGTGCGCTGTGTCGATCTACACCGGAGTGATCACCGCCGGAGGCGAGATCGACGACATCGACCGTCGACTGCTCGTCGGCTGGAACTCGGCCGGTTCCCCGATCGTGGTCGGCGACAACGGCGCGCTGCGCCTGCTGGAACCCGGCGAAGCGGTCACCGCCCTGGAGTGGTCCGACTGATGCCCGGTGTCATCTCGGCACCGGCGCGCACACCGGTGTTCCTCGTGTGGGGCGCCTACGTGGCGATCACCGGTGCCCGCTCCCATCCTCGTGGCCGTGTGTGGATCCTCGCCGACTCGGCCGACATCGACGCTCGGATGACGTGCGTGATCGCCTGGAACGACCCTGTGACCGGACGGGCCACGTACGAAGATCTCGGCGAACTCGCCCAAGCCTCGGTGCGCCCGAAGAAGCATTCGGAGTTCCACATGATCTCGGGTGAGACGATCATGACTGTCGAGCATCCGTGCGTGTGCGGCGCCGGGCAGGTCGGTAACGCCGCTCCCGCCGAAGGGCGGATCACACTGACGTACGTCAACCCGTACAACCGGCCGCGTCTGAACCTGCTGACGTGAGAGCCGCGCAGATCGCGATTGCTGTGCTCGCCGGTGTGCTGATCGCCGCCGGGACCGTGCTGCTGGTCACCGACCGGACCGTGTCCGGCTGGATCATGGGCGGGTTCGGGCTGCTCGGGTTCATGACGCTGCTCGGCATGGTCGCCGCGGACCGGCGGACGTGAGTCGTGGCCACCGCCGACGACGCAGCCGAGGCGGCACGAGCGCGTGACGACATCGAAACTCAGACGAAGCTGGTGTACGCAGCGGCGCTCGCATGGGTGGCGTTCCACGGCGAGGACGAGGAACCGGCCAAGGACTCCACACTGGCACGTGCGTCGACGACGCTCTCACTGATGCTGCTGCGCTCGCTGAAGCGCATGACCCGAGCGCCGGTGCCGATGCCCCGCGGCGAGGACAGGGCCAAGTGGATCGACAGCACCGCCCACGATGTCACCAGACGGGCCGTGAAGGACGCGAGGGCGCATTGGTCCACCGTGTACAAGCGGGAGAAGCGCAAGGCCGCTGACGTGTCGCTGCGGACCGTGCAGACGGTGTTCGCCGACGAGAAGGCATGGTCGGAGGCGGCAGCGCGCACCGAAGCCACCCAACTCGCTGCCGAGTCGGCGATGACGCTGCACCCCGACGTCGAGACGATCACCGGGGAACCGCACTCCAAGATGTGGATCTCGCGTGGCGATTCGAAGGTCCGCAAGTCGCACCGCCACCTCCACGCCAACGTGATCCCGGTCGGCGACGCGTTCAAACCGGGCCTGAGCTACCCCGGCGACCCGACCGCCCCGCCGGAGGAACGGTACAACTGCCGGTGCGTCCTGTTCCTGGTGCCGACTGCCGAGGCCGACAAGGCGAACGAGGTGTTCAAGGCGGAGGACTTCGTCGGTGACGCCGACGCTCTGGCGGCATCCGGTGTGTCGAAGTGGGACCGTGAGCAGGCGCGCAGGGACTGGCTCGTCGAGCAAGGATTAATGAACCTCTGAGGTTGTGGCACCTACCGTACACGGTGCTATACTTCAGACCATGACCGAGACACAGACTCCCCCGCCCGCCTGCGAGAAGTGCGGCGATACCGGCACCATCCCACCCTTCATGGACGCCTGCACCTGCGGCGCGATGCCCACCAGCTACGCACCCGAGTTCCCGGCACCCAGCGTTGTCGAGGCCGGAGCCGCGATGGACGCCTGGGACGCCGAGCACCCCGAGGTCCGCCCCATGATCCCTGGCACGACGATCCCGACGCCCGGCTTCCCCGCCCACCCGGCCACCGGCCAGGTTCACCACCACGACAACGGCAGCGCCTACATCTTCACCGGCGCCACCTGGAACGTGATCCCGTCCGGCTTCCCGCTCGACCCGAAGGTCGGCGAGATCTCGTGGAACATGGGCAAGGCGTACGCCTGGGACGGCTCGACGTGGCGCCAGTTCGACACCGAGGCCCTGACCTACGAGCAGTTCCACGCCCGCTACGGCCCCGACGCCGTGCTGCCCGAGGCCGAGGTCGAGCGCGAAGCCGACGACGCTGCGCTGTTCGCCCGCCGTGCTGCCGAGATGGAAGCCGAAGAGAACACGGCGACATGGGGCGACATCGACGGCGGCACCCCCGAGTCCTCGTCGACCTGGTCCGGTGGCGCAACGTGGGGTGCGCCCGCAGCCGACGACAAGGTCACCGCTGCCGGACCCGAGATCGAGTGGGCCGACGTCCACGGTGTCGCCGAGGAAACCGACGGCGAGTACGTGACGACCACCGCCACCATCGCCGAAACCGTCGCAGCCGTCGTCGCCGCTCACCCACCGACCGGTGTGAAGCTGGCCTCGGCTCCGCAAGGTGCGCTGCTGGCCCGCCTGATCGCCGAACGCGACCCGGCCAACATCCTCGTCCAAGCCGCCAAGAGCGAATGCACCGGCCCGCCGATGACCGCCAAGCGGGCCTCGCAACTGATCGACGCCCTCGTCAAGCTGCCCTCCACGAAGCCGCCGGTCCGACCGAACAAGTACCCGGGCGCGTGCGTCAAGTGCAGCGGCGAAGTTGCCGCCGGGGCCGGACGCATCGAGAAGGACTCCAGCACCGGCCGCTGGAAGACCTACCACCTCACCGGTAGCGACTGCATCACCGACGCCGAGAAGGCCAAGCTGGAGATCGACCGAGTCGACGAGCCGGGCCTGTACAGCTACATCACCGGCGACATCTACCGAGTTCGTCACGCCCGCGGTTCGAAGCGGCTGTACGGCGAGAAGGTCGTCACCTACGAACGCCACAACCCCGACGGGACCTCCTACACCGAAGTCCGGTTCGTCTACAACGGCAACGCGATGCGGTTTCTCCGCAAGGTCGACAAGCTGACGTGGGCCGAGGCCCGCGACTTCGGCAAGGCGTACGGCGCCTGCGTGGCATGCGGCCGGACCCTCAACGATCCCCGCTCCCTCGTCCAGTCGTACGGTCCGACGTGCGCCAAGAAATACCACTGGCCGACCGTCACGCTGAAGCAGGCCGAGGCGATCATCGCCGGGACCGTCACCTGGGAAGAGGTCACCGGGGCGCTGACCGTCCTGTAGGTCACGGGGCCGGTGGCCTCGGCAACGTAGTGTTGCGGGCTGTGAGCAACGTTCCCGCTGTATCGACGGTCTGGGCCGGGTCCACGGACCCCGCTCCAGCCCCGCAACCGAGCGCGATGGCACGCTCGGTGGCACCACAAGCCCAGCAGACCGTCCAGGTGAGCCTGCAAGCCGCCTCGCAGACGATCGTGTTCTCTCAGCCCACCGAGGTCGACCTGGTCGTCTACAGGGGCGACACGGGCCGGTTCCGTGTCTCGGTGTCGAACCCCGACGGATCCCCGCTCGATGTGTCGGCCGCGACGTGGGACTGCGACATCCGCACCAGCGAGGACGCCGAGCCGCCGTTGGCGTCGCTCAACGTCTACCCCGTCGCGGGTGAAACCGACACCATCGAGGTCCAACTCAACTCGATCACGTCGAGAACGTTGACCGGCGGCGTGTGGGATCTGGAGATGACCCTCGGCGGCGAAGTGCAGACTCTCCTGAAAGGCAGAGTCATCGTCCAGAAGGACGTGTCGAGGACGTGAGCGACGTCGACCCGTGCATGACCGTTGACATCGGTGTCACCGCCGGGCCGACACCGGAGATCGCTGCTGTTGCGCGCCCCGCTGTCGGCGGGGTCATCGTCTCGACGATCGCCGCGCAACCAGTCGCCGCTGTCGTCGGTGGACGCACCTCGACCCTCACCGCCATCCGCCCGGCCGTTCCCCAAGTCGGCGGCACGACCCGCCTCACCGCAGGCGTCACCGCGCCGACACCGTCAGTCGGCCACGTCGGCCTGATCGGCACCCCCGGCCCGCCAGGACCGCCAGGCCCCGAAGGCCCCGAAGGCCCGGCCGGTCCGCCAGGGTCCGGCGTCGCAATCATCGGCTCGATCGAAGAAACCGATCCGCCGCCCGTCGACCCGTCGACCGGTGACATGTGGGTCCTCGGTGACCCTGTCCCGTCGTGGGCGCCACCATCGGCGACCGGTCCGGCGCAACCAGGCGACGGGATCGTGTGGGACGGCGACGAGTGGATCAACACCGGCCAGATCCAAGGCCCGTCAGGTCCGCCAGGCGAGTCGGGGCTGCTCCCGCAGTTCCACATCGACGGTGCCACAAGCTGGTTCACGGCCACCGAACCGGGGATGTACTCGACCGACAAGATCGTCCAGCCGACGGTCTTCGCTCCGCTGTACATCTACCCGAGCTACCTCGGATGGTGGGACCCGTACTACGCGAACCCTCCCGACTGGGGCGTCGTCAACGTCGCCGGTGGGCCGGGGACCGCACCGAACTCCGACTACACGTTGGGGATCAACACCTTGCGTGGCCTCGGGTCGAAGCTGCTCGGCTACGTCGACACGAATTACGGGGCCGTGCTGCTGACGACCGTGAAGGCCGACATCGACCTGTGGTTCTCGCTGTACAACGTCGACGGGATCTTCTTCGACCGGGTACCGACCGGGGCCTCGGCTCCCGAGATCACGTACATGGCCGACGCCGCGGCCTACGCGAAAGCGAAGCAGGCCGGGTGGAAGGTGGCGTTCAACCACGGCGACTATCCGATCGTCTCCGACTACGCCACGGTCGCCGACTTCTCGATCGTCTTCGAGAACACGTACACCGTGTACACGACGTTCGCTATACCAAGCTATGCGACATACGTGCCGGGGTTCCCGGCGTCGCAGTGGGTGCATCTCGTGCACGCCTGCCCCGACGAAACGAGCATGCGCGACGCCGCCGCTCGATGCACCGCCTTCGACGTCGCCAACTTCTACGCGACCGCCGACGCCAACTTCGCCGAGATCCCGCCGTACTACTCGGCAGAGTTCGATCTCGCGACGGGGCAACAGGCGGCGCCGGATGCGCGCTGGTCGTCCGGCACGCTGACCGTGTTCCAAGGTCTGAGCGACGACCTGATGCAGATGTGGATGGGTGACAACACGAACACCTGGTTCCGTGTCTACACCGCAGAGTTCAACGCGTGGTCGGCATGGACGACATCGGTGCGCCTCCCCTCCGAGGCCGGGCAGACGTTGGTGTCCGTCGACGACGGCTTCGGAGGGTTCACGTTCTACCCGGGGCCGTACGTGTCCGGCGACGACGCGAACGAGGTGTTCATCGGACCCGACGACCCGGGCACCGACGTCGGATTCGAACTGTGGTACGACGTCGACGACGAGGGCACCGGCGCCGGACTCAGCTACGTCCACCACCAGACCCTGTTGACGACCGTGTGGACGATCGTTCACAACCTCGGCTGGTTCCCGAACGTGCTCGTGATCGACAGTGCCGGGGCCAACGTCGAAGGCGACATCACCCAGGTCGACCACAACTCGATGCGGATCCAGTTCAGCGCCTCTTTCACCGGGACCGCCTACCTCTCGTAAAGGGGCACAGCAATGGCACGCAACTTCCTCACCGCGATCAACCTCAACAAGAACGAGTTGCAGAACGCCGCGGTCCAGAACCTTGGTACGGCACCGCTGACGCCGGTCAAGGGCCAGTTGTACTTCAACTCGACCGGTGGTGATAACACCCTATACTGGTGGGACGGTACGTCGTGGATCCCGGCCAAAGCGACGTCGACGATCGCAATGGGACCAGTCGCAGCGGAGCAGACCTTCGGCAGCGCCTCGGCTGACGGTGTCGCTTCGACGGCGTCACGGTCCGATCACAAGCACGGCAACCCGGCACACGACAACGCAGCCCACTCGGCGATCCCGCTGTACGCGTTGCAGAACCCGTTCGGCCCGTCGACGTCCGAGAAGGTGTTCGGCGCCGACGCCGCGAACGGTGTGTCGAACTCGGCGGCACGAGCCGATCATACCCACGGCAACCCGTACCACGACGGCCCCGCGCACGCCTCCGTCTCGCTCTCGGCGCTCGCCGCGCCGACCGCCGATCTCAGCATGGCCGGGTTCAAGATCACCAGCCTCGGCACACCGACCGCAGGGACCGACGCAGCCAACAAGGCGTACGTCGACAACCTCGCCGCGGGTCTGATCTGGAAAGCGCCGGTGCGGTTGGCGAGTGCCCCTGCGACCAACTACGGGACACTGGCGGGGCTGATCGCAGTCGATGGCGTGACTCCGGTTGCTGGTGACCGCATCCTGCTGAAGAGCCAATCGACGCCAGCGAACAACGGCATCTACATCGCAGCCGTCGGTGCATGGACTCGGGCGACTGACGCCGACACCAGCGCCGAGTTGGTCGACGCCGCAGTGTTCGTCTCCGAAGGCACCGTCAACGCCGACACCGCATGGGTGCAGACAGCCAACGCACCGATCACCATCGGCACGACAACGATCACTTGGGTCCAGTTCGTTGGCGGCGGCGCGGTCACCGCCGGTGCCGGTATGACCCAAGTGGGCAACCAACTCGACGTTGTTGCCGCCAACGGCTCGATCGTCGTCGGCCCCGACGACATCCAAGTCGGCTACCCCGGCACTGGTGGCGCCAACGGTTCGGCAGTCACCGCGGCGCGCTCCGACCACAACCACGACGCCACCTACGTCAACGTCACCGGCGACACGATGTCCGACACGCTGAACATCACCAAGAACCTCGGCATCGGCCTCGCCGCCAACGCTTCGGCAGTTCAGGCAGCGACCTTCGTCGCCCTCAACGGAGGGCTGGACGGCAACAGCGTCAACCTTCACGGTTCCGGCGCGGCGTTGACGGTCGGCGGCTCGTTCTCGTCGGTGGACTTCTCCAACCTCGCCGACCAGGTGACGCTCCCGGCGTTCACCCCGGTCCAAAACAACCACGCGGCAACGAAGGCGTACGTCGATTCTCGCGACGGGGTGATCTCGACCGACGGCGACAAGGGCGACATCACCGTTGGCGGCACCGGCACCACGATGTCGATCGACGCTGCTGCGGTGACCAACGCCAAGTTGGCGAACATGGCTTCGCTGACGGTCAAGGGCAACAACGTTTCGGCGGGTCCTCCCCTTGATCTGTCGATGGCCCAACTCTCCAACATGCTCGCCGCGACGTTGGTCAAGAAGTACATCACCCAAGCCGGTGGGTCGACCACTCATGTCATCAACCACAACATGGGCGACAAGGCCGTGATGGTGCAGGTGTACTCCAACGTCGCACCGTACGACGAGATCGAATGCGACGTCGAACACACCGACATCAACAACGTCACGTTGCGCTTCGCTCCAGTGGCCCCGGCAGCCAACTCCCTCACGGTGATCGTCCACTACTGATGGCCAAACAGTTCCTCGTCCCGATCGTCCTTCCCGCGGACCCGACGGCGCCGTTGGAGGCTGCCACGAAGCAGTACGTCGACGCGCTCGCTGGTGGCGCATCGAGCGACGAGGTGTTCATCGGTCCGGCCGATCCGCGGCCGGGGATCCCGAACATCGAGTTGTGGTACGACACTGACGCGCCGACGACGCCGACGACTCCGAACCCGTTGGATGAGGTGTTCATCGGACCGACGGATCCGCACACGCTGTATCCGTCGGTCGAACTCTGGTACGACGAATCCGACAACTCCAGCGGTGTCGTGTCGACCCCGTACGCCGGGACACCGGCACCGATCGCCGCGACCGGTTCGCCGGGTGTGTCGCCGTTGTGGGCGCGTGGCGATCACATCCACGCCCGGAACTCGGAGATCTTCCACACCGAGTTCACCGCTGACGTCACGATCACCGCGCTGGCGGTCGGATCCGCCCAGACGGTCGTCAACCCTGGCACCTTCAGCTACGACGGGTCGCCGATCATGTTGGAGTTCTTCGCCCAGTTGCTCCCCCCGACCGGTGCCAACCTCCAGATCTTGCTCAACCTGTTCGACGGCGCCACCGATCTCGGCTACTGGATGCAGTGCATGAACGTCGCTGCGGCTTCGATGGTCGTCCCTGTCCATGCGATGCGTCGGCTCACCCCGAGCGTCGGTTCACACAACTACCACGTGCGTTCCTTCGTCAGCGCCAGTGGCACTGGCACCGTTCGCGGCGGTCTTGGCAACGCGGCTGCCGCGTTCGCGCCGGGGTTCATGAGAGCGACGAGGGTCTGATGGGGACACTCAAAGCGTGGGTCGGCGGCGCCTGGGTGCCGATCGGGGGCGGCTCCGGCAGCGGTGGTGGCGCGGAAGAAGTGTGGGTCGGTCCGGCCGATCCGGGTACCGTTGGCCCGTTCGAATTGTGGTACGACACCGACGCCTCCGCGCTCCCACCAGCGGGTACCGGGTTGCCTCCTGGTGGTGCGGCCGGGACGGTGCTTCGGAAGAAATCGGCGACGGACTTCAACACTGAATGGTTCGCCCCCCCGCTCGCCGGTCGCAACCTGCTCGACAACGGGCAGATGGCCGTCAACCAGCGACAGAACGCCAACGGTGTCATCTCGCGTATCAGTGACCGCTGGTCGATCCCTAACAACGGGGTCGGCGTGACCACCCTCAACTACGGCACGCTCGCCAACTTCGGTGGGTTCTCGTCCGTCGCCTCGCGCCCTCGGCCAGCGAACGTCCAGTTCGTGCAGATCTCCACCGCCGAAGCGGCGGGTTCGCTCGCCGCTGCCGACTACTGCCAATGGATCCAGACCGTCGAAGGGTTGAACCTCCAGCACCTCAACTGGGGCAGTGCCGACGCGCAGCCGGTGACGTACAGCTTCGATATTTACTCGACGATCGCCAGCACGTACGTCGTCGAGTTGTACCGCGCCGAAACCACGGCACGAGTGATCTCGGCGCTGCTGCCCGTCCCGGCCGGGTGGTCGACACAGTCGGTGACCTTCCCCGGTGACACGGCCGCTGGGATCACCAACGACAACCTGGGCCGGTTGCAGGTCACCGTGTGGTTGGCAGCGGGATCGAACTACACGTCCGGCACGTTGCAGACGGCGTGGGGCAACGTCGTCCAGACCAACCGTGCCGTGGGCCTGTCGAACGCCATCCAGGCGACGGTCAACCAGGTCTTCGCTCTGACGAACTGCCAGTTCGAAGTCGGGTCGGCACCGACGCCGTACGAGGTGCTCCGCTACGACGTCGATCTGGCTCGCTGCCAGCGGTACGCGTTCTACCCGGGCAAGGACATCCCGACTGCCAACTATGTGGTGCTGGGTGGTGGCATGGCGACGGCGACAACGTCGGTGGCGTCACTGTTCTGGCTGCCGGTGGCGATGCGAACGGCGCCCACCTGGGACCTGAACGGCACCGCAGCAACGATCTACGGGTTGCACGATCGCATCGGCACCGCCGGGGCGGTGTCGGCCATCGCACAGGACGTGGTGTCAACGCCGACGGTCGCCGCGCTCCAGTCGACGTGCAACGCCGTGCTCACTGTCGGTCGCTACTACCAGATGCTCAGGAACTCGGGCCAGGCCGGTTGCGGTGGATGGACGGCGGACATCTGATGGGCGTCCTACGTGTTCTCGTCAACGGTGTGTGGGTCGACATCGGTGGCGCGTCCGACGAAGTCGTCGTCGGACCGGACGACCCGATCCTTCTCACCCCGACCGCCGAATTGTGGTACGACACCGACGCCACCAGCGTCGCTTCGGCACCGCTGTACTCCGGTCGGAACCTTGTCGACAACGGGCAGATGGCCGTGAGGCAACGCCTGGCGACGTCGGTGGCGATGGGCGCCGCCACGGTGCTCGCCGACCGCTGGTACGTGATGAATAACGGCCTCGGCGCGTCCACTCTGACCCACGGCACGTTGGCCGGGTTCGGTCAGTTTCCGCCCGCCGGTCGACCACGGCCGGGCAACATGCAGTACATCCAGATGACCACCGCCGAGGCTGCCGGTGCGCTCGCCGCGGGCGATCAACTGCTGTTCCAACACGCCATCGAAGGGCTGTACCTCCAGCACTTGAACTGGGGCACGGCTGATGCCAAGCCGTTGACGATCAGCTTCGATATCTACTCGTCGATCGCCACGACCTACGCGGTCGAGTTGATTCGCACCGAGCCAGCGGCGCGTTCGAACTGTCGACTGCTGCCGGTCCCTGCCGGGTTCTCCACCCAGACCTTCACCATCTCGGGTGACGCCGCCGGGACGGCGGTCACCAACGACAACGCGGCCCGGTTGTACTTCATCGTCTGGATCGGGGCCGGGTCGACCGCAACGTCGGGCGTGATGCAGAGCGGATGGGCACCGGCCGTGTCGGCGAACCGTGCTGTCGGGATCTCCAACGCCTTCGCGGCGACGGTCGGCAACGTCGTGGGGATCACCAACGTGCAGATCGAGGCCGGGTCGCAAGCCACGCCGTACGAGGTGCGCGGCTACGACCAAGAATTGATGAAGTGCATGCGCTACTTCCGTCAGACCGAGAGGTCATCCAACCTCCACGGTGAAGGCGGCTGGTACGGCTACAGCCCATCAGCGATGACCTTCATGCACAACATCCCCTTCCCAGTGCCAATGCGAACTACACCGTCAAGAACCTTCCGGGGTACCTTCGCCAACAACGGGCAGGTCGCCTCGCATGATGTCCTCGTCAACTCGACGTCGTACACGATCTCGATCGCAACGGTCGCTGCGGCGGGCAACTGGGCGATCTACAGCAACAACAACGGCTACCTAGAGTTCTCGGCGGAAATCTGATGGGCGTCCTCCGTGTTCGTGCCGGTGGCACTTGGGTCGACGTCGGTGGTGGCAGCGACCCGATCTGGGTCGACCCTTCGGCACCGACCGATCCGAGCTACGAGTTGTGGTACGACACCGACGCCAACGCGTCGCTCGCCACGAGTGGCGGGTTGGATGGGTCGAAACCGGCAGCGGCTCCGGCGCTCGCCGGGATGCACTACTTCGCGACCGACACGGGTCGCGACTGGTTGTGTGACGGGACCGGATGGATTGTCATGTCCGAACCCGACCAGCCGTGGGTGGTGACAACGACGAACGTGTCGTTCGGTGGTGGCGGCGGGTCGGTGAACTCGACGTTCCATCGCAGCGACGGCTACTGCGACGCGCTGCTCATCATGGGCCTCGGCTCGTCGACGTCGGGGAGCATCGGTACCGGCCCGACGTTCACGCTGCCGCGAGCGTCGCACGCCAACGAGGTGCTGAACGTGATCGGCCAGTTCTCGTTCTACGACGCGACCGGCCCGGTGTTCTCGCTCGACCCGTTGTTGGTCACTCCCACCTACTTCGAACCACGGTTCCTTGCCACGGTGGGCAGCGGTGCACCGGCGCTCGGGCAGATCGGGGCGACGTACCCGGCAGCGATCGGTGTCAACGACTCGTTCTTCGCCAGGCTCCGCTACCGCATGGCAACGAGGTACCTCTGATGGGTGTGCTACGCGTCAAGGTCGCCGGGCAGTGGATCGACGTCGGCACGTCGACGGTGGCGCTCGCCGCCGGGCGCAACCTGCTCGACAACGGCCAGATGGCCGTCAAGCAACGAGCCACGACCGGGTTCGCTCTCTCCAGTGCGCTGCAATTCCTGTCCGACCGGTGGGGGCTGTACAACAACGGCGTCGGTGTCATCAACGTCGGCGTCGCCGCGTTCGGTGCCGGTGCCCTCGCCGCTGGTCGGCCGCGTCCCGGCAACCAGCAATACTTCACGGTCGCCACCGGTGAGGCTGCCGGTGCGCTCGCCGTCGGCGATTACTGGCAGATCGCCCAAGGCATCGAGGGCCAGTTCCTTCAGCACTTGAACTGGGGCACACCGGGAGCGCAATCGTTGACCGTCAGTTTCGACATCTACTCGTCGGTCGCCGGGAACTACGTCGTTGAGTTGTACCGGCAAGAGACGGCGCAGCGTTCGATCTCGGCGCTCGTCACTGTCCCGGCGGGGTGGTCGACGCAATCGGTGACCTTCCCCGGCGACACGGCCGCTGGGATCACCAACGACAACGCATCGCGGTTGGTCCTCGTCCTCGCGCTCACGGGCGGATCGACGTACACGTCGGGCGTGTTGCAATCCTCGTGGGGGGCGGTGGTCAACGCCAACCGTTGGCCCGGGATGACGAACACCATCGCTGCCACCGCGGGCAACCAGATCGTCGTGACCAACGTCCAGATGGAAATCGGCACCCAGGCGACCCCGTACGAAGTGCGCGACTACGTCCAAGAGTTACAGAAGTGCAGGCGCTATTTCGAGACGACGGGGTACGTGTTGAACGCCACGGTGCCTCCGTATATCCCAGGATACTGGACGGCGCAGAAACGTGCGATCCCGACGGTCACCCACGCCCCGCAAGCTGGCACCGGTGCAGTGTTCAACATCGTCGCGGGCTACGGCGAAGGGTCGATGTTCTACCAGAACTCCAACCACTCGGTCGCCGCGCTCACCCTCGTCACCGGAAACTCGGAGATCTGATGCCCGGCGCACTGTTCGCGTGGGTCGGTGGGGCGTGGGTCCCGATCGGTGGGCAAGGCGCGTTCCCTCCCGTACCACCGGCGCAAGTTGGGCCGGTCGCTCCGGCGTCGCCGACATCGGGGATGTTGTGGTGGGACACTGCCGACACATCGGTCGACAACGGTGTCGACGTCGACGGCGGCAGCCCCGCTTCGTCGAGCACCGACACGATCGACTGTGGGCCACCATGACCCGGTTGCAGATGCGGCGCGGCACCAGCGCGCAGTGGGCGTCGGCGAACCCGATCCTCGCCGCCGGTGAACCCGGTCTGGACACGACGACCGGTCTGATGAAGGTCGGTGACGGGCGCACCGTGTGGGCGGCGCTCGTGGCCGAGTGGGCACCGGCGTAGATGATCGCCAGCACACCACGAGGCGTGACCGCTGCCGGGATCGGATCGGCGATCAACGGCATCGCCATCAACGCGTCGAACACCTACCTGTGCAGTCTGTTGACGTTCACGTTCGACATCACCCGCCGTTATCGGGTCTGGTACGTGATCCGTGCGATCACCGCCGGGTTCATCAACTTCGGTCTGTATAGCCCCACGCTGGGCGGCTCGATCGGTGGCGACCAGTGGATGTCCGCCGACCGCAGTTACGGCGGCGCGACGTTCACGTGGTTGATCAGCGGAGTCGGCGGTGCCATCCAGTTCGCGCCTCGCGTCAGCACCAACTACCTGACCGGGGTCACGGTCTACGGTCGGGATTTCTACGTCGAAGATGTTGGAGCGGCCTGATGCCTGACAGCGCGATTGCCTCACTGACAGCACTGACCGTGTTGGCCTCGGTCGACGAGTTCGTGATCGTCGACAAGTCCGACGCGACGATGGCAGCGTCGGGCACCACGAAGCGGATGACGGTGGCGGCGTTGCTCGCCGACCCGCTGTTCCTCAACGCCGGGTTGGAAGCTGCGAAACCGGCAGCCGTCGCGGCGTTGGCCGGGCGTCGTTACTTCGCCACTGACACGTTGCGCGACTGGCTGTGCGACGGCACCGGCTGGATCATCATGTCGGAGCCGACTATCACAACCCATGCACCCAACCTGGTGGCAAACGCTGGAACGCTCACCACGGTCGGGGCGCAATCGTTCCGCTACAGCCGCAGTTGTGGCTGGGTTAGATGGGGAGCATCGTTCGCAATCACGACGAACGGCACCGGCGCAGGGTCGCTGGGTTTCACGCTGCCTGTGGCGACCGCTTCACGCGTCATCGGTACGGGACGAGAGGACAACCTCAACGGCCACATGCTCAACTGCACCGGGTCTGGGACGTTGGGGGGCATCGGCAAGTACGACAACACGTACCCAGGAGCCAATGGCTGCTTGCTCAATGTCGGTGGCTCATACGAGATGGCGTCGAGGTATACCTGATGGCCGACGGGCTGCTTCGCGAGGACGGCGGGAAACTGCTGACCGAGGACGGCGGTTCGATCCTGCTCGCACCCGTCGTGGTGATCCCTCCCCCGCAGCACGTTGCTCGGACGGTCCCGCGCAGGATCCCGAAACTCCAGTTCCGTCGCGGCAACACCGCCGAGTGGGCGACAGCCAACCCGGTCCTCGCCCAAGGCGAACCCGGGGTTGATCTCGATACCGGCGACTTCAAGATCGGCGACGGCGCCACCGCTTGGAACTCGCTGCCGTTGCCGTACGCGCCACTGTCGTTCCAGACGAGCGCACCACGCGGGGTCGTCGCCACCGGTGTCGCATTCGACCCGGTGACCATCGCTACGGCGGGCGCGCAGGTCGATCTCACCGGCTCGATCCGCTACGAGTTCGACCCGACCCGGCTGTACCGGATCAACTACACCATCCGAGCAATGTCTGGCGCGGCGGCTGGCAAGGTGGCGGGCACGTTGCAGTTCTGGCTGTGGAACATGATCACCGGCCAGAACGGTGTCGATCAGATCGTCGCCACCGACACCGCTTACTACAGTGGCGCTGCCTACACGTTCCTGTTCACCGCCAACGGGCTGATGGAACTTCGGATCCGCACCAGCACGTACGGCAACGTGATGACGATCTACGGACGCGACTACTACATCGAAGACATCGGTGCCCTATGAGCAAGATCCGACTCCGCCGCGGCACCACCACCGAGTGGACGTTGGCGAACCCTGTGCTCGCCGCGGGTGAACCAGGCGTGGACACCACAACCGGCGTGTTGAAGATCGGAGACGGGTCGACGGCATGGCTGTCACTTCCCACCCCGTACGCCGCTGGATCGTCTCTGGTGCCTCTCCAGGCGGCAATCATCGGTACTCCGTGGGCCGCGCCGCCGTTCACCACCGGGTGGCAGACGTACGGTGGCGGCTACCAGAACTGCGGGTACCGCAAGATCGGCGATCTCGTGTACCTCCGGGGGCTGCTCCAAGCGACCACCGGTGTCACCTCGACGGCGTGGACGTTCCCCGCCGGGTTCCGGCCACCGCTCACCGCGTTGACGGGAATGATGACGTCGGCCGGTGCCTGGCGTCGCGTCGACATCACCACGGCCGGTGCTTTCAACGTCACCAGCCCGGCGGTCGGCGAGTGGTTCGCTCTCGAAACCGTTCCTCCGTTCTCGGTGACGCCATGAGCCGACTGAAGATCTACGACATGGCCACCGGCACGTGGCAGTACGCCGGGACGGTCGACCCTGCGGCGCTCGCTGCCGACCCGGCGTTCCGCAACGCGCTGGCCAGCGACCCGGTGCTGATCGCTGCCATCTCGGCGTCGCTCGCTTCGGTCGTCCGACCCTCGACCGTCGCCGCGGTGACACCGGTGCTCGGCGACGAGAACTGTCTGATCACTCTGTCGAACGCGTTGGCGATCACGATCACGTTGCCGTCGAACGCGACGGTGCCGTTCAAGGTCAACTCCGAGATCAGCTACCTGTGGCTCGGCGTCGGGCAACCATCGTTCGTTGCCGGTGCCGGAGCGACCGTGAACGCGACACCAGGGTTGAAGCTGCGCGCCCAGTACAGCGCAGCGACAGCGAAGAAGATCGCCACCGATGCGTGGGTCGTGATGGGAGACGTCGGTGCGTAGCGCAGTCGGAGTTGTCGCCTCAGCAGTCGTGATCACGCTGTACCCACCGACGTCGGTGACAGCGGTGTACGTGCCTGCCGGAACGAAGGTCACCGTCGCGTGGGTGCCACCGGATCTGACCGGCGCCGACACGTGGGTGGTCCGCCGCTTCGACGGCACAGTCGTCGCTACGGTGCCTGTGGGCACGCTGACGGTCGACGACGGCTCGCCGGTGCCCGGAACAGGCACGTACAGCGTCGAGGGCGTCCAGGGCGCCTACACAGGCTCCAAGGCGTTCTCGGCGTCGATGACGATCAGCTTGCAACCGGCCACCGCGACGGCGACCGTGTCGGGCGAAACGATCATCGTCAACTGGACCGCCGGACCGCAGGGCGACCCTGATGCGTGGTACATCTACAACGCCACCGAAGGCGGCTGGCTGGCGACCGGCCTCGCCGGATCAGCGCGGACGTTCACGACACCGGCGATGACACCGGGCCGGGTGTTCACGATCGGCGTGTGGCCGTACCTGTCCGGCGCGCAGGCCACCGGCCGCAACACCAACACCGCAGGGATCCCACCACGAGTCACCCGCCCGCAAACCTGGGGACCGGTCGGACTCAACACGTTGCAGTACACGTTCTGGGGACCGGCAGCCGGACTCGCCGACAACTACGACATCGACTACTACATCTCGTCGTGGGTGCCGTGGATCTACGGCACGACCTCGGGTGGCCCACACAACCTCGGCACCGGATCCCCGGCGTACGTGCGCTCCCGAACGAACTCGCAGGGCATGTCGAGTGGGTGGACACAGTCCGGGCCTGCGACCCCGACCACCGACGTCACCGGCCCACCATCGACCGCCATCACCATCGGCGCATGGGACGTCAACCAAGCCGCGTACAACGTGTCGTGGCCCGCCCACTACGACTCGTCCGGCAACGGCGTCACCAGGTTCCAGTACAACATCAACAGTGGTGGCTGGCAGGAATCCGGCGTCGCCTACCCGGCCGGTCCGGCCTACTCGGGTCTGGTCGGCGGCTTCGGTCGCGGTGTCACCGTCAGCTTCCGACTGCGAATGACCGACGCTCTCGGCAACACCACGTACGGTCCGGCGACGGGAACGGTGTGGACCCGACCGCTCGGCGGGTTCATCGCCTACGCCAACAACAGCTACACGTGGGGCAACGTCTCGGGCTTCGGTTGGATGGGCAACGACCGCTGCGTCGGCGGCAGCTACGGCGGCAACGAGAACTACGGGTTCTGGTGGTACGGCGCGAACATCACCAACATCTGCAAGACGTTCACGCCGGACCGCATGTTCTTCTGGTCGCAGAAGGTGTCCGGCTTGTCGTCCGCCGGTACCGCCTACCTCGCCGTGCACAACCAGGCCAACTACGACGGCACCGTCCCCGGCGTCGGTGGGATCTTCCACGCGCCCAGCTTGGCGGTCGTGGCCGACAACACCCAGTTCGGTGCAGGCTGGTACCCGGGGTTCGCCAACGGCCAGAACGCGGGCGCCTGCGTCGTCGGCAACGGCCAACCGTTCAAGGCGCTGTACGGCAAGAACGAAGCGTCCGATTCGGGCGCCATCACGATCTACTTCGATGCGTAAAGGGGGAACCAGATGGGTGTCTTGAAGGTCAACATCCCAGGCACCGGTTGGGTCCCGACGACCGGCCCTCCCGGCCCGACTGGCGCCCCTGGCGCTCCCGGCGCCCCTGGTGCGGTCGGCCCTCCTGGCGCTCCCGGCACCGATGGTGCCCCCGGTCCGCAAGGTCCACCAGGCGTCCAAGGCCCCGTCGGTCCGGCACCCCCGGCGTTCGCCGTCAAGAACTTCACGTCCAACGCCGTCGCTCCCGTGCTGGCCGACGAGAACTGCCTGTGCACCTTGTCGAACGCCGCGGCGATCACGATCACCATGCCCAGTGATGCGACCGCACCGTTCCAGATCAACGCCGAGGTCAGCTACCTGTGGCTCGGTGTCGGGCAACCGACGTTCCTCGCCGGACCGGCAGCGGTGGTCAACGCCACGCCAGGGCTGAAGATGCGCGCCCGGTACTCGGCGGCGACGGCGAAGAAGATCGCTGCCAACACCTGGGTGATCATCGGGGACCTGAGTGCCTGAGTAGCAGTTGGGTATACCGTTGACGTGATGGACATCCCCCGGCGCGTCGTGTCGCTCGACGAGGCAGCCGCCGCCGTCGAAGCTGCGGTCAAGGCGAAACTCGTCGCCTCGTACGCCGCCCTCGTGGATGCCACCGACGTCGCCGTCGGCACCCTGATTGATATCGCGATGTACGGCAGGCGGGAAGAAGCCCGGGTGATGGCAGCCCGTGAGATCCTCGACCGGTCCGGTCTGTCGCCGGAGATCCGTATCTCGCTCGACACCCAAGGCTCCGAGCGCGACCAGCGGATCGCCGAACTGCGCCGCAAGCTGGACGGGGTCCGCACCTCGCTGACCACCCCACTGGAACTGGAACGAGGACAGGACGCCGGATGAGGTACTTCACGCTGCCGGTCATCATCATCATCGGCCTGGTCGCCTACCGCCTCGCTCGGGTGCTGGCCCACGACAAGATCGGCGAACCGGTCCGCAAGTGGGCGTACAAGCAGTCGTGTGAGCACGGGCGCGCCGGGCGCTGGTTGAACGCCCTGATCACCTGCCCATTCTGCCTTAGCGTATGGTTCGCTATAGCTGCGTCCGGTTGGTATGCGTGGATGGTCGCCCCCACCTGGCCCGGCTGGGGCGAGTTCCTCCTGGCCATCGCCGCCAGCGCCGGGATCGGTTCGTTCCTGTCGTCGGCTGATCTGGCCATGACCGTCTACGTCGAGGGCAACGAGTAACCTCCCCGACGTGGCCAAGTTCTTCAGTGACGAACCGACGGTCGACCAGCCAGGCCCTCGCAAACTGCCGCCGTACAACACGCCCCGGCCGATGGTCGGCGCCGCGCAGAAGCTGAACCTGTCGAAGGTCGGCGACAAGTTGGACAAGCGCCCAACGGCGCAGTGGCAGATCGCTGCGTGGAGGTTCTTCGAACAGATCGGCGAGATCCACTACGCGTTCAACCTGATCGGCTCGATCTGCTCCAGAGTCCGCCTGTTCCCGGCCGTGGTCGCCGCCGCCAACGAGACACCGGTGCACGTCGACACGTGGCTGGAATCGTTGGACGACAAGGGCAACACCGACAAGTCCCGCGACGTCGTCGACAAGGCCAAAGAGTTGATGGAGGACCTGACGGAGAACACCCCTGGCCGCACGTCGGGGATGATGCGGACGATGGCGATGAACTTCGGTGTGCCCGGCGAGGTGTACCTGTGCCAGGACACGGCCAACAAGCAGTGGCTCGTCGTGTCGTCCGAGGAACTGACGTCGCAGTCGAAGCAGTGGCGCATCCGCCGGTCACGCAGCGCACGGTCGAACTCGCAAGGCTCCAAGGACCTGACGTTGCCCGGCGACGCGTGGGTTGCTCGACTGTGGCGCGCCCACCCCCGCTTCGGCGACGAACCCGACTCGTCCATGCTGGGCGTGCTCGACCAGTGCGAACAGTTGGTGCTGCTCGACCAGGCGATGAGGAACATGGCCCGCCGGGCGATGAACGCCGGACTCGTGTTCCTCCCCGACGGGATCGTTGCCTACTCGGCGTCCGACAAGGAACAGACGATCGCTGATGCGATTGCCGAGTCGGCGTTGCAAGCCGTCGAGTCGGAATCGGCTCTGTCGACCGTCACCCCGAAGGTCGTGTCCGGTCCGCCGGAGTTGGGCGAGAAGATCAAGTTCATCACGCTCACCCAGGCGACCGACCCGAACCTGGCGACCGCCGCGCAGAAGCTGCTGGAACGGATCCTGATCGGCATCGACATCCCCAAGGACGTCGTCAAGGGGTTGGCCGATGTGAAGTACGCCAACGCCATCGTCATCGACGACGACCTGTACCGGGCGCACATCGAACCGTTGGTGCTGCTGATCGTCGACACGCTCACCTCGGTGTACCTGCGCCCGATGCTGATGAAGGGCCTCGACGAAGCGCAGATGAAGATCGCTGAACGGATCGTGGTGTGGGCCGACACGTCGGCGATCGTCACCCGGCCGGACAAGTCGCAGGCATCCAACGAGGGCTTCGACAAGATGCTGCTGTCGGGTGAGGCGTGGCGCCGGTCGCGAGGGTTCTCCGAAACCGACAAGCCGTCCGAAGAAGAACTCGTGCTGCGCGTGGCGATGGCCCGGGCGCCGATCCCGCCGGAGATGGCGTCGGTGATGCTCACTGCGTTGAACCCGGCGTTCTTCGAACAGGCAGCGAAGGCCGGTGAGGAACAGGCCGGGATCCCCGACGACGTGTCGGAACTGTTGAAGGGGCCACCTGGTACCGCACCGAACGAGCCGTCGGCGATGGAACGCGCCGGTGGCCCACTGAACGGTGGTCAGGTCGTGTCGCCCGGCGGCAACCTTCCGCCGCAACCTGCGCGCTAGATCACTTGGCGTTGAGGATCCGTACGAGGCGCTTCAGTCGTTCGTCCTCGATCACCAGTTCACGGATCTCGTCGTTGATCTGAGCACGGGAGTCGCGCAGTGTCGCCAACTGAACGGTGACTCGTTCGGCTGCCCGGCGGATCGCTACCGCGGCTTCGTCGAGCGGGGTCGGTGACAACATCGGCGGCTCCACGTCGAGGGCGTCCTCGTCGCTGTGGTGCTGCCATCCCTGGTCGGGTGGCTGGACAACACCGAGCAGGGAGGTGGGATCGTCTGGTATCAGGTCTGGGGTCGTGGTCATCTTGTATACCCTAGTACGTCTGCTACGGTACCGACCGAGACAAAGACGCAGACCCGGACTCCGACGTAGACGAACCCAATGGTCCACCCAGAGATGGGGTCTACGTCGTGAACCCAGGAGCACCCACATGGTCAAGTCGTTCAAGGGTTTCGTGCCCTCCGAAACCGTCACGTTCGAACTTCAGTCGCCAGACGGAACCAACACCGTCACGTTCCGCTGCAAGCCCAACGTCCCCGGTTCGAAGTTCTTGGAGTACATGGAACGGGCCGAGTCCGTGCAGGACTTCGGTGCGATGGCCAAGGCTGTGCGCGACATCATCAACACCGCGCTCACCCCTGAATCGGCGAAAGAGTTCTGGGCGTTCGCCGACAACGAAGTCAACGGCATCAGTCTCGACACGCTCTCGGAGATCTCCGGGTGGCTCGCAGAGACGTTCGCTGGTAACCGCCCTACGGTGCCTCAACCAGCCTGATCTCCTGGCTGGCTGGGGAAACCTGGATCTCGGCCGCGGGCGAGTACGCGTTCTACAACGGTGGGGCCTGGCTCGGCGATGTGCCGACACCACGGCTGGTCGAGATCGCTTACTTCCTGTTGAAGCGCGAGGTGCTCTCAGGGGTCGTCGAGCAACCGGTGGCTCGTGCCCGGGACCAGGCGATGCGGCGGGTCGACGGTTCGTTGCAGATGGCCGGGGACGACGATGACACCGGCCTCCCTGCGTGGGTCGTGTCGGCAGGGATCATGCCCGCCGACGGTTCAACGCTCGACTAGGCGCGCCTGATGGCGCTCTCCGATGTCGGTACCGCCTATGTGATCATCAAGGCCAACACCGAACAGTTGGCCGGAGACATCGGCAAGGGGTTCAAGAAGGGCGCCGCCGACGCTGACGACGACATCGCCAAGTCCGGTTCCGAGGGCGGCAAATCGTACAAGAAGGGGATGCTCGGCGAGATCGGCGACGGCGAGATCGGCGACGGTGTCACCGAGTCGTTGAACACCCCGGAGATCAACAAGAACTCCGAGAAGGCCGGGGCCAACGTCTCGCGTCGCGTCAAGAAGGGCCACGACAAGGAGAACAAGAAGCACAACCCGTTCGCGTCGCTCGGCGACTCGCTGGGTCAGGTGTTCTCGGGGATGGCCAAGCTGAAGTGGCCCGCGATTCTGCTCGCCGCCCCCGACGTTCTCGGCGGTCTGGCCAACATCATCGGGGCGTCGCTGGCCGGGATCACCGAAGCCCTCGGGTTCCTCGTCGAAGCCGCCGCCGGTGCCGGTGCCGCACTGGTCGGGATCGGTGTCGTGGCGATCCCTGCGCTCGCCGTCCTGTTCGCCGCGTTCAAGGTCAGCACCGACGAACTCGACTCATTCAAGGAAGCCGCCAAGCCGCTCATCGGCCAGTGGAAGAACGTTGCCGTCGCGGTGCAGAAGAAGGTCCTCCCGGCGATGCTCGGGTTCCTCGAAACCAGCCAACTGCTGATCCCGATGTGGGTCGAGTTCGGTGACCACATCGGCACGATCGCAGGCAACTTCCTGACGATGGCCGGGAACGTGCTGACGTCGAACAAGAACCTCGACGCCTTCGCGACGATCATGGAGAACAGCGAGAAGTTCTTCGGTCTGATCTCCGAATCGCTGCTCGTCGTCTTCGATGCGTTGATCCCGGTGTTCGCCATCCTCGCGCCGCTCGGCGTGCAGTTCGCCGAGTCGCTCCGCAAGATGGCCGACCACCTCGCCGAGTTCCTCGCGCAACCCGGCAAGCTCGACGAACTGTCGGTCAAGTTCCAAGACTGGTACGACAAACTCGCGCAGGTCTTTCGGATCATCGGCAACGTGTTCACCGCGCTGTGGGAGATCCTCGGTGTCGGCGCCGAGTTCGGCACGAGCATGTTCGATTCGTTGGAGAAGGTCACCGGCAAGTGGGCCGAGTGGACCCAGTCGATCGAGGGGCAGACCGCGTTGCAGGACTGGTTCGCCAAGTCGCAACCGTTGATGCACGAGATCTGGTTGCTGATCAAGGACATCGCCGACATCGTCATCGGGCCGATCATCGACGTCGATTCGCAGCAGGGGACCATCGACTTCGTCCACACACTCCGCACCGACTGGTTGCCGACCTTCAAGGACATCTTCGACGCGTTGGGTAACGCCGGTGTCGGTGAGGCCCTTCAGACACTCGCCGACGCCCTCGTCGACTTCATCAACTCGTTCTCAGGGTCGTCGACGATCGTGGCGACCATCGACACCTTCGCCAAGGTCATCGAGGGCTTCGCCAAGGTGTTGTCGGACCCGTTGGTGGCCGAGGTCGCGCCGACGTTGGCGGCGATCTACGGCGGACTCGCGGTGTTCAAGTTCCTCAAACTCGACAACCTCGCCAAGGACGTCTTCGCCGTCGGCAGCGGGTTCCTCAACCTTGGCAAGGGTCTGTTCGCGACAGGTGAAGGGGTCGCTGCTGCGAAAGCGGCCGGTGGGCTGCAATCGCTCGGTGCGACGCTCGCTCCGATCGCCGGGCCGCTGCTGGCCGTCGCCGCGGCGATCGCAGCGATCTGGGCCGTGTGGCACTTCTGGGACGAGATCATGGCCGGGCTGAAGACTGCGTGGGAATGGTTCACGAAACTGTCGACGCCGATCCAGATCCTCGTCGGGATCCTCGCCGGGATGACGGCGATCATCATGGCCCCGCTGCTCGGGTTCATCGGGCTGATCTTCGGTGTCATCGCAGTGTTCAAGAACTGGGAAGCGATCGCCGGGTTCGTCGACCGAGTATGGGACGCTATATTCAACTTCTTCACGGGACTGCCCGACCTGATCGGCAAGCTGCCCGGGTTGCTCGGCGGGGTCGGTCTGTCGATCCTCAACTTCTTCGAAGGGGTCGGCGAGTCGATCCTCGGGTTCCTCGGTCGCCTGCCAGGGATCATCGGTGGCGCCCTGCTCGGAGCGTTGACGGCAATCCCCGGTCTGGTGATGGACGCGCTCTCCGGGCTGGCCAACGTCGGGTTGGGGATCCTCCAGTGGATCGCCGACGGCATCGTCACCGCCGCGCCGGTCGTCGCCCAGTTCTTCACCGAGCTACCGATCAAGATCCTCGGCTGGGTCGGTCAGGCGTTCTCGGCGCTCACCGGCCTCGGCACGAACATCTTGCAGTGGATCATCGAGGGCCTCGTCGAATGGTTGCCGAAGGTCCTCGTGTTCTTCATCAAGATGCCGTTCGAAATCCTCACCCTGCTCCGCAAGGCCAACGTCGAGATGGTCAAGATCGGCTGGCGGATCCTGATGTGGATGATCGACGGGCTGGTCGAAGCGTGGCCGTCGATTCTCGACTTCTTCAAGAAGCTGCCGCGCCGGATCATCGACGCCTTGGAAGCCGCCGGGAAGTTCCTGCTGTCGGTCGGCAGGTCGATCATCGACGGGATGTGGCAAGGCATCCAGACGGCGTGGGACATCGGCCTCGACTTCTTCAAGAAACTGCCACGACGGATCCTCGACGCGTTGATCAACTCGGCCATGTGGCTGCGTGATGTCGGCAGCGGGATCATCAACGGGATGTGGCAGGGCATCCAGTCGTCGTGGGATGCCGGGCTGGAGTTCTTCACCGGGCTACCGGCGCGGATCATGGGCTACTTCACGTCGACGATCGACTGGCTGAAGCAGGTCGGCGGCGACCTGATCCAAGGACTATGGAACGGTATACAAGAGGTGTTCGCGTCGGTCAACGAGTTCTTCATGGGCATGCCCCAAGCCCTGCTCGACCTCGTCCTCGCCGGTGCCCCGATCGTCGCCTCGATCGGGTCGAGCGTCATCCAGTGGATCCTCGACGCGATCACCACCGCAGCCACCACCGTGTGGGACTGGTTCACCGGGCTGCCGCAAGCCCTCTGGGATCTCGTCAGTGGCGCCTCGCAGAAGATCATCGACATCGGTAGCGACGCCATCGGCTGGATCGTCAGCGGCCTCGTGTCCGTCGCCCAGGACGTGTGGAACTGGTTCCTCGACTTCCCGCAGGCGGCGTGGGACACCGTCAGTGGGATCTCGCAGAAGATCATGGACATCGGCCTCGACGCCATCGGTTGGATCCTCGACGGCATCCACGACGCCGAGGTCGACCTGTGGACCTGGTTCACCGAACTCCCCGGCGTCGTATGGCAGAAAGTACAGGACGTCTCACAGAAGGTCATCGACATCGGCAAGGACATGATCGGCTGGATCGTCGAAGGCTTGGAGGGGTTGGCCTCCACCCTGTGGACGACGTTGACCGAGGCGCTGCCGTCGCCGTCGGATGTGATGGGGGCGATCAAGGGGATCTTCACCTCGGCGATCAACCTGCTGCCCGATCTCACCCCCGGCTTCGATGTGCCCGGCGTCCCGTTCTTCGAAATGGGTGGCATCATCCCGGGTTCGGCGTTGGGCATGCCGGTGATCGTCGGTGAACGGTTCAAGTCGGAAGCGATCGTGCCGATGGAACGTCCCGGCCGTGCGCTGGCCGTGATGCAACAGGCGGGCCTCGACAAGATGGTCCTCAACGCCTACATGGGTTCATCCACTGACGCACCGGCCGGTGTCGCCGGGCGCGACGTCACCATGTTGCACATCGACCGGGCCACGATCACCGCTCCAGTCGACGCCGACATGATCGTCCAGAAGATCGCCACCGCATACAGGAGAATGGCGTCATGACCTATCCGGCGAACTGGCCCACCCCGGGCAAGATGCACTTCCGGTTGACCGAACCGCGCCTCGGCCAGTTGGATCTCGACTGCGACGCCGGGTACGTCGTGTCGTCCTACGACCTCGGGTTCCCGGCCGTGCGCGAGGTGTCGGTACCGAACTCGCTCGACGACGGCACGTACGACATCTCGCACTTCTACGGGGCGCGCAGCATCACGCTCGATGTGATCGTGAAGCCGCACACCGGCCTCGACTCGACGTCGTCGCCGACTGCTGCTGAAGCGGTGCTGCGTGACCGGCTGCTGGCCTACATGTACCCGGGTGTGCGACCGACGCTGATCTTCTCCGAGCACCAGGACGCTCGGGTCAAGCAGGTGATGTTGCGTGGCGCGCAAGGGTCGGTGGCGGTCAGCCGACGGAACTACAACAAGATCAGCGCCTCGTGGGTCGCGCCGCGTGGTGCGCTGCTGTCGTGGGATCCGCAGTGCTACGCGTACATGTTCTCGTCGAACACCGCCGACACCCAGTCCCAGACGATCCACAACAACGGGTCCGCTCCGGCGCACTGGCAGGCGACACTGGTCGGTGAGTCGATCAAACCGCGGTTCATCCTCAACGGTCAACAGGTGCTGCAACTCGACTACGAGACGTCGGTCGGTGACACGATCGTCATCGACTCGTTCTCGCGGACCGTGACGATCGACGGTGTGCAAACCGGCTACAAGTACGTCGGTGGCAACGCCTCTTGGGCGCAGGTCCCGCCGGGCGCCTCGACGTTGACGATCGAGCAGGACACGTACACGGTCGAGGGGTACCCGTTCGCCTACTGGCAGCCGACCGCGCCGATCGTTCCGAACCCGGCGAAGACACCGACGAACTGGGCGACGCCGCCGGGAACGACTCCGCCGAACAACCCGCCTCCTGGTGGTAAGCCGCCGTGGGCGTGGACCACGAGGATCGACCCGAGCACCGGGGAGCCGGGCCGGTTGGATATCAACTTCTGCTTCTACGACACATTCGTATGATCGGGTATATCTCATGTCGATGATCATGCCGCCGTTCCCGCAAGTGCTGGAAGAGGCCCCGCACCTGTGGCAGATCCTGGTCGTCAACGGCGCCGAGCGCGTCGTGCTCGACCAGTGGACGTCGTTGTCGATCAGCGAAGACCACGACGGTGTCCGCATCGAACTGGAAGTCAACGGCATAGACCCGATGATCGCCGTGATGCGAATGATGGTCACCGACCTGGAGTTCTACTGGAACGATCAACTCACCTACCTGGTCCGCATCGCCGACGCCGAAGACACCCTGACCCGCGACGGCCACGCCGTGCACTTCTCCTGCGTCGGCTACGAGAAGCTGTTGGAGCGTCGCATCCTGCGTCCCAACGACGGCCTCGGGGCCGAAGGCACGTACGTGCTCGACACGCTCGACATCGACGCCGCCTGGTCGCTGATCGCCTACACCCAAGCGAAGCTGTCGTTCGGGATCACCCGTGGCACGACCGCTCACGGGGTCCGCCGTCAGCGTTCGTTGAACTGGGGCGACACGATCATCGAGTGCATCAACAACTTCGCCGAGTCCGACGCCGGGTTCGACTGGTGGATCGACGCCCACAAGGTGTGGTGGGCGCAGAAACCGCGGCGTGGCACCGCTCACGACGTCGAGTGGCGGTGGGGCGGTGAGATCGCCGAACTCGTCCGGCAGTCGGCGATGGAGGATTACGCGTCGCTGGTGGTGACGACCGGCGCCCAGAACGAAACGTCGATCCCTGACCCACCGAACCCCGACCGTGTCTACCCGCCACCGGCGCCGCAGATGGTGCAACTGGCCACCAAGCCGCTCGGGCTGTGGGAAGTCGCTGTGTCGTACTCGGATGTGATCACCGAGCCGTCGCTGCTGGAGAAGGCGAACTGGCACCTGTCCGACCTGGCCACGATCCGCCCGACGTACAAGATCACGCTGGAACCGGGGATCTGGAACCCTGGTTTCAAGATCGGTGACACGCTGGTGATGCGCGTCGCCAGTGTGGCCCGCCTCAACATCAAGGTCCCGATACGGATCGAGGAAGTCCAGATCGGGATCACCGCCGACGGCGAAGAAGCGGTGGCCATGTCGGTGCGCGCCGAGGAAGCCGAAACGTTCATCACCCCGACGGCGACACCGCTCGACGAACCGGACCCGCAGATCGCTCCGGCGCTGTACGGGCGCACCGTCGCCCACCACCGGCTGAAGCCGTGGGATGACCTGGCGGCAGTGATGCGGACCGTCAACCAGCGCCTCGGACGGCAAGAACGCTCTCCGAGCGCCTGAGCGAACTACCATTCCGCCCATGCTCCAGATCGTGAAGGCCCCGGCCCTGCGAGCCGCGAAGAACGGACTCGTCGAAGTCGGCAACAGAATCGACGTCGGTGACGAGAAGTGGGAAGACGGGGTGACGTTCACCCCCCACGGTTGCCAGACGATCTTCGCTCACTCGCCCGGCTGCCCGTCCGAGAACAAGTCACCGTTCCACGACTGCACCCCGGCCGTCTCCGCGCACGCCTGGCTGCTGGAGGTGGGCCTCCAATGGTCGATGATGGACATGGGCGCCGACCCCAAGGACATCCTCACCGAAGCCTTTGAGATCGGCACCTCGGCCGTCTTGGAGCGTCTCACGTGGGAAGGCGTCGTCGACGTCGCTGCCGGGTCGCCGCTGGTGCTGCCGACGATCTCGGGAACGATCTCGACCGGCGGGATCTCCGGTCGGGTGATGGGCACTGCCGCCGTCCCCCCGGTCCTGACGACCACCGCGCTCGACGTCGGGTCGGCCACCAACATCGCCAAAGCGGTCGGGATGGTCGAAGCGAAACTGCTCGACGCCTCCGACCACATCGGTCAGGCCGGGACGATCTTCATGTCGCCGGTGATCGCCTCCCAAGCCGCCGGAGCCGGAGTGTTCGACCCCGACAACCTCGTCACCCGGGCGACCGGGTCGCAGGTCATCGTCGGCAACTTCGACTCCGACAAGATCATCGGGGTGATCGGCGAAGTCGACGTGTACCTCGGCAGCGTCATCGTGTTGGAGGCCACCGAACGATCGAAGAACGAGTGGGTCGGCCGGGCCGAACGACGGGCGGTCGCGGTGTGGAACCCGTGCGGTGTGTTCTCGGCGACGATCACCTGATCTGCATAACGCGCTGTAGACTGCCTGGCCTAGACACAGACTTGGAGACGACGAGATGACAACACAGACCACCGGCTACTACGAGGTACGCGACGGGGCGACCCGAGTCCTCCAATTCGGTGGCCAGCTTCTCGCCGAGGTGTCATCGAGGCGTACTGGCGCGCCACGCTGGACCGAGCTACGCCTGTACAAGACCGAAGCCGGTGCGTACGTGATGGAGAAGATCGGCGCATCCGTCGTCGTTCACGCACCGTCGTGCCCGGACATCAAGCCGCCGCTGCCACGCTTCCAAGAGATGCACCCCGGCGACGACCCGGCCGATGGGAACTGGTGGTTCTGTGAACGGTGCGGCGACGTCGCCGTGCGTGACATCACCACGCTGCTCATCGAGGCGAACCGCTACTGGGCGTTGATCTCCGAGGACCCGGCGCAGATCGTCGACTCGTTGTACCGGCGCAAGGACGGGGCACGGTCGATGCCGAGGATGTCGCTCGACTTACTGGACGAGGCATCCAGAAACGACCCGGCGATCTTGGAGTCGTTCAAGTCAGAGTTCGTGCTCTGACACGTGGTCACGCTGATCCGGCGGTTGGCGCTGCCAATCGCCATCACCTCCATCGTCGTCAACGCGTTGATGCTCGTCGTGTCGTTGCTGATCTGGTGGCTGGCGTTCGTGAAGGGCTGGCTCGACGAGGTCGAGTTCGTCGCGCACGTGTCGATGTTGGCGCTGGTGTTCTCGGCGGTGTCCGGTGTTGCTGCGGCGGTCGCTGGTGTACTGGCTCTCGTGCCGACCGATGATCTGATCGAGATCGACGATAACCTTGGTGACATGCAGGAGCGGTGAGACTGCAACACCGCACAGACAGCCCCTCCTAACCGGGGGGCTGTTTCGTTTCAGTCGTCGGGTTGCGGGAACGGCACGGTGCGTGGATCGGCGCGGACGAAGATCCCGCTGTTGGTCGGCATCCCGCACCACGAGCAGCGATCGCTGCCGTCGATGGCGCTGACCCCGATCGCTTGCACCGGTGAACGGTCCGGGTTCATCCTCGTCCAGCACGGGCCGCAGGCGACCTGGTTCCAGTTCACTGCGACACCACCGCTCGACACCCGACGATGATCACCAACCACATGAGCGCGCCGACACCCAACCAGGCGACCATCTTCCAGTCCCAGTTCACTCAGTCCGCGCCGACCGTGTCGTCGGCGGGTTCCTCGGGGGCGTCGCTCTCGATGATCTCCAGGTACGCCTCGACTTGGTTCAGCCACTCGGCGTCTTCGAACAGGGCCTTGCCGGACAACCGGCGATCCTCACGTTCGGCGAACGACTTCATCTCCAGCTTCTGCTTGTCGGACAGTTCCGTCAACCGTCGCAGGACGTCGTCGACACGACCGGCCCGCGGGTTCTCTTCCGCCGTCGCCGCTCCAGTGTCGACCGATCCGGCGCGCCCGTCGTCGTCTTCTGTCGCCAGGCCGAGGATCGACAACAGGGCATACCGGCGGGCGAAGCTGATCGCCGAACCGACGCCTTGCGGGGTGGATCCGGCCGGGCGGATCAACAGCGGGGGGAACTCGATGTACTGGCCCGAGGTGTGCCACAACACGGTGGCGACACCGTCCATCGTGGGGACCTGCGTCAGGGCGAGATCGTTCTCTTTCAGGTGCGGGCGGATCGCATCCAGCACGACGTTGAGTGGGGCGTACGAGTAGCTGTACTTGTCCATCTCTGCGGTCGCGGTGCGGGGGATGTCGTCCATCGCGTTAAGCGCGGCGACGAACGCCGGGACGACTTTGTCGAACGGTTCGGATGCTTCGAATGAGGCCATCAGGTGCCTGCTTTCTGGGTCTGGGTCACGGAGCACAGTATAACTGGCTACACTCGGAAACTTTCTTTCCCAGATCGTTTACATCGGCCGGTCGAACGTCGCTTCGTAGAAGTGTGAACGAAGACATGCAACTACTCAGGTCCTTGCCGATGCCAACCCAGAAGGCGCTGCTGCGCGACTGGGTCGAACGGAGGCGGCTCGGGACGCTCCGCGGTGAGGGCCTCGCCTCCCACGCCGGGTACATCAACATGATCGCCCAAGAGCAGGGGGTCACCATCGACGAGATCCTGGCGCTCGACTGGTACCCCGTCTGATCCCGACCAGGCGTCGACGATGTCCTCATCGCTCTCTTCGCCGTCGCCGTAGTCGTAGCCGTGGGCGCGCCACCACTCGACCAGATCGAAGACCATGCCGTAGGTGACGAGCGGCAACCAGAACAGGATCGTCACCGACCGTTGGATCCCGTTGCCGTCCAATGCCCATGCGAAGCCGATCCCGGCCCACAGGTAGATGATGACCAGCGCGACGATCATGCCGCGACTTCGGCCCACGCCTTCCCTGTGCGGATCGCTTCCAGTTCGGCGTTCGCAGCGCGGTATCGCTGCACGAGGCGCCCGATCGCGGCGACTTCGGGGGCGGTGAAGAACCGGCGGTTGCCTGAACCTGGTTGGTTGTCCTGGGAGGTCAACACGACCACGCTCGTTCGTAGCCAGTAGTCGAGGACACGGAAGCTGATCCCGGTCTGTTCGATCACTTCTTGCGTGGTGTACAGCCGTGACGCCAGCGTCTCCCGGCGTGGCTTGGGCCGAGTGTCCGTCATCGTCATGTTGATACTCCTTTGTGCTCTCCTGGGTCTGGATTACTCGTGGGCAGTTGCTCCCACGACTCGTAGCGTAACCCCGCTATACGGGCTTGCGCGGGATGGGTCGTGACGTGCTCATGGTGTGCTCTACACAGTGCTATACAGTTGTCGGGGTCGAGGTGGCCACCGGGGCGTACCCCGCGGGACTGAAGTTCATGTACGTCGATCGGACCGGCGCATCGGATCCCGAACGCGCCCGGGGCTGAGCAGCGGTACATCGCCCGGCGCAACGCAATCTCACGGACCACGTTGCGTTCATCGCGTTCGGCCAGCCGCTTGTCACTCACCGGTCGGAGGCGCGAACGCTTCACGGCGGACCCTCTTGCGGTCGATGGCTTCGATGGCAGCAACAGAGATCGCCGAGATCTCGACGAACAGACGTCGAGCGTCGACGATCTCGGCTGCGTCCTTGTGGCACATGTCGACTGCCCGGCGGGCGACCAGCCAGGCGAAATCGGGGATGCCGTGCAGGTCATCGTGGTCCGGTGTCCACCGACAGTCGTCGATCTGGTGGCGGCGTTCATCGGCGACCTCGGCGAGGACGTCGTACATGTCAATCGGCGCGGATGACCTGGGCGTCTCGGTGTCGCTCATCGAGTGGTCCGCCGGTGATCGTGACGTATCCGCAATCGCTGCATTCTGCAATGGTCCCTTCGTCGGGGAAGCGCGTGTCGGCAGGAACAGTGAACAGGATCATCGTCCCCGTGCATTCGTTCGGTGCGGCCATGCACGTATGTATACCCGACTACGGGGGAAATCATGTGCGTCATTCTGATGACAACGGTGTGGACATCTCGGGTTCATCTGTGAGGGCCTGTGGAGAAGGCGTCTTCGGTGTCTTGTTGCGCGTGTACGTGTTCGGTCCGCGAGCGATGATCGACGACCCGTACTCGACCTTGTGGAACGGTGTCGGGTCGAGGCGTTTGCGGAGTTCGGTGATCTTCCACTTCGAACTCGTGGCGCCTTGGCCGCAGGCCGGGATGACGTCGCGGGCGTCGGCGAGTGGGATCGCTTCGACCATCTCGCCGGTGTCGATGTTGACGAGTGGTTGGGCGAGGGCGCCGAGGACTGCGTGGCCGTCCCACTCGTGGTGCGTCTCGATGGTGCGGTGCACGGTGAGGCCGTCGGCGGTGGTGTACTCGTCGGGGATCCGCCGGGCGAGGATGACGCCGTGGTCGCGGCGCACGATCATGGCGTTGGTGATCAGCTTGTCGAGGCGGTCCCACAGTTCGACGGCGTAGTCGATGTCTTGGCGCGCCCAGTCGGCGTCGACGTCCAACTCGTTGACCGAGGCGTCGATCGCTGCGACCTGTTGGAGGATCTTGGCGAGGTTCACGTCGGGTGCGAGGTGGTCAGCACGATCGACTTGACGGCCCACATCACGCAATCCTCCAGGTGGGTGAGTGCCAGTGATCGTTCCCGGTTGTCCTGGCAGTTGTCGACGATCACGAAGCCGAGTTTCTTGGCCCAGTCGCGGACGTGTTCGATGCGTTCGATCCCGTCGGCGGACGGGGTCTGGTTGGTCAAGGATCGGTCGAGGGCGGCGAGGCGGGCACGGTCGGAATCATTCATCCCGTAACCGTAACAGAGGGGTGTAACGTGGTTGAGAACCAACGACGAAAGGACAGAAATGAAGCAGGGATACAGCCACATCACGATGCTCGTCGACCGGAGCGGTTCGATGTCGCGCATCGCCACCGACGCCCAGGGCGCAGTCAACAAGTTCGTCACCGATCAACAGGCGGTGCCCGGGGAGGCGACGCTGCTGCTCGTCGAGTTCGATGCCAGCGCGGGACTCGCCGACTCCGAGCGGTCCATTCCGTGGTACCACGTCGTCCACGACGGCGACATCAACCAGGCCCCGGCGTACCAGTTGCATGCCCGTGGGAACACGGCGCTGCTCGATGCGATCGGCCGGGCGATCACCGCCACCGGTGAGCAACTCGCCGCGCTCGACGAGGCCGACCGGCCCGAGCACGTCTACTTCGTCACCCAGACCGACGGGCAGGAGAACTCCAGCCGCGAGTTCACCGGCGACACGATCCGCGAGATGATCAAGCGCCAGACCGACGAGTTCTCGTGGGAGTTCCTGTTCTTGGGGATGGGACCGGACTCGTTCAACCAGGGTCACACCCTCGGGTTCGCCAACGTCACCAAGGGCGCGCAAGCCCCGGCCGCGTACGCCGGAACCTACGACCTGGCGAGCGCCAACATCGCCGCCCACCGTGGTGGCGTGGTGCACGATCTGTCGGCGACCAACGCCGACGTCGACGAGGACGGGACGGTCACCCCTGCCCCGTGAGAGGTTGGGTGCGCTCGCCGGGAAATCTAGGGGCGTTCGCCGAGCAGGCGAGCGGTTTCGGCGAGCGCATCCGCCATCGACCGTTCCTCAGCCGTAACAGGCTCTGTAGGCCCGTCTGCCGTTTCCGGGGGTACTGGTGCCGCCGGACGGGGGGTTCGACCGCCAGAGAGGTGCTGTAGCGGTTGTGGTGGCTCTCCCAGCACCAACGTCCGGCCGTAATCGTCGTCGGTGAGCCGTCCGCCGAGAGCATCCAGGCTGGCCCTGGTGAGCCGCTGGTCCCCACCGAACACGTTGAGGACCTTCACGAACGAGCATTCCCAGCCCCCATCGCGGTTCTGGTGGCCGTGGTCACGGATCGCCGCCTCCGCCCTGCCGGGGTCACCGATGGCCTTGTCGCCGATGTTGCGGCCGGTCGCCTCCCGGTAGGCGTCGTTCATCAGCGCCTGCCCTTCGGCCCACGACACGGTCCGCTGCCTCGGGTCGTCGTCGTGGCGGGTGTCCAGCTTGCACGCCGGGGGCCTCGTCCAGTCCTTGGGGACCTCCACGAGGTGTTCCAGTTCGGTGCCGTCGAGGTACTTCTCCCAGTTGTCGGGGTTGCGGAACACTTCGTCCAGCTTCGGGTTGCACCGCGGGCACGGCCGCAACCATCCCGGTTCGCCGCCGGTGTCGGGGATCCAGCCGGTCCCACCGCACCACGGAGTCGCGGGCGCCGCCAGCCGGGCAGCCACGGCGCGTTCCTCGCGCTGCTCGCGCACCGCCGGATGCTCGTGGTACGCCGTCAGGATCTGGTGCATCGACGGGCGCAGCTTCCCGGTCCACGTGCGCGACATCTCCCGGCAGACGTCGTTCAGCGCGTCGCCGTCGTCGGTCCCGTCGCGCAACTGCTCGACGAACTTGGTCAACACCACCTCGTCGTCGAAGCTGAACCCGGGGATGCCAGCGATGAGCAGCCCGGCTGCCGCGTATGCCTGGTCCGTTGTTGTCATCGTGCTTCCGCCTTCGTCTCGGTCTTGGTCTTGTCGTCTGCTGCGAGTGCGGCGCGCACCCGTTCCATCTTGCCCATCGGCTTCACGACGGTGAGCGGCGTCGCCGATCTCGGTTCGTCGTCTTCCCACCGCCGCTGGTTGAGCCACACGTTACCGGCCGGGATGAACGTCAGATCGGTTTCGTTCGTGGCCCACCAGGCGGCGTGGCGCTCGATCCCGGTGAACGCATCGCGCCGGTCCGCCGCGCGCATCGTCCGCCACTTGGTTCGGGCCTGGCCCTTGCCCGTCGCTTTCTTCGGGTACAACGCCCACCATCGGTCAAACGCCTCATCCACCAAGGAAGACGAAGTCTTCCTACTCTCGTTGTTCTTGCTCTCGTTGTCTTGCTCTCTCTCGTGGTGCACCGGTGCACCCACCCTGGGTGCATCCGTGCTCCCACCCCTGGGTGCATCCGTGCACCCACTGGGTGCAGATTCGATCCGTTCGTCACCGGCGAGGTGGTACCGATTCGGAAGCTGCGCTCCGTTCTCGGACCTCGCTTCGACGTACACGGCACCGACTTCGACGAGTCGGTGGAGTGATCGTTTGACGGTGTCGGCCGACTTGCTGATCTTCTCGGCGATCGTCTGCTGGGAGGGTCTGATGTCGTTGCCGTAGCGGGCGAGCACGCCGTAGACGCGGACGTCGTCGCCGGTCAGGCCGGGGTGGTACAGGATCCACTCGGGGATCGCTGCGAACTTGTAGCCGAGAACGACGCTCATTGCGACACCGCGAACGGCGAGCCTGATACGATCATGGCGAACCTCAATTCAGAAATGACGATGCCCTGGTTTGCCGCCGGGGCATTGTCGCGTTTGGGACGGAGTCGCCAGTATCGCGCAGTTGAACTACCGCTCTGACACTCGCCGCCCGGCCAGCATCCGCACGATCCTCGCGGTGTCCCGTTCCGCCTGCTCCGTCTCGGCGATCGTCCAGCCCTGCTCCAACAGTTGCGCCCGCACCGACGGCAACATCCCGGCGCTGGCGATCTCTTCGGTGTCACCGGCGCAGTACAGGCAGATGACGTCGCAGATCTCCTGAGCGCCGAGGGATCCTTCGGATCTCCACAACGGCGCCCGGCATTCCATGCACTCGGCCATGATCGACGGGACGTTGGCGATGGGCATGTCGGCGATTCTCACGCAGACGAGTACGGCGGGTTCCTGGTTCTCGGTCATCCGGCGACTATAACCCGGTACGCGAAAGAGCGCCGGGTGGTTCACGGTCCACCCGGCGCTCTTTCATGCTGTTCCGTCCCGAACAGCGATCTGTTGGTCAGACGGTCGGGCAGGTCGTGCCCAGGTCCTTCCAAACGAACCAGTCGCCCTTGCCCTTGTCGGCACCCGGGTTGTACGGCTTGTTGAAGCCGCGCAGCGACAGAGCATGCTCACCGTTCGGTGTCGCAGGCAGTGCGTGCCACTTCGGGTCGCTCAGCGACGGGACGCCGGTGCCGGTGAACTTGCCGGTGTAGTTGAACCACACGCCTTTCACGGTCGGCTGGCACGGCGGCTCACAGTCGCCGTTCTGGGTCAGCTTGACATCGTCGATGGCGAAGTCGTTGCCCGAGTACGCCGTGCCGTTGTTCACGATCTTGACGTTCATCGGGTCGGACGCCGGGACAGCGCCGACGATCTCGATGATGTTGCTCGGGTCGTTGCTCAACACGGTTTCCGTGGCTCCGAGTGCGACACCGTTGATGTAGACGGTGATCGCCGCGCCACCATCACTGGCAGCGGAGAGCGGGAGGATGTTCAGCATGTTCGCGCTGAACGTGTAGGTCACCTTGGAGCCGGGTGTGGTGCAGACCACGCCTGGCACCGTCACGTCCAGCACCGTTTGGTCGGTGTTGGTGAACCCGTTGACGATGAGCATGTTGTCGGTCGACCCGGCCAGGTCCACCCAGAACGGGTGGAAGTCGTGCGGGTTGGTGCCGATGACGTAGGTGCCGGGATCCCACATGGATCCGTCGCCACCGGGGTAGCTCGCCTGGCTGAACAGCGTCGTCTGGCTGAACGCAGTCGTCGCTCCGGCGCTCGGGAGCGTGGGGTTGACGCCCAGCCCGTCGAAGCTGATGTTGAGCGGCTGGTCGCCGTCTGCGGCTGCTGCCGGGGAGACGAGCGCCCCGACTGATGTGATGGCGATGGCTGCTGCAAGCAGGACGCGCCCCTTCTTCATTGATGCTTTCAAAGCAGTCCCCTTCAGGGTTCTACGTGAGCGGAATCTCCGCCCGCCGGATCGTGAACCGTAGTCCACGACGATGGTGTGAACCTTAGCGGTGCATCAAGGGATCCGCAAGGAATCTGCAAGATATTTGATACCCGGGTATCAATCGAACATGCCACGTCACGCCATATGCCGATACCACGGTATGCCCTACCAGGCACGGAACCGCGAAATCCGTGGTTGCGGAACCCGCCCCGAGCGGTTACGGTTACCGCCAGCTACAACACCGTAGCGACGAACGACTAGCTCGACTAGTCAAGAGAGAGGTCAGCATGGCTACGCCCATGAAGATGACGGCTGAGGCCGTCGCATCCCGCCTGGAAGAGGACTACTCATCCGGCGCCCCCTACCAGTGGGCCATCGAATGGCTCCGCAACGTATGGGCCAAACCCACGGCAACCGAGGCGTTCATCCGCATCGTCGAGATCCCCGGCAACGGCACCCGCCTCGTCATGATCGACAACGGCGCACCGATCACCGAGGATCTGCTGTACGAGTACATCGCCACCCTCGGCGCCGGTGACGGCTCGATGTGGCGGCTCGACAACATGGAGGGCAACCGGCACGCCGGACTCCGCGCCTCGATCCTGCCGTGGGCCGACATGACCGTCGCCGTCTGGGACGACGACATCATGCCGAACGGGTTGGAGATCGAACTGTTCTACGACCCGGCCACCACCACCTACGAGTCCAGCGACGTCGTCGCCCTCGATCCCGACATGCTCGCCGCGCTCCGCAAGGAAGTCACGCCCTACGCAGACTCGCCCGACGAGATCCCGGGACTGTCGCCCACCCACAGCGGTGCGTTCACCCGTGGCGTCGCCTTCATCCTGTTCGACCGCGACGACACCAAGGACGGCCCGTTCTACGACGAGCGCAAGGGCGAGACGTCCGGCGGTGTCCAAGACGCACTCCGCGACCGTGTCTACGCGGCGGTCAACCAGGCGACCGGCGACCCGCTGCGGATCGTGGCCGAGGTGACAATGCCCCTCGCCGACACGAAGGACAAGAAAGGCGGCGGCGCAGTCGTCAACATCAACGGTGCCCCGACCCGTCTGGACAGCCGCGAGATCAAGGGAATCCAACCCTGGTTGGATCGCCCGTCGGTCACCGGCGACCCGCTCGTCGTCGACGACTACGGCACCAGGATCCATTGGTGGCTGCTCGACGAACTCGGCGACAACCGGCGTCTGATGAACGCCGGTCGCGGCATCGCAGCGATCCGCTACAAGAACGAACTCATGCCCCTGTCCGACAGGGTGCAGAACGACATGCGTCGCTTCGGGATCGTTCTCAGTGCCGTCTACGACCGGCTGGCGATCGTCATCGAACCGCCGACGTCCGGTCCCGGCTGGCACGTGAAGCAGAACCCGGCCCGTTCACGGGTCGAGTCGTTCAACGGCTTGCCGCTCCCGCTCGACGAGTGGGCCGAGGCGTTCGTCACCGACATGCCCCTGGCGATCCGTGACGCCAACGCTGCTGCCCGTTCCCTCGGGATCAGCACGTCGAACAGCCACCTTGCCCGAGTGATGGAGAAGTTCACCGACCGGTTCAAGGTCCTCGCTGCTTCACGGCGTCGCAAGCCTGGCACCGGTGTCATCGGCGAAGTCGCCAACGACACACCGGCGCCCAGCGCGGATCCCGGCGACGAGGCTCGTCTGCCTCGCGAGGGCGGCGTCGGCTCGGTCACGGTCGTCAAGCCCTCCGAGAACAAGGGCGGTCGGACCAACGGTGTGCTCACCGTCAACCGGCCACACACCGGCACGGGTGCCGAGGAATCGGTGTTCCGCGCTGGGGCGAAGCGTCGTGCTCGTCGCGCCCGTGACGTCCCGGCCGAGGTCGCCGTCGAAGAGAAGGCGATGGGCATGCTGCCGGAGTACCTGTCGAACGCCGAATGGCACGCCCGCTTCGACGGTGCCGCCGACGTCGACCCCTACGGCTACTTCTGGGATCGTGTCTCCAAGGTGTTGACACTCAACGTCGACCACCCAGTCCACGAACTGGCCATCGACTACTACACCGGCGCATGGCTCGACGCCCGCCCGAACATCCGTCGCAGGGCGACGACCGAAGAGATCCGCGACGCAGTCTTGGAGGCGTACTTCCTTGACACGTTGACGGGGATCTCGGCCGCTGTCCGGCTGCACGGTAGTGAGGGACGGGCACACCTGGAGATGACTCCCGAGGTGATGACCAAGTCGCACTACAACACCGCCGGGGTCGACGCGCTGATCGAACCGTGGCTCGGTGCGCTCGGCTCGACACGGCGGGCCGTCGTGGCGTGACCGGCGAACAACTGTCGTTGGAGGGGGTCGACCATCGGTCGGCCCCCTTGCCGCGTCTGGTGTACGCCATCGACCCGACGCACTCGACGAACTCGCAGCGGATCTCCGATCTCGCGAGGCTCGGCTACCTACCAACACCGGTCCTCGACTGCACGTTCGGACTCGGCGGATTCTGGAGCGGTTGGCAACCCGAGTTCCTCGTCGCCTGCGACCTGGACCCGGACAAGGCCCGCGACATCCGCTGCGACGTCCACGCCTTGCCGTTCGCCGACCGGTCGTTCCCGGCCGTCGTGTTCGACCCGCCGTACAAGGTTCGCCACGGCGGCAACACCGAAGCCTCGATGACCCAGGGCGGGATCGACATCTCCGACCGCTACGGCTCCGAGGGCGACCTGCGTTCGCAGACGATCGGCAAGCCGTGGCTCTCGGGCCTGCCGGAGGTGCTGCGTGTCGCCGACCGGTTCGTGATCGTCAAGTGCCAGGACCAGGTCGCGGCGTGGCAGTCGTACGACGTGGCCGCGCTGGCCGGGACGCTCGGGTGGCGGCTGAAGGATCTGCTGCTGCTCGGCAACACGATCTTCAACCCGAACGTCCAGCGCCACGCCCGCCGGAACTACTCGACGTTCGTGGTGTTGCAACGTGTTCGGAAACGTGGCCGCTGACCAGGCACGTTGTCATTCCGCAGATACCGTGGTATACTGTTGTCATGACCGAGACACCAGACATCACATCCACCCCCCTCGACTGGGTCGGCAAGACCCTCACCTGGGACGGCAACAAGCGGTTCCACATCGAAGCGGTCGAACCGTGCAACGAGTGGTACTACCGAATGACCGGCGCCAACCCGAAGATCCCCCGCTGGAACGTTCGCTGCCGCCCGATCCGCCCCAACCGCCCACTCGGCGCCATCCGCGAGTTCGCCCTCACCGCCGACGCGCTGGTCGCCTGATGGCCGACATCACCGACGAGACAGTCACGATCGCCGGGCGCACCATCGCCGTCGGCTACTCCATCAAGGTGCTCCCCACCGCCGGGAACAAGACCAGCTTCATCGGTCGCATCCGCGGCTGGTGGATCGACAACGGCGAAGTCGTCACCATCGACGTCTGGGGCGGACGCCCCGGCAAAGAGAAGATGCGATCGTTGCGCCTCGACCAAGTCGAGATCCTCTCGACCCGCATGCAGAACAAACTCCAACGAGCAAGGACATCATGAACACCACTCTCACCGGCCCACAGCAAGCACTGCTGGAACGAGTCCGCAGCGAAGGCACCGTCGTCCAGAACGGCCGTGCCCGGCGCACCGTTCAAGCACTCGTCGACCGCGGCCTCGTCGTCTCCGAGTACGACCTGATCCCCCATGCCATCGGATCGTGGACCGAAAGATTCACACTCACGTTGGCTCCCAACGATAGCGAGGTATAGTTACCGCCATGACACAGACACCAGACACAGACAAGACCTACAAGATCATCCGGTTCTACCAAGACGCCGACTCCGAGATCATCACCCGCGGCCAAACGCTGGCACAGGCCCAAGCGCACTGCCAACGTGAGGACACCCACGGCGAAGGCTGGTTCGACGGCTACGACGTGGACGAGCAGTCATGAGAGTCAACCGAGTCCAACGAGCGACCGGCTCGACGAAGCGCCCGTGGCGCGACCCGAAGTGCATGAAGTGCCGCAAGGAAATCTTGAAGGGCGAGCCGTACCAGTGGGCGCAAGGCTTCCACGGTCCGAAGATGATCATCTGCGGGACGTGCGTGTTCTCCCGCTCCGACCTGACCAACTCCAAGCTGGCGCAGGTCTACGAAGCGTTCGACGGCGCCTACGACGAACTGGCCGAAGCCGACGAGTCCACCGACTTGCAGTCGATCCTCGACTCGCTCGTTGCCTCCGTGCAAGAGGTCGCCGACGAGTACCGCTCCGCAGCCGACGAATACTTCTCCGGTGGCGGACCGAACGCCGAGAAGGCCGACGAAGTCGAATCGTGTGTCGACGAACTCGACTCGATCGACGTTCCCGAACTCGTGTCGTTCGAACAGCACTGCATCGACGCCGAGGAAGAACAGTCCGAGCGACAGTGGCGCGACTGGATCCAAGAACAGATCGACACCTTCCGCGGTGACATCGAGAACGCCGACTCGCTATGACGTACCGATCCATCATGGTCCTCGTCGAGATCGACGACACCGTCTCCCAAGGCGACGAGTTCGAAACGCTGATGGCCGACGTCCAGAACTGCGTCGAGATGTTCCACGACCCGGCCATCAAGCGGACCAAGGTCACGGAGATCACGTCATGAGGTGCGCGTACTCAGCGATCGACGACTCGATCGTGCTGACCTACTCCAACCTCGACGACGGCGTGTGGCTGGAATGCGCCTGCGGCTGGACGACCAACCTCGGCTTCCGCGCCACCCCGCAGAAAGCGATGGAGGAAGTCGCAGCACACAAGGCGACGACCGCAGCCGATCAGATCTTGGAGATCGTCGCCGAGTTGTACGACTCTCCCGACAACGACCGCTACGGCTCGATCGTCGACCGGCTGATCGCCGCCGAAGACATCCGGCGGGCGACGTCATGAGAGCGGCAACGCTCACCACCGCGAAGCGTGTCGCTGCGGCAACCGGGCAGACGTTCCTGTTCGGCATCCGCGCCAGTGGCAGCGTGTTCGTGCACTGCGACGGCATCGAAGTCGACGGCAACTGGGACGGCTCCGTCCCGGCGCTCGCCACCGAGATCTCGCAACGCCTGCTCTCCGAACGTAGCAAAGCAACCCAGGCGGTCACCGCGGCCGACAAGAAACTGCGCGTGCTGGACGGTGCGGAATGACGACCGTGTCGCTCCCCGAGTGCCGCGGCCCACGCGACCTTCCCGAGGTCCGCGCCTGGCTCGCCAACCTGTACCGCCCCGAGTCGCGCTACACCGCAGCGATCGAACGAGGCGGACTGTCGACCGACTCCCGGTTCATCCGCGAGACACTGAACACCGCCCAACTGTGGTGGGTCACGAAAGAGACATGCGATCTGCTCGCCGCCTCCGCCCCGTCGATCCCCGACGACGTCGTCATGGACTGGAAAGACGTCCCGGTCCCGGCCGGGTTCGCCGTGTTCGACGAAGACCTGACCGGTTCCGATTCGTACACGGCCGGTGAACCGGTGCGTGTCTCGGCGATCATGTGGGGACCGGTCGAACTCCCACCGATCGGCGGCATGCGCCTCCCGCTCCCCGGCGGCAAGGTGCTCGCCGACAAACCGGGCCGCATCGGCCTCGGCATCGGGATGTGGACACGCGCCGATCTCGGTCAAGGGATCAACGGGAAAGAGATGGCGATCCACGCCGGGACGTTCTCCGCGCTCGCCGACCACATGCCCCTGTTGTCCACCGGGACGCCCGGCTCAACTCACGTCATCAAGGGCAGCCTGTTCACCTACATCGGGCGGACCGACTGGCTCGACGGCCGACCGATCAACGAAGTCACCCCCGGCGCACCTCTCGGTAGCTACAACGCCCAGCAGTCGATGACCGAGGACCGCAAGCTGATCACCGCCCTGTGGGCGATCACCCGCACCCCGATCGTCTCCCTCGTCCAAGAACACGTCCACCGGTCCACCGCCCGCCGCGCCAAGCGCAAGGGATTCGATCCTGCGGTGCGTGTGTTGACGCTCCACGGCCCGCGCCTCGACCAGGGTACCACCGAGGCCCACGGCACCGGCACGAGGGACTGGCAGCATTCCTGGGTCGTGTCGCCGCACTGGCGGTGGCAGCCGTTCGGCCCCGGCCGCACCCAACGCCGCCTGATCCTGATCGGCGCCTACAAGAAAGGCCCCGACGACAAACCGTTGCTCGGCGGCGAACGAGTCTGGCGTGTCGTCCCTCCGCACGGCGCACCGACGGTGGCGCAATGACCCCGCTGTTCGCCCTCCTGTACATCGCACTGGCCGTCACGTTCGGTGGCTGGTGGTGGCTCGCTGCCGTGCTGATGACGATCGCGTGGGTCGGCGGCAAGATCGCCGACATCCGTCTCGCCTACTGGCAGGAACGCCTCCGCGAGGTTTCCTCTGATACTCCGATATACTCGCCCCAAGACCCAGACCAAGAAAGTTAGGAACCAACCATGTGGATCATCTCCGACAAAGGCTTCGTGAGCCTCGTGCAACACGACACCGACCCTGAACTCATCCGAGCACGAGCACGGCGCAAAGCCCACCTGCTCGACACGTTCGACCTGACCGAAGACGAGATCATCGACTACGGCCCGAACCCGCCGGACTACCGCTGGCACGCCAACGTTCCCCGTGAGGATGTCGCCGAGGCGATCTCCGACTCGATCATGAACATGTCGTACACGTCGCACGTCAAAGAGTCCGTGTCCGGCAACGACCGCCAGATGTACCGGGCGATGATGTCGACCTGGAACGCGTTCTACGAACTGCAACGCCCGCCGCGCACCGACGGTGACTGGTGGACGAGCCGCTTCGAAGACATCGAAGACGACGACGCTGTTGGCCCCGACGAGTACGACCGAATGTTCCCATCGGCTCGCCAGGATCGTCTTGAAACGATCCTCGGCCGGGCACGCCAGGGCACGGGCCGCAACCGTGGCGGCATGCGCCGCAACCCACGGGACGGCGACGACTGGTGGCGGACACCGGCCAAGCCTCGCGACGACGGCAAGGCCGACAAGCCGTTGGAAGAGTTGACCGGCAGCCTCGCTGACCGCATGCTCCAGTCCGCCGGGCGCCTCGACCAGACGCCTCCCGCCACCGAACACGACGACCTGTTGGCTCCACCGCCGAAGAAGGCCGCGAAGAAGATCCCACCGCCACCGGCCACACCCAAGGCCAAGTCATGAGCGCCCGAGACGAGTTCCGCCCGGCGAGTGCTGATGGCACCTGCACCGAAGCGGTGTGGGGACCGATGTGCGACGAGATCGACCGGTTGCGCGCCGAGATGTCCAAGCCGGTGCCGCAGCCGAACAGCCAGGGAATGACGCCGTGGGAAAGCGGGTATGCCGCTCGGTGTGCCGAACTGTACGAGGCGTTGAAGTGAGCGCCTACGACGAGTATCACCACCTGACCGGCAACAAGTTCCGCACTGGCGCCCTCGGTGCCGTGGACTGCGACCGGGCGATGGACGAGATCGACCGGTTGCGCGCCTGGAAGGCCGACGCCACCCAGGTCATCGAGAGGTGGGAACGGTGCGCCGATGCAGTGGAGCAGATGGGCTACGCCGGTCCTCTCGGCGGGTACAAGTCCGATCACGTCCTGGCAACCCTCGGGCAGTTGCACGCCACCCAACACGTCGACCGCGACGCGATGATCGGCCAACTCGTCCTCGACGTTGATGCCGCCAACGACCGCGCCAACCGGTGGGCGTACAAGATGACGCTGCTCGTCGGCTGGGTGAAGAACAACTGCACCCCCGAACAGGTCACCGCAGCCCGCGCTGCGAGCCTCGCAGACCAATGAACGCATGTCCGTGGTGCGGTAGCCCGCACTGGCCGCAGCGGTACCGGCTGGTCCACGGACGCCCCCGCTCCTGGGTGCTCCGCGTCAACAAACGCAGAGTCAAGATCAACCACTCGGCCAAGAGCCTCGGCACGTACGGCCTCGCCGCCAACGGTCGCCCGTACATGCGCCGCCCGGCGTCACGCACCACCGCTCACTGCGCCCACCCATTCCATGATCAAGTCACAGCCGATCCCGAGCCGCCTCGTGTGATCCCCCCGAGAGTCCACAACCCG